GATAATAGCGATAAAAACGCCGCCTTACTTGCTGATAACGGCCTAGGTAGTGCAAACCTTGATATAGATAGATCGTCTGCAGGAAAAGGGTTTAAGCTTAGAAGTTTAGATGGTCAATTATGGGAGATTACAGTTCTTAATGACGGATCTCTTAATACGGAAAAGGTAGGATAACATGTTTAAAGATAAAATAGGAAGTGCTTCCTTTGTTTCATCTTCTGGACTTTTAACAGTTCAACCATCCGTTGTTACATTGGGCGGAGTTCAATTAGTTACTCCAACTTTGTCTTTTGATACAAGCTCATTAACTAGCTTTACTCCATATTTTCTATGGGTCTATTATAGCAATGGTGCTTTTAGCTTAGGAGTTTCATCTGATGAAGCAGGAACTGAGTTAGCTGCCTATAAAATGAAAAGGATTATTGGGTATTTTAGAACCAATGATTCCAATGCAGGAATTATGTCTGGCGCTATATGTGATGAATTTTCTGGAAGGCCAAGTGTTTTAATGGCCTCTTTTACAGGATCTTACTTTCATACTAGTAGTGGAAGTTATCAAACTATTGTATGGAATTATGCTTATCAGGATGACCTATGTGTATTAGATAAAACGACTGGAATTGCTACAATTAAAGATGCTGGTGAATACGCTAGTTCTGCACAAGTATACTGGTATGCTAATACTACTGGAATAAGACTAATAACTTACGATATAACTATTGGAGGCGCAAGCACATTACATAATGCAAGAACTTCTCCAATGAGCTATTCATCAAGTATGGCATCACAGACCCATTTTGAAGCTGTTAAGTTTGATGCCGGAGATACTATAAAAATTAACGCCTATCAGAGTAGTGGTGGAAGCTTAGCATTCTATACAGGAAGAGTGTACTCATCCTTCTCATTAACAAAAGTAAACTATGGTGGAAACCAACAATTAGAGAGATCTATATTAATTTCATAAGGAAATAGAATATGAGTTTAGTTAAAAATGGGATTAGTTTTGTAAAAAAAGATTTACTTCCCAATACTAAAAAACCTTTAGCTCCATCTGTAGATATTAGATTTGCACATATGGCATCTGAGGGTGACAAGAGTATTGATCTTTTAAATCTTGTAACCCCAGAAATTCTTTCTTCAAATGGTTTTGTTCAGGCTACAAATGAACAAATCCTAGGAGCAAAGCTTTCTGTTTTTCATAAAAACCTTACTTTAAGTAGTACGGCCAGGACTTTAATTCCATATAAAGACTGGAAGATAGTTGGTAATTATATACAGTTTGAAGGTGCTTTAAAAGAGTTTGGTGCTCTTGAAGGTGAGATCTTTTTTGGGACAGTACGAACAGCGCCGGCCGCAAACTCTGTTTTTGTTGACTCAAGAGATTTTAAGGTTACTGTAGAGGGTTTAGCAGGAGAACAGGTCCTAAATATTGGAATGCCTTTCAAGGTGAATGAAAATCCAAGCAATCAAGTTGGTGCTATTAAGGTTTATTCTGATGGAGTACTCCTTCTTAGAAATGTGAATAATGCTACTGCTGATGATTTCGCTGATGGAAACTATGAAGAGCTTGATTCTGGAAATGGATATGGGACTCAAATTAAATTAAATCAGCCTTTAAGTGAAGATACTGCTTTCGTTATAGAAGGTGGTAAGATGCTAGGAAGTGCAGATGTTCAAGTATGGGGTGGTATTGAAAAATTAACTGGAGCCATAATTAAACTTGCGCAAGAACAAGCCTACAATTTTTATGGTAGCGATGATATTAGTAATATCCTAGATGCTTCTCCTCAGGAAATTGAAAGAAGAGGATTTGGGGATTTGTTAAAAAGTATTGAAACTAAACTATCTCAAGTTATTCTAGACAATAGAATCCAAAGATTCTTAGGATATAAATTGTCAAACCAGTCTATAGCAGCTAATACCCAGGAAACAATTGTTGATATGGGGGCTACAGTTGATAACTACAATGCATTTAATGGTAATGATGGTCTAAAGATAGCTTTTGATGGATATTTACATGTAAACATGTACACTTTAATGTTAGGAGCTTGGGCATACAATGAAGCGAAGCATACCTATCTGGCCATTTATAGAGGTGGAACTTTATATAATAGAATACAAATTATGTATGATAGGCACTATGGAGCCACTTCAGCCACAAATTACTACTTTCCAATGAAGGCAGATATGGGTAATTTGGCAGTTAATAAAGATGATGTGATTAAGTTAGAGGTTTATCTTGGTCAAGCCAAAACATTGTATGCAGGATCTTCTTCTTACAATAGATTCGCCTTAACTGTAACACCTAATAAAGTAATAGAGGGGTACTAATGTTTAATAGAATTGATGAGTTAACATCTAATTTACTTATAAATAGCAGTGGTAGAATAAACCAAAGAACATCTGGTGGATCTTCATATCCAGTAACTTTGACTACATCCTATGATTACTATTGTGATAGATGGATAACAAGAAAAACAGGGTCGAGCTCAGGATTAACTGTAACGTACTCCCCTAGATCAACTTACGAAGGCAATTATTTTCACAGGTTTTCGTTCACATGGACGGGCGGAGTTGCAGGAATAAGTCATAGACAATATATAGAGGGTGGAAGATTTAAAAATAGAATTGGACAAAAGGTAAGCCTAAGTTTTAAGTGTAGATTCTCTGCCCCGGACATAACGAGTAGGATGGTCGTCGGATTAATCAATCCAACGGCTGAAGATGATTACACTACAACCGTTGATGTTGTTAGAGAAGATAATCTGGATATGTCATCAGTGGTTACTCCAAATGTTTGGTATGAGTACAAGATAGAAAATATTGAAGTAACAGAAGCTTTTGCGAATGGTTTAGGTTTGGATTTATGGGCAGGAACCCTTGACTCCGTAACTGATGATGGTGGTACTGTAGACTTTAAAGACCTAATGATTAACTTTGGAGAGAAGGCTTTGCCATGGACTGAATTGTTAGAGGAGTTTGAATGGATTATGTGTAGGAGATATACAACCTACATGAAGGTTTTCGCTGCTACCTCTGGATATGCTTTGGGCGGTGGATACTATCATTTTATGCAACCCATCCCTTCATATATGAGAGCTACGCCCACTATTAGCGGAATTACTGTGGCGACGTTTCTTACTGTGGCGGCAACTGGTGGAAACAGGGCGTTAGTTCAATCCACAACTGCAGCTACTACAGCAGGGTATCAGAATGCTTTATTGGATGCCGAAATTTACTAAGGAGATATAGATGTTACTTCAAGCTAAAAGTTTATTGGCTCAAAGATATGAAGATCAGGAAAACAATAAAGATATCGGATGCCTTGTTACGGATGTGAATACATTTTCGTACACAAGCGCAAGTGGTCCGATTACATTTTCTACTCCAGTTCATAACCCAGAGTTGCTGTATGATGAAACTACTGGAATTTACACATGCCCAATTAAAACCAGGCTGAATATTTACACCAAAATTCAGCCATCATTTACTGGTGGATATTGGTCGCTGTGTATTTATAGTAGCTTAGACGGTGGGACAACTTGGGGAGCTAAGAGATGGGGAGAGCAAATTACTCCTAATTTAGCTAATGAATTTTTAGTTGGAGACTGGATTAATGAAGGGGTTGAAGCTGGAGAAATGTTGAGGCCTTGGATTATTTACATGGGTGGAACCGCAGGAACCATTACAAGGATAACATCTGGTGCTTTAAGGCATGAATTAAGAATACAGAAAGCGTTGTCTCAATTTTAATAGCAGGAGATATAAATGAAGACTAAACAAGCTGTAGAGAACAAGAACTATCTTCCTAATGGTGGGTTTAGATTCTCTCAAAAATATGTGAATACATCAGTTGCTATTCCAACTAATTATACTTCATTTGTTGGGATGGATTTTGGAAGATGTGCTAGGGGTGGAACTTATACTAGTCCTCTTTTTAATAGAGTTGATTATAGTGAAGATACTGAATATGAAAATGGATTTGTAAAAAAAAGATATACGGGAGTACTTCAAGGTTTACCTACTGACTCTTCATACTCACTACAATATCAGCACCGTGTTCCGAGTATACTAGCGAAGAATGTATCCAATCGAAGAATGTATTATAGCCTTTATCATGCGACATATAATTGTACAACCTTAAACATTACTGTATATAAAGCAAATGCAAAGGATGATCTAAGTGACATCACCTCGTTCTTTAGTCAAGATATTACTATTGCTGGAGATGGAACATGGGCAAGGGAAGAAGTTGCAATTGACTTTCCAGATGTGAGTGACGGCTATATTGTAAGGGTACTGGCCACTAACGGGAGTACATCTACTACCAATTATTTTTACTTCTCGACTTGTATGCTTAATCCAACACCTAATGCTCGTTTTGTAGAATATGATTCATATGAAAAAGAGTATGACTTATGTCAGTTGTTTTATCAAAAAAGTTGTGATTTAGATGTTGCTCCGGCATCAGTAACTACAAGTGGAAATACAATGTATTGGGCTACCGTAACAACATCTGCTGGAAGTATTATGACCAGTATTTCATTCCCAAAAAGAATGTATAAGGCTCCAACACCACTAGTCTATAATCCAGGAACAGGTGCATCTGGATACTTTTTAAGTTCTGCAGGAACATCAGTGCTTGGGTATTATGCTTATATTAGTGCAGGTGGATTTACATTGGCTGGAGCATTAACGGCTGGACAGTATTGTAGATTTGTCTGGGAAGCAGATGGTACTATTTAATTTAGGAGAAGATATATGAGAATAACAGGTGATTTAGATCAAATAAGAAATAGATGGATGAATGGTCGTCTAGATGTTTTAAAAAGGGCTTGGACCTCAAGTGTGTCTGGAACTGGAACAGTAACTGGTTACTCAGGAGATAGAAATAGATTTGCAATAGGTGGCACGACATCGAAAACTATTACCTCTAGCAGTTATGCAGTGTCTGGATTTCCGAACTATTTTGCAAAATTAACATCTACTGCATCTGTTAGTATTGCTTCTGGTGATTGGGTTGAACCAATGACACAAGCTTTTGAGGGTGCTTATGTCTGGGATATGGAAGGATCAAAAGCAACAGCTGGGTTTTGGTTAGAAACTAATTTCTCAGGAACTCTGCCCCTGACACTACAACTTTTTAATGGTACAAACTATATGACATATACAACAACATTTGACGTTGTAAGTGGATTACAGTTTATATCAAAAGTCATAGACACTCTACCAGATGGGTACCTCGCTTATGCGTCTGGCTTTAGAATGTATGCATATATTGGAACTTCTGCTGGGTCTGACTACCATGCAACAGATCTTGAACTTAATACTTGGAATTCTTCTGTTTCAGCTATTTCTCATGCATCTTGCACACAATGGCATACAACAGCTTCAAACTATGTTGCTTTTGGTGAGATTCAACTTCGTAAAGGAGAACATACGGCAGAGTCTATGAAAATATACAATTATTCACATGGAAGTCTTATTGGTGAAGAAATGGCGTGTTTAAGATACTATCAAAGCAATTATTTTAGTATCCGTGCTGCTCCATCATCTAGCACATTGAAGACTACGGCGTATTATCAAACCCCAATGAGAGCAATACCAAGTATTGATACAACCTCAACATATGGAATATTAAACGTCGAAAGCTCCTTAAAAACTTCAGTTACAATTGTTGCAATAACGAACTATGGTGCAACTTATGGTACACTTTTATGTGATGCAGATTGGTAGTATTTTTTTAATTTGATTTTAGAAGATTTAGATATATAATTAGTTATACAAATAAGGAGAGATAAATATGAATGTTGCTATTATTAATAAAGAAAGTTTAAAAATTGTACACAAGTATGTTGGAGATGAGCCAGAACAATATAATTACGGTGGTCCATGGGGAAACAGTCAGACCCATGTACATGTAATGATACCTGAAGAAGTAACTTATCCGTCAGATACTGTTACTACATCTGAAACCTACCCCAATGAAAGCTGGATATCAGAAGATGGTATGACTACTGTTTACGAAGATCCATCAGATGAAACATATACTTATGTTCAAGGAGATATGGTTTTAGAATATAATATTGTTCAAGATTCAGAGTTGGCTAAGACAGCTCAAGTTCAAGCTCTGTATGACACAATGAATACTGAGGTATATGCTGAAATGAAAAATGTTTTTGGCACTAGTAATGCAGAGTCAGCTACTGCCTTCCATCAAACATGGAAAGAAATGCAAGAGAATCCAAATCTTTTTATCTTTCAAGGTATTGTTGATGATGATGGAAATGAACTTCAAACAACAGCCTCGGTTGCTGCCTATGTTGCTACTAGATTAGAAGCTGCTGCCAACTATGCTCTCTGGAGAATGAAGCGCATTGAACAATTTAGAACTGATCGTGCTGCTATTCTTGCTGCATAAGAAAAAGTCTTACATTTAAAGAATTATACAAAAGCCGCTTCTATAGCGGCTTTTTTAATGCTACAATAATCGCAGGAAAAAAGGAGAAAACATGAGAAAAATTTTCTATTTATTTATGTTAATGTTTTTATTGTCTTGTGGTCAACTACCTGTGGATACAGGAACTGCGCCGTGGGATGCTGGAATTAAGCTGTTACCATATACTATCTGCGGTAAACAGTATGTTGGTAAGGGTGGATGTGCCTTCAATGAATCGTCAGAGGACCTTGTAATCAAAACACCGTACAGTGGCACTGTATCTTTAATATCTGCAAACTGTAACTATGATTCAACCTTTTATTATGAGAATGTGAAAAATCTTTCATTCCCAATAGCAAAGTTGACGGAGTTAATGCCATCAGATGTTTCAACATGTACCTTTAATGTTAAGCTAAGACCAAGTAAGTTTGACAATACAATCAATGGCGATTTTATTTTATTTAAAGATAAGTCAGAAAAGTCTATCGTTGAATCATCTTTCTTTTTTAACCAAAAGGTCCAAGGAAAAGTTCTACCTATCCAAATAAAAGAGGGTGCGCCAAACAACTTTGATCTTGTTGTTAATACTGTAGAAGACTCGACTCTTTATATTAAAGGATGCAGTTACTATTTAGAAAAAGAAATACCACAAGGTCAGTCGACTATTACCCTTAAAGAACTTACAGGAAAAGACGAAATAGGAAAAGAAGACGAGTGTAATTATTCAATGTTCTTTGTAAGTAAAGAGAAGATGATTGATGCATATCTAATTTCTCTTGGCGTTTATAGTAATGATTATATTCAGCTAGGTGCTCCAACTATAAAATATAAGAAAGGAAGAACTTGTATTAAATATGATGATCCAGTGGCGATTGCTGTATTAAATGATAAGTATAAGCTAAATAAAGGATTACGAACCCACAAGCTATGTGTAGACAGTGACTATGTATCAGTCTTTACATCTACAGCTTCAGGTAGAATCTATTTTTCAATTGTTGATAAAGGAGAGGAAGTATGGCGTCCGAGGATATTCTAACAGAATCAGTTAGTGGAATTAGTGGAATTGTTGATGCTATTCAAGGCATTGCTGGATCTACAGGCCCAATGCTTATTATAAAAATTATTGGTATTGCTTTAGTTGCAATCTTTGGTGTCGTTGGTATGCTTATTCTAAAAGGGCAGAGTGAAAAGAAAAGGGAAGAGGACGCAAAGAAGGAAGAAGCTAAGCAGAAAGAAAAAGACACCCAAGACAATCAGGACAGAAATAAACAGACAGAGAAGGACTTTGATGATTTATGGAAGACGATAAAGGGTTAGGATTTAAGATGAAGCAGGCCTTGCTTACCGCAGGGTCTGTTATTCGGAAGATGGCATCTGAAGGAAAGACTATAGCTCCACCAGATGTTCAAGAGAAAAGATGGGCTATTTGTTTTGATTGTGACTACTTAATAGAGACATCTAATAGATGTAGGTCATGTGGATGTTTTATGAATCTAAAGGTGCCATTGTTGGCAGCTAGATGCTCGGAGGGCAAGTGGGATTAGTTTTACCAGCATTAAAAGATGAGAACTTTGCAGATGCGGAGGTGTTTTTATTTTACAAATGCTCATTGAATTGTGCTTTCTGTAAGCAACCACATAAGTCAGATGTAGGACTAACATTTGAATCGCTAGCTAAAAAGAAAGAAATATTAATGGATTTTTATAGAAACATCAAGGCAGAAAACGTACTGACGACTATACTTGGTGGGGAGACTTTTGATGACTCAATTTCAAATGAATTTCTTCTTGGCGTATTGGATCTCGTTGTTAACTCGGCGGATTACGGAAAGCTTTTAGGAAAGAATGTATCTTTTGATATGGCATCTAATCTGATATTTAAAAATTGGAAAAGAGTAAAGTATTTTATTGAGGCTATACGTTTGTGTGCACCTATGAAACTTGTTGTGTCATATGATTTAGCAGACAGGAATTTAACCGAAGAGCAGGAAGAAATATTTAAGGAAAATGAAAAGAATTTAGAGAGTTTAATTGACGGAGTTAATTTCGTTTTAACTAATAATACGATAACCCGGTTTTTAGATGGCGACATCCCGGCTTATTTTTACTACCTACTAGAAAAATATCCTGTTAATTTCAGTATAGTAAAGAATAATTTAGGTGTGTTTGGTGGAAGCGATTTTAAGAAACTTATTCCTAGTACAGGCCAACTACTATCCTTTGTAAGACTAGTAAAAGATCATCCAAAATTTTCAAAATTTAGTGTAATAAAAGAGTGGAAGGGAAGAGCTAATAAAGAAGTATCAGCAAGAATGGAGTGTGGAAAAGAAAGCCTAGTTGTAACTCCAGAGAATGACATTATGTCTTGTACTGAATCTAGAGTATGTAGGCCAGATGAGATGTTATTTGATTTAGCCTGTAAAAAACAATGTCTTAGTTGTGAGTACTTAAAGCATTGCTCTGTAGACTGTGCCTTAAAGGAACACTCAAAAGAAGAAGAGTGTTCCTATAGACAAATATACGATATTCTTAAAGAAATTGATTAAGAGTCGTTAGAGACTTCATTGACTTACAATTAAGATTGGTATGATTAGAGAAAGAGATTGTTTTATCTTCTGAATCTATTATAGTATATTTAGTTGCCATACTAAAAACTGTATTAGCACAACCATTACAATAATTGAAATACCTACAAGTTGTACATTCCTGTTTTAGAGGAACAACATATGCGTCCTTTGTTAATTGACGCATTTTATCAGCCATAGCCCCGCACTTATACTCTTCACCATCTGGATCCAAGGCAATGATGTGTTTGTAGCATTTTCCATGCAAGAATGGACATGCTCCTAGCAGTCTACCACCAACAATTAAGGAAGTATTTTCCTCATACTTTGAAAGCCCCTCTTCATAAACTCTTTCATAGAATTTAAAAAGCTCACCAGTTGTTAGAAGATCTCTACTTCTACCTGCATTATCAAGCGGAATAACTTTACAGATAGTTCCAAGATCTTTTGCTAATTTAATTGCATCTATACAGCCATCTAAGTTATCTCTAGAAGCTACTGTTATAAAGTGTGGCATATAACCAATTTCTTGCTTAAACTCTTGAAGCCAGAATGAAAACATTTCTTTAGTAAAGGGTTCACCTCTATCCTTAATGATTCTCGTTCCATCAGGCTGAAAAGAGGTAATAACTCCCACCTCTTTCTGCATAAATAATTCCTTCCATTTTTGAGGGTTCTCACAATAGTCCCAGAGATTAGTCGTTATAGATATCTGGGTATTAGGAGAAAATCTCCGAATGTCTTTGAGTATATCAAAGTAATACTTCGGATCCATCATTAATGGTTCACCTCCATTGACTATAATAGAATTAACATTATAGTCTAGTAGGTATTTTCTAATAGTGGAGACAGGAAGTTTATCGTTCCCTAAAGAATAAAGATGAGAAGAGCAAAAAGTACATGCAAAATTACATTTACCAGTGGGTTTGATTATTAGGTCAATAGACCCTTCTTGTTTTTTAGGAATATTAAAGAGACTATATTTAACAATCTCTACTAGCTCTGTTAAATTATACATTTATTCCGCCTTATATTTATTAAAAAAGTTTTTAAAAATGCAACCGCTAAGTGTTTTCTTTTTTAAATAGTCTTTATGGTTAAACATAACAAAGCATCCAAGTGGGCACCGTTTATAGAATTCACAACTAAGACAGCTATTTTGATTCATAAAAGATAGAATTATATTTTCATTTGATCTTTGGCAAATAGGAACTAAGTATCGATCATTATCAGAAATATCATATTTACACGCAATAACTTCTCCATTCGGGAGGACCGTAGATTTATTCGGACTTGCACATGATGTATGACTTACATTTCCATTTGATAGTGCGTCTATAAGTTCTATTTTAGGGGCAGTCACCTTTAGGTAGGTAAAGAAATTATACAGGTCTAGGTCAGATGGCATTAGCATTTCAGAAGCTGAATTAGGTGTATAATAATCTAATTGTATGTTGTAGTTAGAGTCATATAACCATTTAAATGTTTCATCACCTTTAATAATATGACCTATGGTTTCTGAGGTCATAACTACAGTGACTCCATCAATCCTTTTGTCATAAGCTAGAAGTGTTCCTATAAAGTCCTTATTTAACTCAGAGGTCTCATTTGGATAATACGATGTAGACAGTTTAACTCTAGAACTTTCTTTATTTAAATTATCTAGAAACTCTGTAATCATTTTTACTGACTCAGAATCATTTCTTTCTAGGTTTGTTACAACAACAAAGTCGATTAGTTTTCCTGGGTTTTTGTTTATTATACTTTCAATAATATTCCCATAAACATCTAAACGCTCTTGAAAGCTCTCAAAAGAAGGGTCAAAGAGCTCTCCACCCAGTAGACTAATTTTAAACCTGTTTATTTCTTTTGGTGCTTTTTCAATGGTTCTATTGATTGAATTAAGTATTGTTTGTGTTTCAATTTCGCTAGATGAGTCACGACCTTGATAACAGAAGTGGCACCCTTTAGTGCAATACTGTGTAAGGCAAACTTCTATCTCATAATCATTTTTTATTTTCATTCCAAGTAATTGTCTAGCCATTGATTTCATTGTCAAATTCTCCAACACCATAAAGGAAACGTATAACATTTAAAGAACAAAGCCTACTGGCATCCATATAGTCAAAATAGGCTAAATGTGATGTAGTTCCATGGTCACATTTAAGGAGTGAGTGGAAGTCAGCTTTTTCTATGTCTAGCTTCAGTGCTTCTATTGGAATCTCACTGTGACTCATACCTGTAACCCATGAAAGAAAAACTCCGACCTTTGTAAGATTTACATCATTAAGTTCGTAGTTAATTAAGTCTTTAACTTCACCATTAAATAATCCCAAACTTCCATATGGACCATTGTAGTGTTTTATAAGATCGTAATAAATAGAGCCTAGCTGTTGTTCCCTCCATCTATTAAAACAATCCTGGATGTCTTCAGAGATATCAGGAGGATCGCACAGCAATTGATGCTCAAAAGTATAAGGGTTAAGACTTTCCTCTAAAAGCTCTTCGCCATAAAGTAATTCATTATATAGAGATATAGCGTCTTCTCTATTCATCCCCCTATAGTTTTTTCTATAAAAATCTAAAAAATAGGCATTTAAAAGATCTCTATAGCTAAGATCTTGATCGCATAGATAATATGTTTTATCGACAATAGAGTGAAGGATTTTACAGAATGACTTAGTGTCTGCAACTATCCATTCAGCCCAAAAGTCTACGTCATTTACCTTTTGATAGTCGAACATTTCTTGAGTGTTAGAAAAAATATAACAAGGCTCTAACTCGCCAAAAGGTCTAACCTTCAGGTTGCTTTTCTTTTGCTCTTCTGTGTAACGCTCATCAATAAGAATATAAGACTCATTATGAGGTATAGAGGGGAAGGCCTCTGTCCAACAGAGGTATCTTATATTGTCAATCTGTATCATGTTTGCTCCTACATACTCATTAAGCCAGTATAAACCTGGAATAATGAAAAGTCATTAGCAGTGAGAAAGTTATATAAAGAATTATTTTTATAGATTGGAGTTAGAAATTTTTCTTTATTTACTTCTTTAGAAATACCTTTAATCGATATATATAGCTCAACAAAATCATCGAGTAACAAAACGCCGATACCATTATATATAAGCGTATCTTTTTCATCCAATTCTTCATAAACTGTAACTCCTGTTAGATCTAAGGACTCTGCAATGTCACTTTCCATTAGGGCAATAGCCAGTGGTATTTCTCTAATCAATTGGCCTAAAGCATCGATTCTAGTCTTGTTGAACTCATAGACATAGTTGATATTGTCATCTAAATGGTTAGCTACCAGTGCTGTAGCAATGATGTCATCAAGCTCAGCAATAGGTTCTATTAGGCATTTAGTTCCCATGTAGGCATGAATGAGCTCCGCCATCTCTTCTTTTGAAACATTATCATAGTTCTCTAACTTAATTTTTAATCCAAGATTAGTGACATAGTTCATGAAATCTCTACTTTTTAATTCAGAGTTTTCATAATCTATAGCGAGAGTTTCATTTTTACTATCTTCACTATCCATGAGTTTTAAGAGTTCATCTACTTCTAAAGGAAGGATCATCTTCTACTCCTAGAGTGACAGTTACTATGACATTTACTATAACAATTAGTATGGCAGTAATAGTATACACTTGTTGTTAAGGTCTCGCGATTTGTTACCCAGTTACTTTTAAGGTTTGAAATTAAAGTATTGAAGCTAGATATATAGGCTGGAATATCTTCATCTACTCCGGCAGCCTCATTGATTGCTTCTATTCCTGCGTAGGCAGCAGTATTAAGTCCTGTTTTTAATCCAGACACAACTCTCCATTGTGCACTAGAACTCCACCCTGTAGTTCCTACAGCATAGGCTGTTCCTTCATTGACAATATTAGCACTTGGACTAAATAGAGCATAGTTTGTACTATCATATTCTACTAAAAGTGGAGTATCTACATAGTACTTCCCTGACTGTCTTTTATAGAGAACATGTCTTAATTTTCTGGCTCTTGTATATGTCTTGCACCATGACTCAAAGCTTTGAGCAAAGTCCTGAGCAGAAACAGCTTCAGTATCTAGTTCTGATGTAGTTGGGCCTAGCACATTAGATGAATAGTCTAACCATTGGTAAGGAAAGTAAACACCTGTAGGATAGGACTGTCTGTGCCATAAATAGTGAGTCTTTACATAGTTTGTGACATTATTTAAGAACTCTTGTACCGTTCTTGCTTTTGAAATTTTTTCTCTAGAAATAGTCATGATCTTACTCCGCTATAATACTATCTTTTTTAAAAGTGCTGGACTTGGTAATTTCTCTAACAGTTTATATAGAGACTTTGGAGAATAACACTCATCGTCATAAGTAAGTTGATAGCAGTCACCATTACAGCGGTCTAGATATTCACACTGCATACACTTACTTACTTGCTCTTTTATAATCTCATTTTTTCTAAGAGGAGCTTTTAGGACATCTTCAAACGAGTTATTAATTGAGCCAAAAATAACCTTATGAGCAGAGTTAGGGCATCCAGAGATAGATCCATTAGCATTAATTGTCATTACTCTCTGGGCGCATTCTCGACTTCTACAGCCTGTAAAAGAACCAAACACATAAGGATAGAGGATAGAAGATAGATAATTATTCTTTATATCAGTATATATTCCTGTTTCCACAGTGTCATTATACATATCTAATGTGTATTTATCCACTTCAGCACTTGTGGGAATTATTCTATTAAAATTCAAAGCGTTTCCTGACTTTGTAATTCTTTCAAATAGAATTGCATCAAACCCTATTGATTTGGCGAACTTAATAATATCTATAGCTTTTGTCTCTGTCACAAGACGTTTAGACATAGAGACAATTAAGGTATTACTTGCCCCTTCGATATCATTAATAAAATCAACATTTTCACGCCATGTATCATATATTTCTCGTGTATGAAATCTTAAATCATAGTCCCAAGATGTTCCCATGCCACCATTTTTAGCAAGAATAGTCAGCAGCTGTTTTCTGTCATCATCTAGTTGCATTGATAGGTTACTTTGAATACCCCATCTAATGTCTGTTTCCATTTCATTAATAGCCGTATAGGTATAAAACATATCCAATGGATCTGCCAAAAGTGGCTCTCCACCATGAAAAGAGATGTCTATTAGGTCAAATTTACCATCCATTTGTTTGATAAACTCAACCGTTTTATCTTTATTAAATGTATTTAAAAAGTTGCTTAATTTGACACCTTCTTCACCGTTATAACAGTGATGACAGTTAAGGTTGCAAAACTCTGTAGTTTTCAGATATATCATTAATTCTTTTTTACAGAGAGACAGATTACACATACTAGTTCCATTGAGTTTGTTTTTCTACTTGCACCTTAAGTTCGTCTAGGGTTGTAGATAAAGTTTCAACCTTTGTTTCTAAAACAGAAATAGCTAGAGCATTTTCTTCAAACAATGCTTTTACTTGATTGAGTGTCAGCATTTTATTCTGAATATCTGCAACATGGAGTAATGCATTTTCTAGGTCTTTAATTCGGCCTTCAAGCTCAGAAGTACTCTCAGCGTAATACTCATATGCATATCCTGAAAAAGCCTCTGAGAATGATAACTCAGCGTTATTATTTAAATATGAAATGTCAACAGTATTGTATTTTTCATCTCCGTTACTATTTACAATAGAGATAATTTTGGAGTTAGATGTCTTCATTGTTAAAAGAACATTGGCAGGAGCAGAGATGTTAATTGCATGTTTAGTGATCATTATATTATCCTTTTTATCAGTGATAAGTGTATTATATTTTACCTAGGATAGAATGTCTAAGCTAAAAATACCCTGGCTTAGGATCTTTTTCCACTGGTGGATTAGTCTCCTCCTCCAGAGATAGAAGGGCCTTTAATTTTTCACACTTTTTTTTGAAAGCCATATTGCTTAAATTAATCTGCTCTTCTTTTAGTCCTAGTAACGATGCTAGAAAAGGCTTAAAGTCTATACTGCTGCTATTTGACGGGCCATAATTCTTATAGCCATAGCGCCTAGCTATTCTATTAAAAACCTCTTCTTTGTGTCTTATCATATAGTCTGCCATAATAACTCCATAAAAAAGGGAGATCTTTCGACCTCCCCCTTAATTAGTTTAATTTACTTTTCAGAAAATTAAGCAGCAGCTTGTTCTTTTTCAAAAGCTGCTTTAATGATTTTTACCAAAGCAAAAATGCGAGCAAGAATCATTTGTGCATCTTCTTCAGAGAAGTTCTTGAACTCAGAAGGAATTTGATTCATATTGGCAAAGCCATTTTTGATAGTTTCAAATTTCATACCAAGATTAACAAGTTCAGCAATTACTGTAGATGTTTCAAAGTTTTTTGACATGTTTACAGCAGATTGTGCAAGTAGTTCAACAGCATCGAGTAGTTCGATAAATTCTTTCATTCCAGTTGTTTCAGCCATGATAAGCTCCTTTAAAATTTTGTTAGTTTCCGACTTTCGTCATAGTTATTATAGTATATTTTTTCTCTTCAATCAAGAAGAGCCCCATTATTACTGAATCTCAACGCTTACACGTGTTGAGTTTTCTTTATAAACGATCTTCATAGATAGAAGTCCGTTCTCTACTTTTGCATCCTCAATAGAAATAGTATGATTCAACTTTCTATTGAGGTCAATAATATAGTGAACATTTTCTATAAATTCATCTTCACCTTTTGATGTTACTTCAATAGTGTGGCCATCAAGAGTTACTGAGACATCTTTTTTTGCATGACCAGGGATGTCAATAAATAAATAGTCACCCTTAAATCGATACCCTTTATTCTGAGCTAATAAAGATGAGAGTCCAGTGAAGGGGTCATCAAAAACAGAAGGACTTTTCTTATCCCATTTCCATGAATCACCACCGATGACAGCAAGTTTTTGTAGATCATTAAATAAGCTTTTCATTACTTTCTCCTTGTTATATTTTTTTTCTTATAGATGTAATATGTGTCTAGAAAAAGAAATGTCAAGAGTCTTGTGACAAATTTTCTACAACTTTTCTAAGTTCATTCATAGAAAGTGACAAGGATCCACCAGGATCAACCTTTCTTCCTGGAGAAACCTCACAGTGTCCGACAATGTTTTCAATCTTAAATACTTCTGGGTTTTGTTTATACAGCCAGACTAGAAGATCAATAAGAGACTTCTCTTGTTCTTTTGTAAACTTATGAAAGTACTCACCATTAATCTCTCTAACCTCTTCTTTATTTAGTGTTTTTCCAAACCAAGTCTTATAGTAGAGGGGAGGATTTGCTTCGCTATCAACAGCTTCAACCTTGCCCGCAGAAACTACTTCTATCCCAATGAATTTATCATTTAATGTTTTGACATTTTCATAGTCAATCCAAGTACTTCTACCGGCATGATAGCCCCAGTTACTTAAAACAAAATCCTGATAGACTTCACCTTTTCTATCAATCAAGAAATAAAGAAAGCGGGAATTACGTGCATGATCCATGAGACCACTTACGCTGTTCCCGCTAGCTGTGTAATGAACTACAGCCCCTTCTGGATACCCCTTTTTGTATGTGCCTTGATAGACCATACCTCTACCCTTATGGACAGCTGGAGGATAGTAGTTAACTGTCACCTTAGGTTGTTCTAGTGTATCAGATTCACCTGGAATATAGTTTGGAGGAGGAACAATTCCAGGATCCGTTCTTCGTTCTTCTAAAGCAGAACTTGAAATAGGAGATGTATCTTTTTCTTTCTTTTTATCTAATCCAAAAAGTTTTTTTAAACAATTCATATTATATTCCAAATAAAAAAGCAGACCCCAAAGAATATGGGGCCTGCGTAACAAAGGAGGAAACCAACTCCAACATATACCACTTGAACGCATACAGTATTTTGGATACTGAGGTGGGGAGCTAATTTACTTAATTATAGAAAGATAATTTTAAGATGTAAATACTTTTTTATAAGATTTCACATTTTCCACCCGAACAAGCAGCTTCACCTGTTAGGTCAGTCATATCATCAATCTCAATAACCTCAGTAAGATCAATTGGGTTAAGATATGTTAAGAATCTTTCATAATCTTCTTTTGAAATCTCTTCAAAAGGCATTTGCTTATAAACCTTGTTGTCTTTAGGGAGAACACTAAGGCCAGTGTAATAGTCTTTATTTTCCCACATCCAAGATGTCACCTTATCCCATTCATCCTCACCGATATATACCGTAGCTGATATATTATTAGTGTTACTTCCTCGGTTGTGACCGGGTAGAATCCAGGATAAGTAATATCTTTTAATTCTCTCTAGGTAATCAATGGGGCCTTCTGTAGTAGAAAGAATTGCTCCATCTGGTGCTTTCATTGGAACAGCTAGAACACTTTGTCTCTCTGGATCAAAAAAGTCATCTTCAATTAGATTAGGTACCTTTTTAAGTAAATAATCATGGATAGGCTCATCTTTGCCAATACGAATACGTCTTAAAAAGTATTCTGCAAACCAGGATCCGATACCAGAAGAAGTTCCAAGAACTGCTGATGTAGTTCCTGCTGGTTTTAAAACAGTGCATCTAGCGGCTGGATTTACACCAATGAGTTCTGCGAGTTCGGCATTAGTCTCATTAGCTATCTTTGCGCCTTGAGCTACATCTATACCTTTAAGTTCTAGATTATTTGAGCCAATCCCTGTCATGGAGACACCAATAAGCCCGTCTCTTTCTGTGTTTCTTTTCCATACATCTCTGAGATAGTGAAAGTCAGTAAAAGTAGATTGAAGAGTAGAGATAACAGACAACGATCTACACATCTCATTATAATCCTCTTGGGATTCAATTGATGCAGCATTTCCTTCAACTAAATTACAGAATGTAAAAGGGCGAAGAGAGGCTTCAGCACACGGATTTACAAGCATTTCTGGATCATTTGAAAGTAGAAAGCCAGGCTCACCACATCCACTAGCTCTTACACGCTCCATAAAAGCTTTAAATTCATCTTCTTTAATCTTGTGTCGAAGAATAACTGCAGAGTTATTCGCTAGTTGTCTTTGAGGATTTGAGATATACCAGTCACCAGATTTAGCAGCAAGCATCTCGTTGTCATCCATATCGAATAAGGATATAGTAGCAGCACGTCTAATACCACCTGCCCTTACTGCGTTCGCAATATGACAGTTGATGTCATGTACTTCAATAGGACGAAGCTGTTCACCATTCTCTTTTCTCTCAAGCATAAGCTCAATAACATGAAGACAATGTTTTAATGGCTCTGGCCCTGGAGCTTTACCCCCAGATGTTTTTAGTGGAGTTCCTTTTGCCCTAATAGATCTAAAATCAAAAATAGGTTTAGATTTTCCATTAAGATAGGCTTCAATTAGAGCTTTAACTGCATCTGACCAACCTTCAATAGTGTCGTTGATTAAAAATCTACGATTTTTAGTTGGTTTATTAATTGGAGGAAGTTTTTCTACATGTCGTTTCTGGACACTAAAGCCGACTCCAGTTCCACCTAAAAGCAGAAACATAATTTCTGAAAAGGCTTTATAGTGGTCCATAGGTAGAGCAGCACAATTGAATATTCTTGAAGGACATGTTTCAATAGCGGCTCCAGAAAACTGCAATGCCCTCATACTAGGAAGCCCCTTCATTGAATAAACCATTGAATAGGCTTGATTGATGTACTTAATTACTTCGGGCTTATTTCTATATTTAGCGATCATCATCTTAAGATTTCTATCAATAATCTCATCGTAGATTTCTCTTCTTTTTTCATGAGGCATATATCTAGAATATTTTGTAAAAATAATAATCTTACTTAATAAGTCTCTTCCGATTTTACTTAAATCTTGTTCTTCCATTAGTTTGAACTCCCAATTTTGCCTTCCTTACGATTAGAAAGAGAAGTTAAAACATTAAAGTCATCAGTACTGACTTCATTATAAGTAGTCACTACATTAGCAATACTAACTAGCTGAACAGGAAGTTTATCTCCAGGAGAGATAGTATATGGCTCATTATATGGATTAATTAAGTTAACGAAAATTTCTCCTGTATATCCGGGATCAATAACGCCTGCTCTAAGTTTCAAGGGAGTCTTTACAATACTACCTCTTTCCATTAAAAGACCTACAGTATTTGGTGGAAGAACGACTCTAACGCCAGTAGATAGAAGTTTTTTCTCCCATACTTCTTTAACTAGAGTGACGGCAGTGTCGCCTGTATAATAGAGATCAAGACCTACTGACTCTCCATTATATGCAGGACCATAGGTTTCGACGTTATTCTCTGACAAAATCTTTTTGAGTTTGTCGTCTAAATGCATAGCAATACCAGCTAATGAATTCATGTTGAAAGCTCCTTATGTAAAAATAGAAAAATAAAAAAGAAATTAGAAATGGTTAATTAGATCTAATAACTCACTTTGGAGATCAGATTTTAACCTAAAAGTGTAAGACTTTGCAAGGTCTATTGTAGAAAAAAATACATCTGCTTTGACTAAATTATCTGGCATCAATGTAAGAAAAAGAACGTCAGCAAACCATTCTTTTTTATAAGTATCTGTAAGGAACTGATCATTGGCACTTTTTATTTTAAGTAAACTAAATTCTATTGTTCCATCTTCTGATATATCTACAGTAAAATTAGGTATTTGGTTTTTTTTATAATGTTTTGATAGTAAAGTAAGGAAATGTCTTGATGTATCTTCTGTTCCATGTGCAAGAGGTTTGCAAATACCACCATCTATCTTTTGTCTACTAGAGTAAACTACAGATATAATCTTAACTCTTTCATAAAGAAAATCGATGGAGATATTCATTAAGACACCTTTAACTAAGTATTAATAGAGACTTTACTTTCTAATATTTTTTCTTGAACTGCATAGTTAAAAACACTTTGCCATTCATCATCGCTTTCGATCTTTATTAGATCGTTCATATTGAGAAAGCTAGATAATGGATTAGCATGTTTTTCAATCCAGATAGAATTAAATTCGTTGTTTATAAAGACGATATATCTGTCTGGGTTAAATTTGTTCCCACCATCAATTATGGCTAACAAATAATAGCCAGTAGAGTTGCCGTACTTATCAGGCAACTCTCTGACATTGGCTATTGGGCTTCTATAGGAGATCTTATAGTTAAGCATTAAACGTCTTTACATTAAATTTTTCTAGTTCTGCTACAAGTTCTCTTTCTTCTGAGGTAGACATAACTGATCCACCACCAGCAAAATGAAGTTGGCCACATGAAAGACATCTATATAAAACTATTTTTTCGACAACACCCTTCAGTTGAGTGTGGATAGACATAGTTCTTCCATTATATTTTGAAACATTAACTTCTTCAAAAAGAGTGCACTCACAATCTTTTGCACAACACGTATTTAGTCTGACCATTCTTGTTCTCCAACAGTCTTAATAGATTTACCATCAATTACTCCACTTTCATTTGCTCCAGCAGTATATGGATTGACAGATGTATCATAAGTATAAAAAGTATTAGATGATTTCATAAGTTTTAATCCTTTAAATTTTGGAGAAAAGGATCTACAACTGTCTGAAAAATTAACTATCTCTTTTTTTATTAGACAATAGCCTTGATTATCTTTTGCGTCACCAATTAGATCTAAGTCATGACTATATGACTTACAAAAGCTACATAGTGTTAGCCCTACATTTTCATTTTCAACCATATTGAAAAAGTCTGCAGGTCTTACATTATCATCATCAATTAAGATGAGCTTACTTTTCTTCTTGAATAGGCTCTTTATCCACTTGATCATTTTTTTCATCCTTTTTATCTTTGATATTAAGAGAAGACTGATTTCCTTCATCATCAATAACAAGTTCTTTATTGTTTTTACTATCCTTAAACTTCATCATAGGTTACCCTTTTGTAAATTTCCTTCTTTTGCAATCTGTTTTATTATCACAGTATTTACAGATTTGAGATGATTGCAATGTAGGGATATTATGTCTTAGCTTTTTTGCTATGTCAATAAGTATCCTTCTAGATTGCATTATATAGTCCCCACTAATTTTAGCAGTTAATATGTTTATTCCATCATTTTTATTATAAGAAATATTATGTAGGACTGGAATACTATTTAGATTGTAGAAAGACCAGACAGTAGAAATAAAGGAAGAAAATAATAAAAGAAAATCATCCTTATCGTCTACATCATTTCTTATGAAGAAAAAATTTCTCGTACCATCATATTCAGTAAAAATAGCCGGAATTGTATCTGTAAAAGTTATACCAGATGACGTTTGGATATCTATAGGTAAAAACGACGTTGCAGTCATAGAGTTCTTATAAGTGTCATGCATTAGCAATGATTTAGCGGCTAAATACGCTATACCTTTAGAACCACGTTTTAATTTAGGTTTAATAGAGTTATTAAAGACGCCATTCAAAACCTCTTGTTTAATTGGTCCACCTCTGTTTTTGGTCCACAGAGCTAGTCCTTCAATAGATTTTGAAATAGCGTCATAGTGTTCATCGTCAAGATGGTTATAGTCTAGCTTATTTCTGTATAAAACTTCACACAATTGTTTGCGTTCTAGTTCTGATGCAGAAAAAACCATAACTAACTCCTCTGCTGACGATTACTGTTATTTAAAGTATAAGAATTGTTATTTGTTTTGGCCTTCTTATCCTCTTGTCTAAGACTTCTTATCTTTTCAATATCATCTTTAACGACAGAGAATGGGACAGGAACAAACCTTGATTGTTCAGTGTAGAAATCAAAATATAATTCACCTTTAAACTCATTAATTTTATTCTTACCAAAAATCATTTCAATTCTTGGAGCCTTATAGGCTCTACCAAATTTATCTGTTCTATTAAAGAAGACTTCGGCCATATCTCTTTTTTCATGCAGCTCATTGTATAGATGGCAAATTAAATTGGCATCATATTCCATAGCGGCAGATTCAGAGATAGAACCATTATCTGGTTTACCACCAAGAGCTGAGCCTTTAGTGTATTCCATAGTACAAACTATTGGCATTTCAAATTCTTTAGAGATATCTTTAATTCCATTAGAAAGAAGTTTAAATCTAATTCTTTCCTCTTTATTTGCAAAATCTCTAAGTCTATGAAAGTTGTCAAGAAAGCCGACTATGTCCCTATCGGGGTAGTTCGTTTTATAGTACTTAATAAGGCTTCTTAGATAGTCTAAGGTAGGAGCACCTTCACCTTCTCCACCTTTAATGATAAGTCTATTTGAAGACACAAGTTCTCTTAATTTTCCATAAGCATATTTACGGGCTTCCATAATCTGCTTTGAATTAGAATAATCATGAGGTTGTTTTATCATATTCAAGGTTATATCAGGCATAATTTCTTGTGCCTTAATACATACGATTCTATTAGTAAATTGTTTAACAGTATCGTCTATGGTATGAAAAAGTACAGTTACCTTATCGTTCTCATCATCAGAAGCTAATCTTTCAGCTAAGTTTGCCATAATGGCTGTCTTTCCAACGTTGGCACGACCACCAATAACTAAAAGAGTTGATCTCCAATCACCTTTTACAGCATTAGTGAATTCATTCCAACCAGAAAAGTTATAGTAATGAGTATTAGAATCGCCTTCCTCTTCCTCTCTTTCAATAACATCAATATCTTTTAAGTAAGAGGCAGCGCTAAAACATTCATCATTATAACTTTTAGCTAGGCCATCCAACTCTTTTTCGGCCTTTGTAATAGAGGCTCTCCATTCAGTCGGAGATGTCCTTAGGTCTGCAATCAATGAAGAAATTACAACTTGTTGATCTTGAGCTTTTTTAGCATCAGCTTGATCAAGAATTTGACTAACTTCATCCTTAATTGCATTAACTGAAATACCAATTTTATTAGAAAGAATTTTACACATTTCTTCTCTAATAATTGGTGAAATCTCTGTAGCAATATGTGGAACTACTTCTTTTCTAATTAGCTCTACATCTACTTCATCGTCATACTTATTTAGTTTCCATTCAAAAGGAGTCCACCTTCTTAATGTACTAAATGCTTGAGCTCCATAAGTTCTTAGATATTCATCAGGATCTTTACCTTCAGGAAGCAAGATAATATGAACATTGAACTCACGATGCTGCGCAAATTTAGAAAGTATCTTATCAATACTTTCAACTCCCTTAGCATCTCCATCCATACAAAGACAAATGTCTGTTTTTCCAAGCTTAAGAAGCTCAATTACATGGTATTCTGTAAAAGCAATACCACATACACAAGCTGCGTTTTCAAGGCCATTTTGAACACTGGCCTCAACATCACCGCAACCTTCCATAATATAAACAGGTCCAGCACCTTTTTTTGCATTATGGATATTATAAAGTCTTTTAGACTTTTCATAAATAGGACACTTAGTTGCTGTATTTTGATACTTAGCAACATCTTTATTATCTTTCGACCATAAAAGGTTTCTAGCACTAAAACCACAAGGACGACCATATTCATCGCATACAGTAAAAATTAAATTATTTTCACTAAATAAAGCTGGACGCAACAGGTCTATACTTTCGAGAAATGATACTGAGTAGCCTTTACTTTTCATAAAAGCCTTATACTTATCAAAAGAATCAACACTTCCAATAAGCCTTGAATTTGAGCCTTCTACAGACCATCCACGATTCACCATTTCTTCGTGTGCCGCAGGACTAGTATGGGTAGAAACATATCCCGCAGCATGTTTATAGGCATTAAACATTTCTTGCCTATATTTTTCTTCTTCAGTAGGCTCTTCCATCTGGACATCAATACCAAATTTATCAGCCAAATAAAGAACAGTGTCCTTAATAAAATCAGGACCAGATGAAGGCTTTCCTTCTAAGAAGGCACAAGCATCAAAAATATCACCGGTAGCATTACAACTAAAACATCTCCATTGTGTAAACCTGCTATGAGGGTTAACACTACAAGATGGCTTCTCATCATCATGATCTGGATGAATACAACTAAAGTTCTGTCGTGTATTAATTCCAGACATTTCAAGATAATCAACAAGTTTAAGCTTTAATTGCTCAACTACATCGTCAAAATTTTTAACCCTGCTCATTCTCCTCATCCCCTTCCGTTATCACTGGAATTTCTTCTAGATCATCAGTATCTATGTTCCAGCACAATCTTTTATAGTCACAATAACTACAGTGAAAATCTGTAATTTTACATTTACCAGTTATATGAGCCTTATAAGCTGAGTCTGATATATCTCCACGATTTTTTAATACCTCTACTCTTTCATCAGATGGGTAGAGTGTAAATTCTCGAGGAGGCTTAATATCATTATCAATATATGAAGCCATTCTAATATATCTGTTTAATATGCTATGCATTGTAATACGAGAATCTTTTAAGTTATTAATAAAGATAGACCCATCTTCATTCACATGAATATTAAATTCATACATATCACTTTTATCTCTAGAGACATAATATAGTTTGAATCCGTCAATTCTATCAAACTCGTTCCAGCAATACAATGCGGCCTGCATTAAATTTTCATCTTTTGGTCTACCAGGAATCCAAATTTTATTGGCCCCTCTACCAGAAGAATGACCAGCAATTTGCTTGTTAGCATAGTATCCATAAAAAGACTTTAATTCAACACCTATTGGGCTTCCATTTACTTTCAGAATAACATCGTATTCACCTGAAATGTTCCTTTCTTTATTTTCCCATTTAAGCGAATTATTCTCCCAAATCCCCATCTGTTTCCAGATTTCAACCATTGCATTCTCTATCTGGCGACCTAGTTCAAAAATAATTTGAGACTTAGGTGAAGGTGGATCTGTTACTTCATAACCTTTATGCCTATAGTAAACTGCTCTATGGCATTTTCCCATAATACACTGTTCACCATATTCATTAATATACTCAGCACTAGCCTCAGAGGGCCAAAATGTACCCTTACTTTTAGATCTAAATTGTGAACGTCCCATCCACTTCAATGTTGCATCTTTTAAATTGATGCTATTTATAAAACTACCGCGTTCAGCCATAAAAAACTCCTTGTAATATGATCCCAAAAAAAATATAATTTTATTATGAGAAGAACAAAAATAAACGAAACTGATTCAGAAAAAATTAAGACTTTAATCATGACGACTTTATACTCTCGTCAGGAGTTAGTCAATCACTTTAATAATAAATACTCATTAAATCAGGTTTCTAACTTTATAAAGAAGCAACCTGATAGCATTAAGAAAAAAATAAGAAAAGAAAACTCAAGAGGCAATTCAATTATGAAAAAGCTTCTAAAAGAAATTTTTCCTCAATATAAAATTGAAGAAGAGTTTTCAGTGGGTCAGCGATTGAGATTAGACTTATATATTGGTGAACCCTTAAATATAGGGTTTGAATTTGATGGGAAACAACATTCTGAATATACACCTGGATTTCACAATAGCTTTCAGGATTTTGCTGACGCTAAACAGAAGGATAAATTAAAAGAAGAGCTTTGTGCAGGCAGAGGAATTAACCTAGTCAGAATATCATATAAAGAAGATCTAACTATAGATTTATTGAAACAAAAAATAAATGAAGTTGGCCAAGGCTCAGGTAAAATTAAAGATGGCTATAAAACTTCAAAAGAAAAGCGAAGAGAAGAGCGTAAAAGATTCTCTCAATTAAAAAGACAGAAACAAAAAGAGTTTAAAGAAACTAAACAATATCAAGATCTTAAAGAAAGGCAAAAAGAATATGCAAAACAAGTTAGAGAACGAGCAAAAGCCCTTAGAAAGTCTAGAAAGCAATCTGGAACCGATTAGTCCAATAAATGGTTATGCAGCTAGAGCAATGAAGACAAAAAGTGGTAAATTAACCGCAATGGTTTATCTTCCTGCTAAATTTAAAAACTACCAAAAAGAATACCTTGAGCAAATTGAATCTCAAATTAACACTAAGGATCCTTACGATTTTCCTTTGGAAGTAAAGCTAATATGCTATTTTGGTACTAAACGCAGAAAAGATATTCAAAATATGGGAAAATTAGAATTAGATATTTTAAATGAAAAGGTATATACAGATGACTCGCTTATACAAAAAGTCACGATTGAAAAACATTTTAGAAAAGACCAGCCCGGCTCAAAGCTTATCATCTATAAACTTCAAGAGCCTACCTTTTGAGGAAAAACTTCAAGTTATTTTTAAAAGACCAACCCTCAAGCACATATATAAAGAGTTCTTCTATCCTAACTGGCCATTACTACCAGAAAGGCTAGATAAATTAGTTGCCTCTCACCTCGAAGATCTACCAGATGAGGAAAGAGACAACTTTATAGACTTCATTCAGATTTTATCCAATAACCATTTAGAGCTAATCACCGCTGTTAAGAACAATCCGATTAACAACTCTCAAAGAGGTTTTATAAATATTAATTCAATATTTTCATATTTAATTTTACAGTATCTAGCAGATGATTCAAAACTTTTAAATCAAATCTATAGTGAAGAAGAACTATTAGATATTGCAGATACAGAAGAAATAGATACTTTTTCTAGTCTAAGTTCAAGAATAGACGGCAGCGTTCTAGATGAATTATTTGAAAGGATAAGAACTGAAGAATTAAATATCAGTGAGATATTAAGATGGCAAGGAAAGCCTAGGTATATTAATCACCTAGGCTTTGTGAAGCGTTTTCATCAGAGTGATGAACTCCAAGACCGCTCATAGCTTCTTGATAGTCCTTAATAACAACTTCATTTTCTTCAAGAATTTCTTCTCCAGATACCAAGTTTTTATTCATAAGAACTCTTTCTAAAGCCGCAACTTTAATGCCCATAGTCTGACTCATATGGTAGAGTGTAGTAATAGCTTTACCAATCTCAACATCATATGCTTCCAGTTCTTTCTTCAAATTTAATTGGACACCATCTGTTATTTCTTTAATGAGATCTGTAATATCAATTTCAGTCACTTTATTAGTATCCATATTCTCAGTACTCATTATTGTTCTCCTCTCTCAATTTTATCCACATTATCAAAGATATCATGGATAACTTTTGGTGACACACAGACTTCAAACTCTTTTGCTGCATGTTCAATTTTAATTACACCTGTAGCTGGCCCATAAAAATACTCATCTTCTAAATCTAACATGGTGCTATAAACACCCATTTCTTTAATCATCATAAAAAATCCTTAATTAAAACGTAAAACTTTTACTATTTCATCAACTCTATTATCACTAGATATAAATGCTATTTGTGAAGCAGCATCTCTTGCCGCTAATTCGACAGCCAATCCATCAGTTCCACATAAGGAACCATTACGAAATAATGGTTTGCTATTCCACGTATTAATTCCCCAATGGTGATAGTGGCCAAAAGCAACAAAATCATAGTTAAAAATGTCATTCCACCCTCCAAATTTAGACTTAGCGGAAGGTGTTTCTGCCTGTGGTGGTGCGGTATGCCTAATTAAACCTTTAAATCCACGAACATTTACAACTGAATATTTTTCTGTAGAAATATCAACCTTAACATCATCTTTTAAATCAGAGTTTTGAACAGCCAAATCAACAGCCATTCCTATTGCACTATCCCAAGAGCAACCAGGATCTTCAGAAAACTCTGATGACCTACCATGATTGCCAGGAACATACTTAATATTAATCTTCACATCACTTTCATTGTCTCTAAAAATCTTTTTTATTTTACGAACAAGTGTCATAATAGCAAAGATAACCATCTTAAATTGAACTGCTACTGGAGAGTCAATATGAAGACGTTGAGTTGAATATACAATATCATTATCAATAATATCACCAATAAACAACAAGTTAACATTTTCAATATCTTTAAGACATGAAAGAGATTTAACAAAATTGTTTATTTGTTCTGGGATTTCTTCTTGAATTCTCTTTATTCCTATTTCTGAGTTATAAAGGTATTTTCCTTCAGGGTCTTTAATTACTTTTCCAATATGCCAATCAGAAAAGACTAGTGAAAGATCTCTTTTTCCTGGCGTATAAACAATAGGATCAGTTTCTGCTACTGCCTCTGGAAGCTCTTTTTTTAAAATAGAAAACAGACTCAACATGTCTGTTATTAATGTTCTTGTGTCTTTTCTGGCTTGACTCTTTGATGCTACTGAAGGCTTAATGTTACTTTCAATATCAACCATTTCTTCTAGTTCATCTAACCCGTCTAGCTCTTCTTCAAACTCATCTAAAAATTCTTCTGCAGTATCAACGTCAAGATCAGTAAACTCAATCAATCTCTCCATGATATTTTCTAGCTTTTTACTCATTCGGTTACCTTTGTTAAGTGAGCTAAACGCTCTAGTTCTTTTAATGAGTTATAAGACGTATAAAACTTCTTATTTAACTCTAGGTGTAAATCAACAAAAATTCTAACAACAATTTGTTGATCTGTACACTCTTTTATAACATTAAATACTTTTTTCGCGTTATCATCACACTCTTTTAAAAAAAGATGAACCTCTTTAATTGGTTTTTGTTTTTCCATTGGAAAAGCCTCATACAAAAGTATTTTATATTTTTTTTGATCATCCTCTGTTTCTTCTTTATTAAAATCATCAACTTCTTCAACTTTTCCAACAATCTCTATAGGCTCACCAACTTTAATTAAATCTTTAACTTTTGGATAAAGATTTGGAAAGATAACAACCTCACACTGTCCAGTTAAATCCTGAAAACTAAAGAATGCCATATCTTGACCTTTCTTAGTTTTAATTACTTTTAACTCGACTGGAACACCTCCAACTCTAGGAAGTTGAACGCCTCCCAATTCATTAAGAGGTGTAAGTTCTAACAGTCTAGTTCTGTAATTATCGAGCGGATGATGAGAAACATAGAATCCCAAGAAAGAAAGCTCATCATTAGCCATCTCTCTTTGGGATAAGTTCTCAGTTTTAGGAAGAAATATAACCGGTGCTTTATCACTATTATTTAGTGAAAGTATAGGTTGGATGCTTGCTAGCATCTCCCCTCTATTCATAGCCATATTTACTCCTATAATGAATCTAGTGCACCAGCTCTAATAAGTGCATTTAACTTACCAGAATTGACTTTAGTTAGATTAATCCTTTTAATAAAATCAAAGAAGCTTTTAAAGACACCTTTAGCTCTTTCTTTTTGAATAACTCTTACCGCAACGTCACCTAATTCTTTTATGGCACCTAGACCAAAACGAATAGACTTACTCTCAGTAACAGGAGTATATTCTAGCCCACTCTCATTAACACAAGGAGGCAGAATAGTTAAACCATTATGTCTACAGTCATTCAAGTACTTAATAGTGTCATCTCTTTTACCCTGCCTTTCTGTCAATAGAGCTGACATGAATTCAACAGGATAGTGAGCTTTTAGATAGGCCGTCTTATAAGCCTTTAAAGCATAAGCTACAGCATGTGATTTATTAAAACCATAATCACTAAACTTTAAGAACATAGCCCAAACTTCTTTGGCAGATTTTTCTGATAAACCATTCTTCAAACATCCAGAAATAAAAGAAGACTCTTCTTTTTTCATCTTTTCTAAATCTTTTTTACCCATAGCCCTTCTCATTAAGTCAGCATCGGCAAGACTGAAGCCAGCTAGAACCTGAGTTAAAGCCATGAGCTGTTCTTGATAGATAATAACACCATAAGTTGGTTTAAGAATATTAATGACTTTTTCCATCATTGACTCTTCTTCAACTTCAATCATATATTTGATCTTACCTGATGTTTTAGATTCATAGTAATACTCTATGAATCCATTATCAAGAGGCCCGGGTCGATAAAGGCTTAAAACGTCAGCCATTTCTTCGATATTACTAGGGCTTAACTTCGTAGTAACAGAAATAAAGCCAGAGGTTCCACCTAGTTGAAATAATCCAGCAGAATTACCAGTAGCCATTAATTTATAAGTCTCTTCATCGTCTAGAGGAACTTCATCAATATTGAAATTAGGCGTATGCTTATGAATAAAGGATTCTGTATCACTTATAATCCTCTCAGTAGAAAGACCCAAAAGGTCAAACTTAATTAATCCAACTAATTCACAAATATCCATAGTATATTGTGTTGTAGGATTCTTAAATTTATCTAACATTAAAGGGCAATGATACATTAAAGGCTTGTCATCTGAAATCACATACCCAGAAGCATGTACACCGAATGACCTTGTTGTCTTTTCTAACTTTCTGGCAATCTCAAAAGCCTTTTTAAATTCTGGCTTAGAATTTACTACAGCCATAAAATCAGCAGAATAGCTATCACTTTTTGGATCACCAATAGTATTAAGAAAAACATTCTTTCCACGTTTCCCGTCTGGTATTGCTTTAGCTAAAGTATTAGCTGCTTGAATATCAATTCCTAACATTCTGCAGACATCTCTAATGGCTCCTTTTGCAGCCATTGTACCCAAGGTCATAATAGAAGCAACCTTGTCTTCTCCATACCTTTCTTCTAAATACTTCTTTACAAAGTCTCTTTTATCATCTTGGATATCACAATCAATATCTGGCATTGTAACTCGAAATGGATTTAAAAATCTCTCGAACATTAAGCCATACTTAATTGAATCTACTTCAGTAATTCTCATTAACCAGCAGACTAAACTGCCAGCAGCTGAGCCTCTGCCTTCACCAACTCGAATCTTATTCTTCTTACACCATACCAAAAAGTCTGCGACGATTAAAAAATATCCTGGAAACCCCATATCACAAATTACTTTGTATTCCATTTCCATTCTATCTTTATATTCTTGCATCTTCTCTTCTGGAATCTCGCCCTTTGAAACTCTATACTGAAACCCTTCTTCCATAAGATTTCTTAAATCTATCGAAGGATCATTTTCAGAATATTGAGGTAAGATATACTTTCTATTAAACTCAACTGGTTCACATCGTTTCCCTAGAGCAATAGCATTTTCTATGGCTTCAGGGACATCTGAGAAGAGCTTTCTCATCTCTTCTTCACTTTTTAAATAGTAGTCATTTGGGATTGAAACTCCCATCTTACCACCAGTAGCTAGTTTCATCATAATAGACCAAGCCTCATGGTCATTAGGTGATGCATAGTGGGCATCTCCACCCACAATTAAAGGAATATTATAAAGTTTTGAGGCTTTAATCGTAAGATCATTAGCTTCTTTTTCAAACTCAACATCTGGATGTCTTTGAAGTTCAAAATATATTTGACCATCAAGAACTTCCTTTAACCAAGATAGCTCTTCAAGGATTTGATCTTCCGAGATACCTTCTTTAAGTCTTCTACCAATAACACCGCTGATACATGCCGTAGTAAAAATCAGTCCTTCTTTATATTTTTCAATAAGCTCTTTATCTACTCTTGGTCTATTATATTTACCTACAACATGACCTATAGAGCATAGTGCTGAAAGATTTTTATAACCAGTTGTATTAGTCGCTAATGCTATAAAATGATATCTTTGATCATGGTCAGTATCCTTTAATGTACAAGCATAGTCCCATGTAATATAAAACTCGCAGCCAGGAATAACCTGTATCCCTTCTGCTGCGGCTTCATTAATTATTTTTGGCATATTAATCATGTTCCCATGATTTGTCACAGCGATCTTACTCATTCCAAGCTCTTTACATCTCGCTATAAGATCTTTTGTCTTCATCTGACCATCTAAAAGAGATAGGTCAGTATGTGTATGAATATGAATAAAATCACTCAAAATAAACCTCGCTTATCTTTACTTTTTCTTCTTACTAATTAAGTCAATAGTATGTTTTAAAAAGTCATCATACAGCGGAAACTCTTCTTTAATCTCTGCAAGAAGCTCATCAGCACTCTTTCCTATCTTTTTAAGGCCATACTCCATAACTTCATGATCACGAACCACCTTACGTCTCTTATTAACCTTTTTGATTTCGTTTAATACTTCCATATTCTCATAGTTTAACTTTGCCTTAAGAAAACGAGACATATCCGACATACTTGGCTCAGAATAAGTGCAGATAGGACATTGACATGAAGGAATATAATCAAGTTGAGATAAAATATCAGACCTATCTATATCCAACCCCTCAGCATTAATAGTATCTATATACCCTTTAAATTCAGCAATATATTTACTATAACGCTCAATGTTTCTTCCGTAATAGCCATCCTTATCGCTTTCACCTTCTTTAACATATTCTTCGTATCTTTTTATTTGCTCTTCATAATAGCCAAGAAGATAGTTACTTGCAGTAATATTATCGATATCAAGTTTTTCTGTATCACAAAAAACATGACCAGCTTGACATTCAACAAAGCCTAAGTCAGCATATGAGTCATCCCATCCAGTCTCAATTCTACCGCAAATATCACAAACAAAACTAGAGCTGCTTGAATTACTTACAAACCCTAATCGTTTTTTCATGAACACTCCTTAATAGTCATTGGGTTTAATCCCATATTAAATATTTTATTTTCGTATTTCTCTCCATCATACATTTCGCCTGAACCAGAAAAATAATACTTTGATTCTCTAATATAGAATTCACTATCGTCATCATTGTTTTCTCTAATAAATTCTTTAAACTCTGTTATTTGATCTTCTGTCATATATGCTTTAGCTATAACAAAAGATGAACTTGAACTATTACTTACGAACCCATTTCTTACTTTCATTTAAAACCTCTTTAATAGCTAATCTCACCATAATCAAAAAGAACTTTTTCTTTAATTCCAAGTTCTTCAAATCTTTTTTTAAGGGCTTTAATCTGGTCATTAATTGAGGTGTCTAATTCAACATCATACCCAACGATAACCACGTCTTCGCCTTCTATAGCATCAAAACCTAACTTTCTAAAGTGCTCTGCGATAACTTCACGAATATAATAGCTGTCTTCTACATCTACATCTCCAGTATCAATATCATATTCGTTTATGATTTTTTTTGCGTCATTATAGGTATCTAGAAAAGCACCAACCATACAAAAACTACTTGAGCTACTATTTGAAACAAATCCACTTCTTATTTTCATCCTTCATACCATCCTTGAGTCTCAAAGTAACATTTTTCTATATCAAGACCCTCTTTTTTTAGAGTTTCAACAATACCATTTTCAATTTCTTTTATAGTCTTGTTTCTGTCAAAATTTTGAGGGCAGATACCGATAAATTTATCATCCCATTCTCCTGTTTCTACATCTAGCCCTAGAGCAGAAATGCCATCGGAGTATCTAGGTTCACCATATTTTTCTCTTAACTTATTTAGTTCATCACTTTTAATTTCAACGCCAAAAATGCAAAAAGAACTTGAACTACTATTGCTAACAAAACCATTTCTTATTTTCATTTCTCTGTCCTTTCTGTATCTGTACTACAATAAACTTTTAGATTATCAGGAATATTTTCTGTGTTATTTATGGCTATCTGAGTCCCATAATAAGGGTAGATATTAGGAGGATAGGTAGTGATTTGGCATCCAAAATAAGAGTTTAACTTATCATATAGAGCTTTTGCCTCTAAATAAGATAGAGTTACTTTTACCTTGTCTTTAATTTCTAATGTATAGCTAGCTTCTAAATTAATAGACTCTGAGTAGTTTACAGCACTATCTCCATATAAATGAATGGAAGTTCCAGAATTAATTGATTCCATCTTTTTTATCCTTTTTTAATTTAGACTCTAAGTAGTTACTACAGCTATATCCGGCCTCTGTCATGGCAATATTACTTTCAACAACTTGCTTACAAAACCCAAGTTTAGCACTTCCAGAGATTGGATAACCAGCCTCTTTATGTCCTATCCAATGTGCACAATTTTTACATTTTTCTTTTTTCATAGTTGCACCTTTCTTACATCAATGTTATATTTTTTATATGAAAAACCTAATTATTTTATTCTTTTTATTTTTATTAGTTTCCTTTGATTACCCACGTGTCCCTATGCAGAACTATTCTCCAGGTGACATATGCACTATGTCTGATCCTGACTTCAAAGAATATAGGTATCCTGAAAGAATAGTTTACTGTCGTAGGAATGTATCAAAGCAGACTAAAACTCAAATCTATAACCTCTATAATATTCCTAAGGAAGATAGAGGGGACTATATAATTGATCATATAATCCCCCTATCTATCGGAGGTTCAAACTCCAAGGAAAATTTATGGCCCGAACACTATAGTATTCGAGACAGACTTAACCCAGTAGAATATGAATTATTTACTGAGTTGAGAGAGGGCAGAATTTATCAGAGCGAGGCAATTAATACCATGCTCAGATATAAATTTAATCTTGATTAGTACCGCTAAGTACTGCTTCTGTTGCTGCTGCTGATTTCAAATAATGAATCTTTTCAGCACAGTATTTTAGTCTTGCTTTAAAATCTTTTAAAGACTCATTGTACGATTTCACTTGAGCTGACTTATTCTCTTTAGTGTCTTGAATCATATCAAATAGTCTTAATACTTCTTCTTTTAACGTAGCTTCTGTGTATCCATCATAGATATTCTCCATTACCTGATATTCTTCAGCTGCTTTTGACTGTTTTGCCATAAGAACTCCTTAAAATAAAAAAAGGCCCAGGATAAACCTGAGCCCAATATTATATATAAAAAAGATTATTAATCAATCTCTTTTTTCTAAAATTAAATCAAACTTATTTTTAGCTTCATAAAAGTCATTTGGGGTAAAAGTAGGAAATCCTAGTCGATACCTTAATTCTAAATAGTTACAAGGCCAAACAGAACTAATCGCTTTAAATAATAGCCCAGAGCAGAACTCCTTGTCATTACTAGAAATATCCATTGAGTAGTTATAAGGTAGTCCCATTTTATCAATTAAAAAATTAATCATGTTAATAATGTCTGCCTTTTTCTCAGCACCAGAACAGTCATAACCTTTAGCTTTTAAGTACTCAAAATTAATACGAAGAACAGCATAATTATCTGTTTTCATAATTAAATTAGCAAGATGATTAATTCTTACACCATGAGTAGAGGCTTCAATTACTTCTTTATCATTAATCGCCATAGCACAATGCTTCCAGTAGCCAGGTATTAATCCAGTAGATAATTCACCTTCTGTTCTTGTAAGAATAATATCACCAGGAAGTAATTCTGCCGACACCCTCTCAACATCACTATAAAATGTTTCTTTTACTGAGTTAGGAGATCTTACTTTACTGATAACTTTAGACGCACCCCTAATACATGAAGTAATAGAATTAAAATAAAAACGCTTTAAAATATCCATCTTATTTACCCTCAGCTTTTAACTGTCTACGCATTTCTTTAAGATAATTTACGCCAGTACTTTTATTTGTGACTTCAGATCCAAAAGCTTGCCAGCTTTTTTTTAATGGATCTGCTTTATCTACTACACCTGATAATGACTGAGCTCTTCGCCCCTCTTTAGCTAGCGCCTTAGAGGCTGCTCCAAGTCCAGTCCTAATAGCTTTATTGGCATTTAATATGCTCATAATGAACCTCACTTGTCACCATAAGTATATTCCAAAGCCAATTATTGATCAAGCGTATCTTTTGATTGCGCTGCAGCAGAAGTAAAGTCAAATAAAACCTTACCTTCACTGTCAGTTTGATAGTCAGTAAAAATACATCTAGCTTTATCACCAAGAGCTAAATAAGGAAATTCTGTCCACTCCTTAGCTTCTTTCTTGGTTTTAGCCTTTTTCTTTTGAGTAAATAAGCAGAAATTTGCCCAAAGCACATCGTGACCTTCATTCATATATTCTTTAGTCACTTCCATAGCAGAAGTTAATATATCAGTGATATCTTCACGATGCTTACCTGTTTTAAGATGGACAATATCTACTAAATTATACATCTATTATTTCCCCTGTTTCTTCATCTACATTCTCTGGTGGAAGACCACTTTTAGCACGGATAATCTTCTCTTTTATCTCATTATAAACATCAGGGTTTTCAGCTAAATACTGCTTAGCTTTTTCACTTCCTTGACCTATATTTGAGCCATTATAAGAGATCCAAGCACCAGCTTTATTTATTATCTCATACTTAAGCCCAAGATTAAGAAGATCAGATGTTTTAGAGAAACCGTAACCAAAATCTACGTCTAACTCTACTGTTCCAAAAGGAGGGGCAACCTTATTCTTAATAATTTTAACCTTAGACTTTGCGCCTATAATCTGCTCTCCATCTTTAATCCATCCAGCTGGCCTTACATCATATCTTTGTGATGCATAAAATTTAAGAGCATTTCCACCTGTTGTCGTTTCAGGATTTCCAAACATCACACCAATTTTCATACGCAATTGATTGATGAAAATAACAGTACAATTGGAACGAGAAATAGAACCGGTCAATTTACGCAAAGCCTGACTCATAAGACGAGCCTGAAGTCCCATATGCGAATCCCCCATATCTCCTTCAAGCTCTGCACGAGGAGTAAGGGCTGCAACAGAGTCGACAATAAGAAGATCCACAGCTCCAGAACGTACCAACATATCAGTAATTTCAAGTGCTTGTTCACCACAATCAGGCTGAGAAATAATCATACTAGGAACATCAACTCCTAGCTTTGTAGCATAAGTAACGTCCAAAGCATGTTCTGCATCAACAAAGGCAACTTTCCCACCTTGTTGTTGAACATTAGACGCAATATGAAGAGTTAGAGTTGTCTTACCTGAAGATTCAGGCCCAAAAATTTCGATAATACGTCCTTTAGGGATAGCTTTTCCAGCCTCTAGGTCAATACCTAAGATTCCTGTACCCCAACATTCTACATCTTCATAGCAGTCTTCTGCACTCATACGCATTACTGAACCTTTACCAAACTGCTTTTCAATAGCAGCAAGAGCAATATCCAATGCTTTATCTCCACCTTCAGTTAAATCAGGTTTAGATTTCTTTTTAGCCATAAGGCCTCCTTATAAATGGCGGGAGCCGAAGGAGTCGAACCTCCTACACTAATCCGATCAACTACTAGCTGCTACGAGCATAGCTCCCATTTTTAAAATTCTTTGAAATTTTCTGAGATGTACTTATAAATTTTTCTTTTATTAATTTTTAAAAGAAAACATAAGTCTTGAAATGTAAGTGAAAGGGTGCCATATGGAATCGGGACACTATTATAAAGAAAGTCTTCCGCAGTCTTATAGTCTTCCCCTTCACTTATATAATAATCTGCCGCACAAGTATCTGAATCAGGATCCAAGTTTAAGTAATCTTTAATTGCTTGTCTTAAAATCGCTAATAGCAGTTCTTGTTCTGGCGAGATCATATTAAGATTCTTTATTCAATTTTGTGAAAGTTTTATAAACGATAGTATTTCCTACCACGTTTAAAATTTCATCAATTTTCAATTTTAAGAACTGACTAAAACCTGCCATTTCCATATAGTTTGGATTTCCAAAATTAGAGAAATAAACAGATCCTTTATCGTCAATCCCTACAGTAATACCTTTTACCAAATTAATGTCAATTTTTTGTTGCTCATCTTTAGTTTCTTGAACTGGAGCAGGAGCAGGCTCACTAGCAATTGGCTGAGAGATAGTTTTCTTTTTAGTCACAGCTTTTTTCTTAGAAATTCTTTTTTGTTCTGTACCTTCAAATACAGCATCCTCATCCACTTTTTTAACATTTTGAATCCCATCACGTCTGCTTTTCAAAATATTTTTAATTTCTTGATTTTCCATTATTGTAACTCCTATAAATTTGTTGGTTCACCAATCTTATATAACGTTCCATTTGACATCGCTATCATATTCACAAGTCTGATCTGCTCTTTAATTTTAAAGACCATATCTGTCCAAAAAGTAACTTGAGCTTCAAGCAATGCTTTTGCTGCAACTCTATCACCCATTGAACTATTAGCTATTTTATCCAATGTATCGGCCGAAGGCAAGACTTTTCTTGTACTATTATTTGCCATAAATTGAATTTTATCATTAACAGATTTATCATGAGTCATAATATATGAGGTTAAAAGCAGTTTTGATCTAGATAATAATCGATATGCTATGTTGACACTATTGGATAGGTCACTACAATACCTAACAACTCTAGCAGGATCTGCAGCTGGATCAATTTTTACAACCAACTCTTTGTGCCAATCATCATATGTCTTCTCAAAAGAAGTATAGGCTCTAACAACATTTGTTAAAGAGGTTCTAATTTGATCTGCAGACTCAATTAGTTGTCTAGCTTCTTCTTGAACCATTGTAGCTTGAGGATTACTGTTCTGAGTCATCTTCTACCTTCTTATCTTCATGAGGAAATTTAGAGCTTAGTTCGACATATCCACAATCTAGACATTCAGTAAAGCCATCAGGCCTTCTTTCTGTTTTAGTATTGGTACTCGAACATCTAGGGCAAATATACATAAAAAACCTCCTAGGTTCTAAATATACCAAGACCTTTTTCATAGGTCTCAATAAAATTATTTTCATTTTCTTCTGAATCTAAATCCAAGTAGAGTCTCTGAATTACAGATCCACAGCACTTTGGACAATACTCAGTATAGCCAGAATATAAAGAGAAACATGTACAGCATCTATGTAGCATATATTTTCTATGGGTATTATGGCCATAATATATTATGGAGTTAGCTAACTTCTTTGAATAATGAAAAACAACATAATTCATAAAAGCTTTTGTAAAAGAACCTAATAATCCACCCATAATCACCCGCTTAAATTAAAAGCATATTTTTCTAGCAATAATAATAAAGTCTTTAATTAATTTATCATATCCATCTTGGTCTGGATGAGGATCATGCAAGACCTCTTTTCCTTGTGCAATAACAGCATGCATAAAATCTCCTCTTGGAGAGTCAATACCACAGATAGCAGTTATACCAGTCTCAACAAACCAATCAGGCAAACCATTAGGACATTCATAAAATAAAGCATAAAACCCCATGGGTCCTAGCCATTTTTGAAAATTCTCAAACCACTCATTCCCTTTAAAGTCTGGGACATCACAAAGATTTTTATTAAAAAAGTAGCTAAACATGCCTGAAAACAATTTCCATCAGGATACCCAAATTTGTCTTGCATTACTCTTTTCATAAACTATTCTTCAACCTCTGCCTCAATAAAACAATTTGTTTTAATCCATGTATCTCTAGAGGTTTTTAGATAAGAAGTATTACGCAATTTTCCATCTATCAAAATTTCATTCTTGTCTTCTGTATGAAATTGTTTTATTGCAACACAATATGTATCAACAAATTGCCATAATTTAACTTTTCTGACTTCCTTTGGTCTTCTTAATAGTTTAAGTATAGGCTTGTCATGACTAGTACAAAGCTTTCCATCTTTAGTAAAAGTTTTACTAAATGAATCTCTTTTAATACAAAGTGGATAAAAACAATTCTCACTCTTTTGCAAAATATGTTCACCATTTAAAAGGTAACATTCTACAATATCACCAACCTGAAATTCAAATTCATTATTCATTTTGTTTCCCTATTAAAAATATTTAGATAAAATCGTAGTAGCCTTAGCAATAACTTCAGGCTCAAGAGAGCTCATCTTTCTACTAATTCCTTCATAAGCCTCAGTATAACCTAGCTTTAACATTAAGGTTGCCCAGATAGAAGCAATCGCCACGCCGACAGGATCATCAAATTCTAAAACAAGAGCATCTATCTTTTTATCTGGATTAGATATTTTAGATACATGGTATTTTTTATAAAATCCGCTATTACTCTTACTCATAATTATCTCCTATAAGTCTTTAATAATCAGTTCATTTGCACCAAATAACTCTGAAATTAAAGCCATATTATAAACATATGAAGCATGATATTCTAAATCATAAAGACCCTTCTTTTTTTCAGAGTCTGGATAAATACCAACTTTTCTTCTATCAGGAAGTCTAACCTCTACTACCTGACCATACATTTCGTTCAGCATCTCTTTTAGCGTTTTTAATGGCGGAAGGTCACCCTTTTTTACTGTGTCATTTTCTGCCATCATCCTATAGCGATCAACATTTTCTTTTAATTGATCAAAGAAGGTTCTTTTATTTTCAGGTGTCATAGATAATGTTGGAGAAATTACCTGCCCTTTAATTTTAGCAAAGTAAGACGCGGGCTTTAATCCGGTCTCACCAACCTCTAAAACATAATAAATTTTCTTAGGAATAGTGTTACTTTTTGGATCAAGAATTGTATAAGAACTAAACCCTAAAGAAGAGCAACATTTGCGTATGATTTCAGATGCCTCACCTGAGTCATTTACGATAAAAGTTAACATGTTTATCTCCAAAAAAATTAAGATGAAATATTTCCGCTCACATAAGAGTAAGCTTTTTTAGATAAATCAGAATCAGCATAATAGATTGTAGTTTGATATGTTTTAGATAATTCAGAAATAGCTTCTGGTAGGTCTATCGGTATAGCCTCATCTGTGTTTGTTATCAATACAGCCCTACCAAGATACCCTTCAACTTCAAAATTTAAAGGAAGCCTCCTTAGTCCACGCCTAATGATACTATTAGCACTATGAACTACAAGCTCTTTATCATCACTACTTTTTGCCTCTTTTAAAAATAAAGGAGTATTAAGAATTACGACTTCTTCACCATAGACAAAGTATGAGCAATAAATATGGGTATCACCGTCTTTATTAAATTCATAATACAAAATGTGAGGGATAGATAAATCTTCAACAAAAGAAGTAGAAACAAGTTTTTCAATTTCTTTAAGCTTCATTTTTACTTCATCTAAAATAGATAACATCTGTTTTTCTTTATTATTCATCTGTCCCTCAACATCTTATATTAATTATCCTTTAAGGATCTTTGGCATTGTACCTTTAACGTGGTCAACAATACCATACTTTTTAGCATCTTTAGCATTTAAATAAATGTTTTGATTATCTAAATAGCTTTTAAGTTGCGCTTGAGTAAGCTTAGAATGACTTTTTAAGAGAGCGGCCATTCTTTTTTCTAAGTCAGCAAAATGTTCTTTTTCTGACTCCCAATCTGCGACACCACCATAAACTCCACCCTTCATTCTGTGTATCATTACACTAGCATTGGGGGTTAAAAATCTATGGCCTGGCTCTCCAGCAGCTAAAAGGAGAACTCCGGCAGACATTACCTTACCATATCCAACTGTATAAATTGGAGTTTCTACAAAATTCATTACATCATAAATCGCAAACATGTCATAAGCAGATCCACCATAGGTGTTGATGTACATAGTAATTGGAATCTCAGGGTCTTCAGCACTAAGAGATAATAAATTCTTAGTTATGCTAGACACCAAAGACTCTCCAACCTCACCAGTAACAATAAGGCTTCGTGTTTTTGTCTCTGTTCCACCACCAAACAAGTCAAACCCTTGTAGGTAGTTTGCAGGCAACATTCCTTCCGCAGCCGCAGCAATCTCTTCCATTTGTTCTCCTTTCATTTTATGCATTCCTTGGCTTTGCTACCGGAACCCAAGCTTGAGTTACTGAAATAGCATTTTCAAGTAATACACTAATTAGATACATATCTTTTGCATCTAAGAAAATTGGCATAGAAGATCCGTCTTTTGATACGAACCATCTATAAGTTCCAGCTTTGTTTCCTTCAGAAACTTCCAACGTAGAGGATGGGCCATTATCAATTTTGTGAAATAGCTTAGCTGGAAAAGCTTTAGTTTTTAATTTAACTAAAATCTCTACTAGATCAGGCAAACCTAGCTTCATAACTAGTTTATTGTCCCAATCCATTCTTTTCCCTTCTTCGTCAAGGGCTTTTGCGATTTCAAGAAAGACGCAGCCTTCTTTAGTTCTTCCGTCTTCTAGCCTTGGAAGACTTAGTGACAACTGAAGCTGTACTGTTCTCTTGTGAAATCTTACTGGACATGGATAAAGCATTTTGTTCTCCTTCTATTGAATCTAAATAGGTATCTGGTAAGGCAGACATTAAACTTACTCCATTAAGAATAAGTCCAAGTCCGGCATCAGAACCATCACCTAAATAATATATTTTATTTAATTCTTTATAATCTGCTGTGTCTAAATCTATTTTTATCTTACTTATGCGTTGTCCAACCTTCATTAGAAGCTGACTTAACATCAAGATAGCATCAAAGTTATTTCGGCTATTTGTCATAATAGCAGAAACTGATTCTTTAATAATTTCAGACATTTGAGATGTGTGCAACATAGACAACTCCCCTTTTAATCGAACTATATTATCAATCTTTTACTGAAAAGCATAGTACTTATTTTCTAAAAAATAGGATATTATATAGGTGTCAGAGGAGGGAGGATATAATGAATTTAACAAAAAAGGACCTTGAAAGATACCCTAAGAAACAACTCAATCAATTACTAAAAATTATTAAATATGGAGAAGAAATTCTCAACATTGATATTCAGTTTATTAATGTTACTCCTGAAGATAATTTTGAAGCATACTATCTAAGTAAAAACGTCGTATCAAGTCCTATTATCAGAGTGGCTAAAAACCTTTCTACATTAAAAACAATTTTTGCCCTACTACATGAGCTTGGACATCATATAGACTTTATTAAACGGGGCGAGCCAGAAATAGAAACGGCTGCTTATGAGTACTATCCCGAAGATAATTTAAGTGAACCATGTCCTTCTGTATGTAAAGACGTTATTATCTATGTAGAAGAACAGGCCATAAAATACTCTATTGAATTAGCAGACTATCTTGGTCTAAGCTTACCACTGAAATCTTTTTACTATGACATAGAGTTAATGAGATTATCTCTCAGACATATTCTAGATCATGGTAGAATTACTAAAAGTGGAGCAAAGGATATAAAGGCTGAAGCTAAGCGACGCATCTCTTCAGAATATTTCTTAGACGTATAAACTCTTTATATCTTTTTCTTTCTTTATTTTTTATACACCAAGGCCTAAATGTAAATTCATCTCTAGTCTTTATTAACTTAGGTAAAGACTTTTCTTCTTCCATACTTAAAGGAATTGGTCTTAAAGTAAAAAACTCAGAGACAGGATCCCATTTAATTAATTCTGCAACACACTTATAATTTGAGCAGTAATAAAGCATATCCTTAATCTCTGCCCCATGCCTTAAACGCTTATCATTAACTGTAAACTTCTTCGGCCCTGTCTTTTTCTTTGTCATCATTAGTTCCTAACCATTGGTCATCATAAAGAATGCCATTAGTATTAAGACCTCTAATTCTATCTTTATCATCGTTATTTTTAAAGTCCCATAAAACTAATTGTTCAGGTTCTTTAAACTTTTTTTCTATTGTCATCTTATCACCCCTTCATTCTTCCATTTGTCCTGCCTACCCAAAATAGAGTAGGCAGGAATCCTGCTTTGACTGTAATGCCTTCAGATCAAACGGAACGCCAAAGCCTTTCGGTTTTGGCGGTTACATTAAAGCGAACATCTAGTAGTTTTTATAATGTTCTACTAGGTCTCTAAAAAGTGAAGCTTAAAATGGTAAGTCATCCTGCATAATCTCTGCTTCAGAGTTACTGTTTCTACTTAAAGGACTACCATTTCCTTGAGAATTAGTTGTATGATAAGCAGATAGAACAGCTGTAGAAAAATCAGCATGTGCATCTTTATCAATAAAATTAAAATCCGAATAATATTTATTATCTTTTTGACTTAATTTTGAAGGGAAAGCAACCCAGAGACCATTTTTACCATTCATGATCTTTACATTAAGCTTCAAGACTTTATCTAAAATAACTTGCCCCAAAGCAACTGTTGGGCCATTATTAACTGGAAAAAAACTTGCATCTGTAACTTGCATAAAATACTCCTTAACTGTATTTCTTTATTAATCTATTATAACTTTCGGGATTAACATATCTTAAATAAGACAAGTGTCCCATTAATCTTTGATCATCTTTAATTGATCTACCACTCTGAATAACCGAATGAATCCAACCTCTTAAAGAATTTCTTTTTTCTCTTCCAAGATTGCATCTAGTATTATTTACTGTAATACCAGTCACCTCTTGTCTATCGTATCTAGAACTTATAATCGTCTTTTTCTTTGTGAACTGAAAAGGGTCTAAACTTTTTTTTAAAGAGTGTATTATATCTTTTAGTTCATGCTTTTTCAACTCAGAATTGAAAGAGATTGTAAGATCATCCGCATAACGAGTATAATCTAAATCATCAAGCGCATAGCAATCTAAAAAGTCTTTAACCTTATTGTCAATCATCGCAGCACCGATTAAATTTGCCACTATAGGACTAGCTGGGCTTCCCTGAATTAATTTGTCCTTTAATGTTAAAAGTCTTACTACATCTATCAAGCTGCTATTATACTTAGATATAAAGTCTGAAAAGATAATAGACCTCTTAGAGATAAGATCATAAACATACTGACCTTTTATATTAGGAAAAAAATCTTTAATATCGATATTAATGACCCAATCTTTACCTAAATGCTTAGTTGCATTATCGACAATAGATTTTTGTTTAACAAATCCCATTATATGACTACTATTTAAGATGTCAGAAAAACCACTTTCAAGAATGTTAGAAATTTCTTTTTGATACTCTTTTAATTTATCAGAAGGGGCATAGATAACTCTATTTTTACCATTCTTTTTTAAAACAGTACTTTTAATATAAAAACAATTATTAAAACTCTGTGAGGTTGTCTGAATCCGATACATCTTGCCCATCGATAACTCCACCAAAATATTCAGCTATATTTAAAAAATAAGCCAAGAGAGATGATTGAAGTTTCTTTTCTGCTGAAACTCTATCCTCTTCTTCAAGGTCTAGGTCAGTTTCTTCTGTATAATTTTTTAAAAAATCTAAATTATAGGATCCAGGCAAGAAGTGAACAGTACAGTTTTGATTTTGAAAAAACTCTACTGGATCTCCATCTACAAGTAAAGTCAGATGTAATCTTGATGGTATTCCATAACGACTAACTGGTGAAGTATTCAGTGTCCCATCCGCATTCATTCCTAGATAATAATAATTTCTATCAAAAAAACAAACTGCATTTGTCCATATAACTCCATTAGATCTAAAATAGATTCCAACATTAAATCCATTAAAGGCATAGTGATGACATACCCCGCCAATCCTACTGTCATAAAAAATATCATAAAGAAATGATTCATCACCAAGATTTTCTAGGATAGAAATATCATTTCTTGTCTCAGACTCTAAAGGGTCTTCAAAAACTAAAGGCCTTATATATGACATACGAAACTCCACCTTACTTATTATCTATAAAAATTGGCGTTGAAACACCATTAATCCCAAAAGAAACACCATTTAAATTGGTCCATTCATTCTCAACTAAAACTCTAACAAAATTCATTACCATCATGGCTGCCATAGAATTGATAAATAAATTCTGTGATTCATCAATTCCAACATCTGCACAAGAACGAGTATCTACCGGATCGTTAGCAGGATCAGCTAGTTCAGGAAAGAGCTCGATACAAGACTTAAATGTCTGGAAGCCAGAATAACCTCTATTCTTTTCCCCAAGAATAACTTGACCACTACGTTTTTCATTTCCAGAATCTATCCAAGAGACAAGTCCAACTCTAGAGCGGAGAATTTCATTATGAATTAACCTTCTAGCATCATTACTGTCAGTACAAGAAATTATAATGGATCTACCATAATTAAGAGAAACCATATTTTTAGTAGACAAGTATTCATTTACAAACTTTATATCTACACCAAAAGCTGCAGAATATCTTTTTGCTAAAACCTCAGCCTTATACTTGCCTTGATCGCTAGTGATAAAGTTCTGTCTTAAAAGATTCTTTTCTTCTACTGTATCACCATCATAAAGAACGATATTGAGTTCGGCTTTCTTACTTACTCTAAGATAGTAAGCATATCGAGCCAGATCTCGTAAAACATATCCCCCTGTCCCGCCTAAACCAACAACAAAAACTGTTAGAGCAGGCATCCCATCTTCTTCTCTATCATAGCCTAAAGACTCTCCTAGTTTTGTTCTTATAGGAGCCACAGCAACAGTAGAAGTAGAAGGTTTAACAGGTATTTTAACTTCAGGAGCAACGGGTCTAGCCACAGTTACCTCTATTTTTGAACTTAACTCTTGCATTTTTACCTCTTTCTATTCTCCGTCAGGTTCTTCACAATAAACTTCCATATATTCGTGAAAAACATCAGGGGCTTCCTCATAATAATATGAGAAGATATTTGAAATTACTTTTCTATAATCACGATCTGTCCAATTATCGTTATTTGTATATTTGATCATGTCTACAATTTGATCACTACCTTCATAATACTTCATATTCGATGAATCATAACTATCATTATATCCATCATACGAACTTAGCTCCCCAGTATTAGGGTTAACTAGACTGTCATTTGGCCAATAATCATTAAGGTCGTCAAATGTTTCTCTTCCTGTAGTAGGAAAGTTGTATGTTCCTGGATAACGAGTTGGACCAGCTGTCACAGCGGGCTGGGTATACTTACTTATTGAATCTTTCCAATTAGTGGGAAATACAGCAGTTTTTTCTTTAACATCAAAAATGTCAGATCTATTTAAAAGAACTTCTCTTCCTTTTAAAACAAATCTATATTTTTCTTCAATTTGATCACTGCAAACCTTACCTAAAACACCATAAAACCTTGTACACTTTTCATCTCTATTATCAGTTCCAGAAAAGAAAGCAGGCATACTATTATGGCTGTGGATATCCATAACTAGAATATATCGAGAAGGATATAAAATATGTAAATCCTTGTCTCTATCATAGTTTACAGAAGCTTTAGATACTGTTTGCTTGGGTACTACAACCTGATATTCATTATTAGTTTTGTCATAATAAATTTGTATAAAGGCTTCTGAATCACCCATATCGTGAGCAATAGCTTGAAAAAAGCCTAAAATTTGATAAAAAATATCTTCAGGAATTTTAGGAAGAGAAAAATCTACAAAGGACCCCTTGTATTCTACAGGAAGGCCTGGGCGTAATTTTTCACCATCTTTTACTTCAAGAACTTTCGCAACAAAAGTTCCAATTGAATTCTTTTCTACATAGTAGTCACCGTCAGATTGAACTATATAATTAAAGAATGGATTAATAACTGTATCTTTTGATTCACCACAATGGTAGTTTATAACTGACTTTAAAAAATCTTCTTTTTTTCCCATGACTATTCTCCCGAGTTTCCTAACACTAGGCTACAGAAATTGTTTACTGAAAATCCAACTTTTGAACTTAGAGGAGAATGAATAAACTCCTCTGGATACTGATCTAGTGTCGCAATATATTTTAAATACTTGTCACAATAATCAAGACCTAACTTGTCACTTTTTATTCTATCTGTATCTGCCAATGGAGATCTATATAAATCATTATTAGATACCCCACCCCAAAAAGATTCAATCAAAGCTAAAGCATAAGTAATAGAATTTAAGGAATCCTCATTTCTATCTCTTGAATAACCCCAACAAATAGTTCCAGTATCATATACATTTGGAAAAAAGAACCGGTAAATTGGCTCTTTACCAGTTATTATAGGACCCTTAACCGTTCCAATTCTCATGTTCAAGGCAGATCTTCCAGACAATTGAGAGTTATGTAGGATTCCATAGACTAGTCTAGGAAGCATAATTTCAAGCTCGCCACAGTCGTAATGCTTTATTTTTCGTTTTCTTGGAGCTTCTTCAATTAAAACCATTTCTGAAGAACCTTTCTTCATATACCTCTTAATTTGCATGGTTGGAGGAGTATAAATAAGTCCACTATCCATCTCAACATTAGCCGCCAGAACCTTACCTAAATCAGCAATGTCAATTGACTTAGAAGTTACAGCAGCCATTCTATGGTGCTCTTTATATGTTAAGATTGCTGAGCTTTCATTTATTTCAATATTGCATAAACTCATGTTGTACTCCTGTCTGTATATAGGTAATAGCTAGATCTTAGTTGATTGGGAAAAGCACTAACCTTTCCTTCACCATCCTCTGCTAATTCAGCTGTAGTTTCAGTAACATTTTTAAAATTATTATTAGCATCCTTTATTACTGCATGAGTATCATGCCTTAATGCTTGAAGTAACGAATGCCGAATCATTGAAATATAGGCTTTTTTTATTCCTACATTCAGATTTTGTTTCATTTCATCTGTATTTATCTTTTGTAAGCCCTTAATGCATGGTTCATTAAGAACCTTATATACATTTACAAAATCAGCTCGAAGAGCAGAAGTCCATGTCTCCGTCTGAGTTAAAAAGTTAGGGATGATAAGAGTTGGAAAATGTTTCTTGTAATCATCACCATACATGAACTTAAGAAGTTTTTTACTTAATACATGAAGCTTATCTGGGCCAGTAATCATGTGGCTTTTATTTGGTAGAGTTCTATCCTCACTCCTCCAATAAGTAGGATCTCTTTGTGAAATTAAATTTCTTATCATAGCTCTTAATGAGACCATGTATCCAGTTAGACCTTTCTGTATGGATATTAACATACAATCAGAGTTTCTTTCTTTAGATACAGGAATAAAGGGCAAAGCTTTATTCATTAAAGCTTTAATGATTTTCCATAAAGCATCGCTTTTTATTCCTCTTTTTGCAGATAACAAACCTAGCGATCTTCCAAATGAATAATAATAAGAGATTAACAATTTATTTTGTACATCTTTACTCAAAACGTTATTTAACATATTATTCTCCTATTATATAAAATTACAGATTCCTGGAACGGCTTCAAGCCTTAGCAGCCTATGATAGATGTCTCTCATTCTTTTCTTTTGAAAGACTAGAGATGATTCACTATCTTTATATTTATCGATTATATCGAATAGGGTTATTTCACCCATTAATTTTTCTAGTTGTTGGCAGTCTGACACATCGGCCAGATCTGCCACTACTTTTGAGTACTCTAGAGGGATAATGTTTTCTAGCTCCTTACTCTCTTTTAATGAATTAAATAAAGTTAGACCTAATGACATAGTCCCTCCTAATTAATAATTTAAAATCCTTTAATACAAAAGGCTATAAAGTAAATAAATGTCTAAGGGTATTAACTACCCTTTAGTTCCGGCTTTCTTTGTGAAGACGTAGTTTCCGTCTTCATCTTCATAGCCTTCAGCAGATTCAAGACCTGGAAATACTACCTGAGCCCATTCTTTAGCTTCATCAATAGTCATACCGTCTTGTAGTGGAAGTTCTTGACCTTCAAAATAAAGTACACGTGCCATAGTTTCCTCCTTATAGCAACAAATATAGACACAACATTGTGTCATAAAATAACTAATTATAATCACCCCAAGGGGTGATCCTCCAGGATGACTGAAGACATCCTGAAGGATCCAAACATGTAAACGTTAACATCTCCTTCCGAACGATTAGTGAAGGATGAGATGTTTACGTTAACATGTTTGACAGTAGTAAGTATTTAAAAATAAGAAGATACTTCTTACTGTCATTAAATATAACTACAGATTTTTTTTAAAATAGAAAAAAACTTTTTCAGGAGGAGTTACCTCCTCCTGACCAAGTTTACAATTTTTACCAGCTACTGAAGGGTCCTGGGATTCATTCAGGAGAGATTGTTCACAATCATGATCTGAAAGGATTCCTGGTCCCTGAAAGTTAGCTGGTAAAAGAAATAATAAAATCTACTTAATTATAGATAGTTGAAACAACTAGCTTACAATTTTAAATAGATTTTTCAATTGATATGGAATGTTTGGTGAAACAATCTCTACGCCAGTATTTTGAGCCATAGGACGTACCAACTTAACCATCTTTGGATTTGCACTTACAAAAGTCCCGTAATCAACTTCACGTGTAGAATGAACACGATACACATTACGTGCTTTATGAAAATGAATAGATGGCTTTCTGTTTGTATAAACTTTCATAGTTCCATCTGGATTAACATTTCCATTTAACACAGAACAAATGTAAACATTTCCTGCATTGTCTTTTGCTTTACCGATAGCAATGTAGTTTCTTCCGCTTTTGCGAATTTGATAAACATCGCCTGTTTTAATTTTACTTCTACTTTCCATAAATTCTCCTTTGATATATAAAACTAGTAAGTCACCCTCTATTTTGACTTACTATTTTCTTTTATTAAACTAACAACTTCATTCATATTAGTTGGCGAATAGTCCCATGCTTCCACTGAAACACATACAGATCTTAAGTCTACATTAATTTTATTTTTAGAATGTGTATGTGCATGAATAACCCACTTATTGCCGTCCCAATATTGAGGTCTTTTATCATGAAATTTATCTGCTAGATAATACTCTCTTCTAAATTTTTTAGGAAATAACAGGGATTTAATGGAAGTCTTAATTTGATACCAAAACGACCTTTTAGGGAAGTGAGACAATCTAAAATTAATTCCACCATAAGCTAGGCATACTTCATTTACCACTAAATCATATCCTTGATTAATAGCATTAACTATGCCGCTCACTTTGTCATGATTCCCCTTTACAAGGATCTTTTTACCATTTAATTTGCTATTAATTTCTTTTATTTCCGTTTTCTTTAAATAAGAAAAAGCGTGATCACCTAAAATAAAAACAATATCATCTTTCTTTACCTTTTTATTCCACTGATAAATTAAAACATCATGCATTTCTTTTAGGTTAATAAAGGGTCTATTTGCATAATCGATAATGGCTTCATGTCCAAAATGACAATCACCAATTACAAAAATGTCTAAATGCTTTAGTCCCATTGATAATCCTCTGGCTCATAATCTTGCCAACCTTCAAAATCATCTTCATCAGGAATAGTTCTTTCCTCTTCTTTTTCTTTTTTCTTAATAACTCGGTTATCTATTTCTTCCATCTCTTTTAATTGCTCTGGACTCAAACTAGACATTCCAGGAGGAATAATAAAAACAGGAACTTCTTTCCCGCCGATTATTTCATATTTTACTTTTACCCCATCTGCACAAACAGAAATTTTATTTGTCATAAAAGATTCCCTTAATAATAGTTTTAACTATAAGACGATATTTATAAACGTGTTTTTTACATAAATTACAATATGCAACATTGTTGTCTTTAAGTATAGCAAAACACTCATGACATAGCCCTATCATGTTAGAATCACAATACTTATTGAATACTTTTCCAAGAAGAATATTAAACATCCTTATCATAAAAAACTCCAGTTTCTATTAACCCTAAAAGGGTCAGGCGGCCAGCAGGTATCCGTCTCGGGTACCGGTTTTGGATCTGGCCACCTGGTAAATTACTATCCCCTGAAACCTTCCCGTCTATAGACGGGAGGGGATGTGATTCCTGGTGGAATGCTGGGGAGGGTGATCGATTAGTGATACCCGTACAAGCATTCCTGAAGGAATCACTTACCCTGTTTCAGGGGAATGTAATTTACATAATACTAAAAAGTAAAAAATATCTAAATGTTTACATTTATCCTAAAATTTTACTCTAGTATGTGATATTCCACTTTCAAAACATGTTAGACAAAACCACTTATCTACATTTTTTAAAGCAAAAATATTCCTTTTTAGTCTTAATTTTTCTTCTTCAGGCGTATTTTTAGGTTCAAAATCCTTATATTCACTTGCTGAATAAAGTTCACCTACTTCTTTTTTACAGCAGCTACATATGAAATCCTGAGATTGATTTGACATGATGAAGCTCCTTGTCCTCTAACTCTTTTTTTAATCTATGAGAGTCTAGTGTTAATAAATAATCTATTCTCAATCCATAAAAGCTAATTAGGATAGAAGCAGTTTTTAAGTCTTCCTTTCCCCATTGAACCTCTTTAATATCATCATCTGAATGTTGAATAATAATTTTATACACTAAATTCTCCTTGTTAAAGTATCTTTTTAAAGTCCTCTAATTCGACTTTCATCTTATCAGCAATAATACTAGTAAGATTATTTCTTGCTTTAAACAACGTTAAGCATGACTCTAACCCTACGATACTTTCGATTAACTCTGTAGTGCTATCGTTGTTTTTAAAACTATCTGAAAAGAAGCCAAAGCTTGTTTCTAAATACTTTTTCCCATACTTTCTTATAAGACGCTTATCTACACTTTGAAGAAATGTTTCAACCACCTACTTCTCCCTGTACTCTATAAAAGATTTCAAGCCCTCTATAGTAGATGCTAAATGGGTTGACGACTGAGTGTTTTTATTAACAACATCAAACATCTGCCCAACCAAACTCTTATAGGCTTCTTCATGCTTATCAGTTATCTTTTTTAATTCAATCCAGAAAAATCGAACTAATAAATAAATAATAACTGCTAACAAAACAGTGAGTCCTCCTTGACCGTAAACGCCAAGGAGTTCAGTAACTTGTGATCCCATTACTACCTCCTAAAGGTAAGAATACATAAGCCTAACGACGTAACACACAACGGAGACATCGCAATAACTACAGTACTATCTAGAAAAAGTAGTAACCATAGCACAGAAGCAACAAAAGAAATAAGAACTTTCTTTCCAGTTGTCCAGTGATTTGTAGAAAGCATCTTATATAAAACAAGAATAAGAGAATATAAAGTTATTAATAAAATTAGCCCACTAATACCTGTCATCATATATCACCTAATACATTGAAAATGGCATTGGATTTACCTCAGGAATAGAGGAAATAATACCATTAGTAGTTAATAAAGTAGCTGAAACTGAAGCTGCATTAGAAAGAGCATGTTTAGTTACTTTTGCTGGATCTACAACACCTGTAGCAAAACAGTCATCATTTAACTTAACACCTTTATCGTTCTTTTCGGAAATTGTATAAGTACTTGAAAAAGGCTTAGACTCTTTTTCTTTTTCCCATGACCTAATGCGCTTATCTAAAAAGAATTGTAACAACTCATTTCTATCTGAAAAATCAACACCAATATTATAGAGTATCTTTTCCATCGGGGCTTCACAAGCTTTAGATAAAATAAGGTGACCAGGAATTGAACAATCTAATGATGTTTTAGCTGCGGCGAACAAAGTAGCTCCTCCACCTGCAACAATACCACCCTCAAGAGCACCTTTACATGCATTTACAGCATCCTCAATTCTATGCTTAAGCTCTAACCCTTCAATATACGATTGATTAGCAAGCTGTATAACATAAGCTCCACCTTCAATTTTAGCCAATCTTTCGTGAACCTTATCTAAGTCATTATGGGGGTTAACTTTTTTAGCTTCCTCTTTTAAGAAGTTAATTCTAGCTTTAACCTTTGAAGTATCTCCAGCTCCACCAATAATTGACGTTCCAGTAGCAGTTACAATTGCCCTTTCACATTTACCAAAATGGCTAACTTCAACCTTAGAAAGAGAGTGTCCTTCAGCTTGATCAATAATTGTAGCACCTGTACTAATTGCCAAATCTTGCATAAACTCTTTTCTTACGTTCCCATAATAAGGAGCAAATACAGCACAGTTTACTAAATTCTTTTGTTTATTGTTTGCAATCAGACTATTAAGAAGTCCACCACTCACATTTGGAGCAATGATTAAAAGTTGTTTGCCACCAGCAATTAATGGGTTAAGTGCTTTTTCTAAAAGGCCCAACTGCCCAGTACTTGTGAGATCAAAAGTTGTCATAAAAATATATGGATTATCTAATGAAATCTCTTTTTGTTGTTCAGTCTGTTTAAAGTAAGGTGAAACCCAACCTTTATTAAACTGCATCCCTTCAATCTTAATTAACTCATCTGTGTACCCTTTACCGTCCTCAACTGCAATCATTGAGGTTAGTCCAGCTTTTGCTACTACATCTGAAATTAATGAAGCATACTTTTTATCTCCGTTTAAAGAGATATTTGCAATGCTATAAAGATACTTTTTCTTTTCTTCATCAGGCAAGTTTGCGATGTCGACTTTAAAGTATTTATCAATACTCTGAATAATTAGATCAACACCATCCTTGATTTCTTTCTTTAGCTTATTAACATTTTTTATTTTGTTTGACTCAATAATGTCCACACCAGCATTATAAATTGCATGTGTTAAACAAATACTAGTAGTAGTTCCATCACCAGCTTCTCTATTTGTTTTTTCAGCTGACTCTTTAATGATTCTAACAATTAAATTCAACTCATTGTCTTCAAGGTCAGGTACTGATTGTGCAACAGTTACACCATCTTTTGTAATCACTGGTGCGCCAGATGAATTTTCAAGAATAACATTTCGTCCACCAGGCCCCATTGTTCCACAGACAATATCTTCTAGAAGACATAGCCCCTGAGATACAACACTTTTTGTTTCAGCGGTTCTTACATTTTTCTTACTCATGTCCAGCCTCTTCGTATAAATAGATGTCTTCTTGCTTTAACACAAAAAATGATTCACCATTTATGACAACACAACTTTTTTTTAAATTATTAAAGTAAACCTTCATCCCCTTCTTTAAAAAGGAATCTGGATGATGTAAGGCAACTTTACCAACACCATCGCTATTTGCTATAAGAGTGTTTTCCTCTTCTTTAATTAAAACATAGCAAGGGTATGCTATATTATGGTTCATTAAAATATCCATTAATTCTCCTCTTTATGTTAAAAAGGTATTATAGTCACGATTCAATTAAAGTCAACCCTTTACAGGTAACAATGTGATAGAACTTATCTACAAAGTCATGCATCACCCTAAATGGCCCTACAAATGATTCACATATTGCATCAAAAGCCTCAGTTAAACAATGCATAAAAACCCCCAATTAAACCAGTTAACGTCAATATGTGCAGTAAATTATCTAGACCAATAAAATCATAGAATAATTTATCTTCAGCATACAACTTATCTGAATAAAAAGCTGACAAAGCTTCAGTTCTTTTCTTTTCAAAGGTTGTTAAACCAATTACCGGCTCATACCTTAAACCTCTTTCAACTCTTTTAATCACTACTTTTTTATAGAATCGCCAAATATAAGTATCTTGAATAACATGAACAATACAATACAAAAGATCAATATAAAACATTATATCTGCTGCTTTAAGAAAGCAAGGACTATTAAAAAGAAAACCAATGCTTACAAGAATAATAAAAGCCAATGTGAAAGAACAGTACAAATCAGTAAAATGACTAAACATGTGTTTGGTACTTGTACTTTTATTTACAGCGACCTCTCTTGATTGAAGAAAATAATCCCCAATATAATGAGCTATCAGCATAGCAATAAAACAAATTACATAAGACAAAATCATAAAATCTCCTTATTGCCCCATTCTATCTTCTTCTCCAGTCCAACTTAAATAGACTAATGCTTCATCCAGCTCTTTTCTATTCGACCCTACTTCAAATAAGATAGTATTTAAGTCATCTGAATACTCTGAAGATTTTAACATATGAAATATCTCTCTAAATAATCGTTTCATCTTTTCTTCAGTCATCATCTTTCCCTTCTTTTAAGAAAAACAAAGCGCTATCTAACTCTTCACACTTTAAATAATCTTTAGAATTAATTACTTTTTTCTTAAGAATTTTTTTCTTAGCCTCTTGATATAGCACTTCAAGCCTTTCTCTTTCTCTTTCCTTTGAGTACTCACTCAATGAATCAACAAGCCTAGATGTAGACTCAATTAAACTAACAATTTTATCAAGCATAAACTACCAACCAAATATATTTTTAAAGAATCTGTCTCTTTCAATTATGGCACCAGCAGCACCAGCATGACCACCGCCACCATAGTATTTTTCTAAAAGCTTGCCAGCCTGAACTTTCTCTGGAAATTCACTGTACAGAGAAATCTTCACTTTTCCATCAGATTGAATAGCCCAGTTCAATATACAATCATACTCTTTAGCTTTATCTAGAAACCATTTTGATGAAGGAAGACAATTATTAATCGCATAACAACTAAAACCATGAAAATAAATTTCTTGACCAGTGTTTTTAATAATAATTTCAGCCATATTCTTTCTAAAAGCAATTAAGTGCTTTCCGATAGATATATACTTGCTTATTTCATCTGTCCCTTCATAAAGTAGCTCTTCCCACACTTTCATATCTTTAATGTCTTGAGACTGTAATCCAAAGATAAATTCTTCTGTGTTGTCTAATTCAAATTTCCAAATATCCCAATCTTCTATGAGCTTAGAAAAAAGTGTTGGATAAAGAGCTTCGCCATCAGTGTATTTGTTTTGAAAATAAAGCCTTGTTAATTCACATCCAGAATGTTTTACATCATAGTATAGCTCAATCTCTGAATCTTCTTTGTATCGGTCATAAGCTGTAGCATGATGGTCAATAATAATGATCTTATTTCCTTGCGCTTTCAAACTCTCCACATCAGCTATATTGGCAGGTGAACAATCAAGAAAATAAACAGTATTATCCTTTATTAATTCAATATTTTCAATTGAACCATAAGCATACTCAAAATAAGACACATTTACTACTTTTGCACAATAAGGTTCCATAAAATGAAAGAAGTGAAACCAAAACTTTGCACAATAACCATCTGGGTCATTGTGATGAAAAACAGTAATGTTATTTTGCACCTTCGTACTCCTTATCCGCTAAATAGACTATATGGAATGGGTCATATTCTGTAATTATAATTGACCCATAATACTCTTTTCTTTTTTCATAAAGAACAAAACAAGAAAGATTTCTTCTCTCCTGCATTTTAAGAAAAGCATCTGTTTTTTTAAACTCCATATAGTATTCTTTAGGCTTTTTTATAGCTAGATATCTCATAGCTGCAACTTGAGCCTTGTAACTTGATCTACACATTTTTTCTTTTCCAGTTGAACTTTCCATATATCTGCATATCATATGGTTTACTTGAAAACTTTTTATGAGTCTCAATCTTAAGTTTAAGAAAAGTATCAATTAAGCTATGAGTATATCTCTTATAGGCTCTTGCTTTTTTTGGCCCATATTTTAAATCATAAGCAATCTTCCGATAAACATGATGCTTCTCTTCATGGACCGTTTTCTTAATAATACAGCCCATCATATCTTCATAGTCTGGACTAGAACTATCCAGTGCCTTAATAGCATTAATTGCATTTTCATATACCATTATAAACTCCAATCTCCAGAAACCCTTATATTTATGTCATAATTATAAAACTTTAAGAAAGCTATTAGCTCCATATAGTTTTTTCTAACCCTAACATCATGCCAGTCATTATAAATAATAGGTCCACCTGCATCAATCACAGTGTAATTAATGCCATTAATTGTATCCAAAGAAAAATTCCAGTGCAATGCATCTACTGCAATCTCCACAACTTTTTCTTTATGTTTATTTTCTCTTATAGAGATGATTTTATTATTCTCAATTGCTAACTTTTCATTACTAAACTTGTATTCTTCTCTTACATAGTTCCTTAAATAGTCTAGCTCCTTTTGTATATGATCAATCTCTCTTTGGTAGGACCTTTTTACATTATCAGGGGCATCATCTTTTGGCTTCTTATATGTCTCGTAAAAATTAAGCCTTTTTTCTAGTAGATCTTTACATCCATCATCCGAAAAACAAGGGATATTGTCATATAAAGCATAGCAAAGCTTTTTCATATCATCCCGGGTTGGGGTCTTAACTTCAACGATAAAACTTGCTGAACTTGAATTTGAGACAAAGCCAGACCTTACTTTCATAATATCTCCTAATGATTATCGTGATCTAATTGAATATATGAATCTTTATCAAAAATAAAATTATATAAATTTTCTTTTGAATCAAAGATCTCAATATTCTCTCCCTCCGTGGCAGAAGATTGGTGGTCAATATAACCATACTCTTTAACATATTTACTTGAATTAGATGAAGCTGACTTAGACCAATCACTTGTGATACAGCAATCAATACGAAGGTTAAGATTCTCTCTTAAAACTTCTTCTAGCATATCTTGCCACCCTTGATGCTCTATCGCTGTAGCTTGAATATAGGCAAAATTAATTCTGCTATGAATGTCCTTAATTTTATAAGGACCCCAGCCAAACTCTGTTTCGCCTTGCTCACCAATAATATACCATGTACTATCTTCCTCTAAATTAATCTCTTGTTTTACTCCAGAAGTTCCTATAACTACAAAGCTACTTGAACTTGAATTTGAAACAAATCCTTCTCTAATTTTCATTTAGTAGTCCTTTTTATTTTGGCGGTCACTTCGCATAAAGGGCAATCATACTCTGTCCAAGGATCAGAGATTCTGTGATATTTATCGTTACACTCATTATCCTTACATCCATTAATCTTTCTCGCACTATAAATGGCATCTAATAACATTTTATTTTGACTCTCTAAGTGCCTCGCCCATTGGTCTAATTTCACTTCTATCTCTGTCAGGGGCAATAGTCCACAAGGTTTTTCCATCTTCTTCCTCCGCACAATCTACACAAGCATAACACCAGTATCCACCACCAAGATTTTCTTTAAACCTTCTTGTACTACCGCAGTCTGGACAATGATTAGAAGCTTTATCTTCCGCCTTATCTATCATACTTCTAATAGCATCATCATAATAACTTAAATAAATACACAAAGAGCCGAACTTGCTCTTAACCTGATGAACACAGAAGTCTTTGACAGGGTTTTCTTTAATATAAGTAGATAGTTCTTGAGAAAAATCCTCAATAACTTTCTTCCATCCTATGGGGGTTTGAATGCCGTATCTTTGAACAGCATATTTACAGCCACCCTCTGGGTCTGGATCACCATATAGTTCTGGATATTTAAGAATTAAGTCTTCAAATTTAGACCCTTTTATTCTAGCTAAAAACCTCTCTGTAAAGACATTAGACATAATAACCTCTTAGCTATTTAACCAGTCAATAAAAGCATCCTTTAAGTTAATAAAAAAATTATTTTTATTTTTTTGCTTTTTATACCATTTAATCCACTTCGCTTTTCTCATTTTTATCAGCTTAAGATAAGTGTTATGAATAGTTTCTTCAAAACGAATAAGAACTGAGTTTTTACAGACAGGACAGATATAGAACCTATTATTAAGATCTGCAATTTCATGAGAAGTAAAAGAGAGTTTTGTTTCACAATTACGACACTTAATTGTCCATGAACTTTTACAGAAATTCCAATACTCCTTACTTAGTCGAATCTTCATCTTATTCTCCAAAAAGAAATCTTTTAAAGTTTCCTTTTTTAGTCCTTTTTTTTGCCGTTTTATCAAATTTTTTAATTGAAATAATAAAAACGCATAAAACATGAACTAACAATAGGGCAATTAAAGCTTTTATAAAAATGGGCATAACTACTCCTTAATTATTTTCTGCTTTAAGCCTATCAATAACACGATTCAACCTAAACAATAAAACTTCTTTTTCTTCTCTAGTTAGAGTCATGCTATTTTTAACAATCGTTCTGTAGTCCATTAACGCATTTTCGACTACCAAAACGTCTATTCTATCCAATAAAAGTTTGTACATTAAATCTTCCATATTAACCGTTCCTATCGGCACCAAACTGCCAATTACCTTTTGCTAATAATTGACCATCCATAAGCATATCTAAAATAGCTTTTTGTTCGCCCTCAAACCAATTTTCATCTACTTGATCATAGTCAGGTTCAGCCCAAAAGCCATTATTGGGATCTGCAAAAGCACAATCACCTTCATCATTTCCAATATTTACAATACAGTAATACTCTTCTTTAGACGGATCAAATGGGGTGCTGACTTCTGGCTCAGAATTAACACATCCTTCAGTTACAAGTTCTTTCATATCTCTTAAACGATATCCATTAGAATAATTAAAGTTAGTTTCTAAAACTTCAGTTGTAGACTTTACTTGAAGGCCATTCCAATTATTCTCTTTTATGGAATTATCTTTTATCCACCCTCTAAATTTTTGGATATCTTTTACTTTCCCAATGCCAATAATAAAAGATGAACTGCTACTATTGCTTACAAAGCCTTTTCTTACTTTCATTCATACTCCCATTTAACTGCTTCTGCAGGAACGCCTATTAAGTTTAAAAATTTATGCATATCAAAATTGTCCATTGATGTCCAACCCTCTACTTTATAGTCGTCACTATCAATATGCCAAGCATCAGAAATATCTGGATACATATCTAAGCTTTCAGCTACTTCAATATGGTTCTCTATTTGCTCTAACTGATATCTAGAAACAAAAATCCTTGGTATCATAAAGCTAGAACTACTTGAGTTTGAAACAAAACCATTTCTAATTTTCATTAACTTTCCTTTTGCAGTTTATACTCCATTTCAATGACTTTATCTTGAAGATATTTAGGAAAGTGAACACAATCATAGCTATCAACAGGAAGGCCGTTTAAAGAGATATAATCATCATGGTCATATGGTGAACCATGACCACCTTCTTCCCAATGAACAGCTTCATCTAAATCATTAACCTTGTCATAGGTGTCTGAGCAATCGCTAATAAATTCAGTTAAATAAATATCATTAATATTACAATCATTAAAGAAGTTCTTGTCATTTTTTCTCCAAGAATAACCTTCTAAATAATCCTCTATTGCAACTTTTGCTTGATTGGGGGTTAACCTAACATATTCAGCCCCAAGTTTTCTTAGATTTTCTTCTCCTATAACAAGAAAAGAACTTGAACTCGAATTGCTAACAAAACCATTTCTTATTTTCATATTATTCTTCCTCAATAACTATAAAATCTCTATACCAGTCATAACAGTCGCCCGTTCGTGGATTTGTCCAATTAATAATACTTAAACTTTCATGCTTATTTTCTACATCTGCAGGATCAATTAATAGAAAGCAGGGAATTGTCTTTTCTGTATCAGCCCACGAGACTTCTTTGATCAGTCTAATAGCTCCTTCTCCGCCACAAAAACCAGACCTCAAAGTCCTAACTTTTTTCCCAACTAATTTTTCTAAAGAATTTTCATATTTTTTCTTAGTTTTATACATTATAGCAATTCGATCAAAAAGCCTAGGAGACTCTCTTTTTAAGATAGCCAACAGCTCACTATTTTCATAATCAATTTTATCCATAGTGACCTCTTACTTTATGGAGTTAATAACATTCCTAATTCTTTTCACTGCAGACACGCTATTGCTATATGGGTCATCAATTATAGGTTTAATGATAATTTCAATAGTATCTATCGCAGCTTGAAGCTTTTGATTCTCTTCTTGAAGACGAGAATACATGTCACTTTCTTCTATAGATCTATAATAATCTTCATCTTCTGAACGCATCATAAAGCTTTCCTTAAAAAAAAGACTGTGCCATCCACACAGTCAGTGCACCACACAAATCTAGTCTAAAACCCTACCTGAGCTATCTCTTTTAAGATAAAAAACAGGCACCCCATCTAACCGAATAAACGCAATCCAAGAACCATCCTTAGGTTCAATAAAACCTTTCCATCCAACTTTTTTAGGATTTTTATATCTTTTTACCGTAATATTTTCCATAAAAATCTCCTTTAAAAAGGTGGTGCACTATAGCCTTAAGAGTTTACCTTAGTTAAAGCAATCAGCTTGTCTAGATCAATTTGACTCAATAGTCTTTTAGCAATATCTTTATATTCTTTTTTAACCATATCTGATGAAGAATTAATCTCATCTTGGACTTTAGCAACTAGCATATCTTTAAGATCAGTACGCCATAATGAGTGCTTGATTTGTTCTCTAGCGACATTTTGATAAAGATTTGCCCAAGTATAACCGGCTACAGCCCCAAGTTTTCTATCAACAACCTCTTTAACGGTCATTTTTATAATATCATTAAATTGATCTCTTACTTCATTTTTAACAGCATCTCTAACTAACTCAAGGATAGATCTTTGAATCTCTTTACCTACGTCAGTTGCTGATAAATCTATTTTTAAATTCATTTTAAATCCTTATTCATATCTTTTTCATTTAAACTATAACACTCTGGTGGTTCTGCAAAAATAGATATTGGCGGGTCTCCTAGCATGTCCATCCACCAGTAGTTAGCACCTTCAATAACTTTTTCAGTTAAAGCTCTTTCGCATTTATCAAACTTTGTACACATTCTAAGTCCGCAAAATGTCATATCCTTATAAACCATACCACTCTCTCTTAAATTAAAAGGGAGAGACATAGGCCTCTCCCTTCAGATTAATCACATATTTTAGTAATGTGCAAACTTTGCTCTACTTATATACCGCTAGTCCTGCGGTTTTATCCTGTTTTGACCTCTGATTTCAAGAAGTCTTCGTACTTTTTCCACCCTTCGTACTTCTAGGTGTCACTTTACGTGATGAGCCATCTTTACGGCCCTTACTTGTTTTATTTTTTAAATGTTTTATGCTTTCATTCGCCATTTCAGACAACGTTTCTACTAATGCAGCAGATGCAATCTCAGTCAATTTTTCTACAAGAGTTTTATTCGACATCATTAGCCTTCTTATATAGCTCTGGCCCATAAATATCAAATGCTGGACACATTCGACAATCCATAGAGCACTTTGACTCTGTTTCGGCCAAATGGCTTCTAAAAGTATTGGCTAAATCAGAATGCCAAACCTCATCCATAAAGTCATTAACCTCTAGCAGATTAATGGGCTTGTATTTGTCACTGTGTTCTAAAAATGAACAGGGAGTAACTTCTCCTCTCTGATTAACATAGATAGAGAAAGAAAATGATTCACAAGGCTCAGCTAAGACTTTATAGGCTTCAAATGCTTCACAGTCTTCTACTGCCTTTAAAAACTTAGGTGCAGAACAAGAATCAAAGCCAATACCTACTTTCAAATCCAAAGCAAGATCGATGATTTCACGATACCTCTTAGAATCTAAGCTCTTATAAGTATTAGTCTTTCCTACTGGCTTTAAAGACAAAAAGACAATAGCATTAAGCTTTTCTAATCTAGGGTCACTCGCTTTATCTTTAACGACTTGTAAACAGTCTTCAAATGTCTCTTCTGATACAAGCATATGAATATTTACTTGATCCATTCCCGCATCAGTAAGCTTTTTAACTGCGTCATAGCATACGTCATAGTTTTTATATCTAGACACAGCTACCGCGCCACACAGCTCTTTTAGGTTTTGAACATATTCATCTTTTAAATTATATCCATTTACAGTTACGTTAGGGACAATAAACTGATAGTTATTATCCCTGCAATAACGCATAATATTCCAAAGATCAGGATTAGAGTCAATATCGCCAATACCAAAAGCAATCTGAGTCAATGACCTTGGAAATTTATGAAAAATCTGCTTGAAAGTGTCGAGGCTCATATTTTCGCCACGACCACTATTTGATTTATAACAAAATTTACATGGCACAGGTTTATCCATACCTACAGGCGGAATCCCATGACAAATTGTTGAAATTTCAATATCTGCAATTTCAGGCCCGAAAACACTCATAGAAGGGTCATCTGCTAGAGTTTTTCCTGTTCTTATAAAATGGCCATTATTTTTATCTAAATGATACTTATAGTTTTCTGAAATAAAAACTTTTACATCATCTGACTCTTTTATGGTATAAACACCATATTTACTATTTACTGATTCATTATTCATTATTCAAACTCAACTTTATATTGTTTATTCATATCGACAGTAAGGACTTCGTCTTTCTCTGGAACCCTAACATATCTATCATTTATGTCTCCATAAGTATCTTCTAGATCTTTAATATTGTCCGTAGACTCAAGAAGAAATTCCCATGTTTGGGACTCTGTATCTCTAGCTAACCACCCATACATTCTCATCTCAACAGTAGTGTCATTTCTTACTCTGTATAGTTTTAAATCACTTCTTGCTAAGTTAATCCAAGAGTTATCAAGATCAAAACCAACAATATCTCCAAACTGAGACATGTTTGAAGAGTAAAAAATGATTATATCTTTAGGGTCACCAAGTTTTTTTATTCTCTCCAATACTACCGGATTGTCATCACTTGGTTTTAATGACTTTAGCTCTTCATATACAAACATATTAGTGTCCATATTAATCCCTCATTGCTCTATTTCTTTTTAATTCTCTATAATCTTCATAATAGCATTCTACTATTACTGTATCTCTTCTTAATTCAGTGTCCCCTAAATAAAAATGAAGCCTAAACTCTTTTTCACTTGCAGGCAAATGAGAAAAGCCAACTCTTCCTTTTTCATTATCTATAGAAAATACTTGTTTATACATGTAGTACTTTTTTCTATTTGTATCAAAGTGCTTCATTCTAACAATAGCACCAACCCTATACTCATTTCCCACACTATCGACTAACATAGTTATTCCCTTTCTCTCTTAAGCCTATTAAACTCTTTTTCACACTCTAAATTAACCCGACTTAAGTATTCACTAGGTTTCTGATACGCTCTCGCATTTTCACTCGGCCTTTTATTTGGTTGCTGAAACTTAGCAAGGGGACATGATGACTCTACTTCACCATATATATTACATGTATGGCTTGCACAGAACTCAGTGAATGTTTCACATTCATCCATTCTCCTTCTTGTATACATCACTCAACCTTAAACCCAATCATCTTGTTATTTTCAACATCAATCAGAAGAGTGCGACCGTTTGGGATTTTTATGACACTATCTGACTTATACGGAGTGTCACTAATCTTGCCAGTCACTAGATTATACAATCTTAAGTTCTCGTCCAAGAATTTAGTATCTCCCGATACGATATAAAAATGCTCATAAAACTCTACGATCTTCTCTTTCTTTTTGAGGCAGTAGAATCGCTTTAGTGTTAGTGGCGTCATAACCCCCTTTCCATTTCCATCGGCATAGAAATAGTGGATAAATCCCTCTCTGCAAATATGGGCTGTTTTCACAATAAGTACATCTTCATAATTTCCGCATTTCTGTACTCTTTCCAAAACAACTGGATTATCATCACTCGGTTTTAACTCCTTAAGTTGCTCATAGTCAAAAGGTTTATTACTCATTTTACTCCCTCTTTCTTTTTCCATCCCTTCTCTTATTGTTTCTCTGTTGCAATTATCAGACTCTCCACACCTAGGATTGTCACATTCCCATTCACCCATACAGCCACCACTGTAATACGTTTGACTACCACATATAGAGCATTTCATCTATTCTCCTTTATGGCTAACTATTTAATTTTTCTAGACCTATAATAGATACCGCTTTTTGAAGAAAAAATCATATCTAAATTAAACATTCTGATAACATGAGGAATTACATGTTTTCCAGCCATATGATAATCTGAAACTAATTCTTTTGGAACATATAGCGTACTTAGAAGATCACCCTCTTTATCTATATATGTAGATGAAAGAATTTTAAACTGAGTCATAAAAGTATCTAGGCTAATATCCTTCTCAACTAAAACAAGACAATCTTCCTTTTTATCATATACAAGATATAAATATTCTACACAACTATTCATAAACATATTCTTCCTTAAAATAAAAAAGGGAGAGGCCTAAGCCCCTCCCTTCGTAACCAAGAGACGGAGGTTTTTATGAACCCAAACGGGCATAAAACTTTATTGATATTCAATCTCATTAATATAGAAGCCCCAGCGAGTCTCGCTTCTATCAGTTTTTAAAGTAACCTTTACTGTATCACCTTCTACATATTCTGAAACATAGTTTTCACCAGCTCCAGTAATTGTATCAGCCAATCCATTTTTAGCATCAGTAATGAAGAGCTTATCGTAGTTAGTTTCAAGATCATATTTCTTTACTTTAACCCTAATGTATTTAGCTTCAGGAACTTTTATTTCATAAATTTTATAAAAGTTATCTACATATGGATGGTCGCTTTGAACAGCATTAATTCTTTTAGTCTTCCAGTTACTTTCTGGAGGAGACACGGGTCTTGCTGGCTTTGTATTTGTAAGGAAATTAAAAGCATCCACTCTACCTTGACTTAAAATTTTATTTTTATAAGCAGAAGAGTAGACAGCCGTTTCCATTAACTTCTTTTTTAGTTCAACAAAACTATCAAAGTTATACATTGACAAATATAGGCCCATAACACCAGAAACATGTGGAGTTGCCATAGATGTACCAGAGATAGACTTATATCCACCACCTGGCCATGTAGAGTAAATATCTCTACCAGGAGCAGCAACATCAACTGATTGTTTTCCATAACATGAAAAATCAGAAATACCACCGTCAGAATCAATGGAAGCAACAGCAATAACATTGTCTACATCATAACTAGAAGGATAATGTGGAGAAGTATCATTATTTGTACTTGAGTTACCTGCAGCAGCAACAAATACAATTCCGGCATTTTTTGCTTTTTCAATAACGTCTTTAAGGGCTTCAGAGTATCCGCCACCGCCCCAAGAGTTACTCATGACATTAACACCAACTTTAATTGCATACTCGATAGCTTTAATAGCACCTTCAGTGGAACCTGAACCTTCATCAGTAAGAAATTTTACTGGAACAAGGCTGACATTAGCCATGACACCAGGAACACCAATATTATTATGAACAGCGCCAATAGTACCGGCACAATGAGTACCATGGCCATTACCATCCATAGGATCACTATCATTATTAGCAAAATCATATCCATGAATATCGTCAACATAACCATTTCCATCATCGTCAACACCTGGTTGACCATTTGCTTCTGCTTCATTAGTCCAAATATTGGCAGCAAGATCAGGATGATTGTAATCAATGCCTGTATCAATTACAGCAATTTTGATATCTTCAGAGCCACGTGTTAAATTCCAGGCTTTTAAAGCATTAATATCTACACCATTTGTCTTATTGTAAAGCCCCCAGGTCTTAGAAAAACCAGGATCAGTCACAGTGTAATCATCAATAGTCCAAATATAATTTGGCTCAATATGAACATCTGTACTAAAGGCTTTATAGAAACCTCTCATATTTACAACAGAACAATTCGCTTTTACATATTCTTTATTAATAAACTGAACTTTTGTACAAGTTCTTTTTAAGTTCTTTAAGACGCTTGCATTTTCAACTTTAACTATATATTCACCAGGAACATAGTTTTTCTTGTATGATTTTGCTCCCAATGCCGCATGTGTATTAATAGACATCAGTGATAGAAAAATCAAAAAAGAACAAATTTGTAATAATTTCTTCATTTTAATCCTTTTTAAATGTGTTAATAATAGAAACACTGCCTTTGCTAGTCTTTCTTTTTAAAAGCTCTTTTATAAGGATTAGTCTGATTGCTTTTTTATCTAAATCAGTTAATTCATCTTCATTTAATTCATTTTCACTACAGTATTCATCAACAAAATCTTGATAATCAATGTCAGCCATAACTAGTCCTTTTTATAAAAACTTAAAGTATTATCTTCCTCTATCTCTTCTTTGTCAATACTATCCTTATTATCTATATCACTATCTATAATAGCGAGTAACATTCTATTTAAGTATTCCATGTCAGTCTTCATTAGTCTTCTCTTTATAAAAATTACAGTAATAATCTGCTTTTACACCCTTGCCATACCACGGAGCATGTGACTTCATGCAATAGAAGTTAGTATTATCTAAACCAGAAAAATTAGATGAATAGCTACAATTTTTACAAGAAACCAAAGATAGTCTTGGACCTAAGTCCACTAATTTTTTTATATACCCAATATATTCTGGATCCATTTCATTCATTTTTATAAAATCAGAAATAAACTGAGCAATTTCTTTAAGGTCTAGTCTTTCCATTCCTCCTCCAGATGCTTAATGTGTTCTGGATCTACATTATATTTTTGCATATACTCTAAAAGCAAGGCCTCTATGTAGATTTCACACCACCTACACAAACGAAACTCTTTTCCATGTCTTTGAATAAAGCCTTCTACAGTTTTAACTTGATCTAAATTTGTACATGACTTTAACCAACGATCTAAAACTACAGCACTTGAGCAACAGACCCCTCTAGGATCTAAGAAATTAGGTATTTTATTGATTCGACCCCTCATCTTTACCTCCTGAATGAACTTGCCATAAAGATCTAAAAAATGATTTAGCATCTTGTTGCATTTTAGCATTTGCAAATCGTGGATACATTCCTTTAACTGAAAGAATATCATTATATATCTGATTTCTTTTTCCCTTAATGCTCTCTTGTTCATTATAGTTTTCTTGGGCTTCTTTTAAAGGGATAGGCCTTTCTATAGGAAACTTAATAACATTATCATATGGATTATATCTCTTATTCCACTTATTAGTTAGTTCTTCTAAGGCCTCTAATTCACTTCTACTAACCAATTCAGGCTTTGCATCTAACGACATTGATGCTCCACACTCTTCATTATCACACGTAATAATATAGTCGAGCTCACCACTATCATAAGATACAGTAGAAAAGGAAGTGGAGTTGTGACCACAAAATGGACATTCACTAATACTTGGAGTAACAGACATAACACACCTCATAATGAGTGCCTCCTCCAAAAGGAGGAAGCACTTAATTTAAATTAAGCTGCAAATTTATCTGCAGTCAATCCACCCTTAGAAACAAGCTTGTTGATTTGTTTCTTAAGGTCATCATTGTGCTTTACAAGCACAGCGATTTTTTCATCGTTTGCATTAATGCCTCTGATCAAATTTTTGATTTGACCAACTGCACCTTTTGCATCAGTTTCATTCATTTCTTGAACTGCTTTTTCAAGCAAGTTGTTTGTTCCCTCTGACATAACTTTTCCTTTGTTACGGGTTTCTATTGTTTACTTCTAGCAGCCATTCTGTCAACTAAATTAAATGCAGAATCAGCCCCTAAAATTTCCATTACAGTATTGGATCCACCTTTACTATCACTACCACCAAAGATTGTTGTAGGAACAGCTCTTTTAGCCCAAGCTTCCATCATACCAATCATTGTGTCTTTACGAATAGTTGCAGCTTCAAGTGGTGTCAAACCAGCTTTAACTTTTGCAGCAGCAGCAGCAGCTTCAGCCATACCTTCAGCCTTAATTTTCTTAGCTTTCTCTAAGGCCTCTAGCGCTGCAAGCTTTTCAACTTCATATTTCTTGCGAGCTTGTGTTTCTGCTACTTCTTTTTCTTTTTGTGCTTCAACGACAGCCTTTTTCTTCTCAACCAAAGCATCTGCTTCAGCTTTTGCTACATCAGCTTTACCTTGTTCAATAGCAGTAATAGCATCTTGTTTTGCTCTTAAGGCCGATTGTTTTGAAAGTTCAGTCAACATTGCTTCATCTTTACGCTTAGCAATCATATCTTCAACTTTCTTATCAAAATTTGGAACATCAATTACAGCTTCAAGAACTTCACAACCAAGCTCTTGAAATCTATTATTAAGACGAAGTGGTTCACCTGTCTTCTCATCTCTTACAATAACAGTAACTTTTTGTTCTTCAACATCACCTGTACTCTTGCTAATTCTAACTGTATCAGATTTAGTTACATAGGGGCCGTTTCTAAGTTGATCTTCAACTGCTTGTTGAAAAAGTGCAAGAGTAGTATATGCTTCCTGTGCACTTCTTAAGTTTGCGCTCAACCTTACAGCATTTCTTACAATGGGAACAATACCTGATTTAATAAAATGATCAAACCCACCAGCATATTCCTTTTTAAGGTTTTTTGCACCTTCTATTGTTGCAGGCAATTTTACTCTGATCAATCCAGAAATATTGGCCTTAGATCCATCATTAAAAATTACAGGAATTGCATCAATATCTGCAGAACCATCTCCATCATTTTCTTTTCCAAAACCTACGGTAGCAACATTCTTATAAGGGTGAATCGTACCAAAAGTTTGCCAATACATTCCTGGTTCAAACCTGACTGACATTTCACCGCTAATAGCTGCCTGTTTAATCTGGAACTGTCCAGCCATATTTGTCTCTACAATGTTACCCAACAGTGATAAAAACAAAATTGAAGCTGCAACAATCATTACAATAACAATTTTTTTACTTGCTTTCATAGCTTAAAATCCTCCTTAGCTATTTATAAAATTTTTAACATCATCTTTACCATTAAGACCATGCTCATTTGAAAACTCTCTAAACTCTTTAATTACTTGGGCTTGATTATCATGAAAAAGAGTATCATCAATTTTTTCCTCAATCTGCCTTCTAATAGCACTTTGAGTTGCTTTAATTTCAATCTTTTCAAAAATATATAAAGCACAGTAAGTAACGAGCCCAACTATAATCATCCAAAATGCAATATACGCTAAAAACATAATTTTCTCCTACCAGGGCCTTACAACTACAGTAGAAATACTATGACTAGCATTTTTACCACCAAGAGCTTTTGTATAAGCTAAATAAACAATAACACCTCTTTTATTGTCAATAAATCTATCAATAACTGTCTCTTTAAAAAAGAGTCCTTTCATTGTAGAAAAAACATTTGAAGCATTATTAGTATTACTTAAGTTAATTGCACCGGTCTGCCTACAAGCCAAAGAAACACTAGAGCTATCAACAAGACTTAAAGCTTTTTTATGTTGAGTTGTATAACATGTAACTCCTGAAATACCGGGATCATCAAATGCAACGACATTAATCTTATCTTTAAAGATAAGTCCTTTAGTATTAACTGATCCAATTTGATCTTGAGCCTTGGCGCTATTAGATAGTGCAATTAATAAATAGATCAAAAAAATATTGACCACAACAAGCCAATTAAAACGTTTTTGGTTTACTTCACTTTTTAACCATTTCATTAGACTTCTCCTTTAAAAACTTGTATCGTCTATAAACTTTCCAAACATGTTCTTCATTAATGTATTCACCGGGATAGCATTCTTGTGGAGGAAAACCATCATATCTAAACTTATTATAGTGTTTACATTTACGTGGTTTATATCCAGTAGCGACAATAATGTCTCCAGCAACAGTTATTTCTTTGCTTATTTTAGTCTTATCAAACCCTGCATTGTATACAGCAATTAAGTCTTTAATAAACTCTTCTTCAGAATCAGCTATTATAAGTAGTTTCTGAATCATCTTAAGATACATAATTCCATATCTTACATTTAGCTGAGGATTAAACAGTTGATCACAGCCATATTTAAGTGGGGCTTCAAGACGAGGATCCTTAGCGGTATCACACTGAACCATCATTAACCCATAACTTCCTGATTTTTCATCAACAAAAGATGTTGGATTATATCCTGATTCACTTTTTATAATTGCATGAACTAACTCACAATTATCATATTGATAATACTTACACCATTTATCTACATCTTTAGGAGAAGTGGCTTCAGCGTTACCGATAATAAAAATAGTTAAAAAGATAGCAAGTGCAAGAAAGATTCGTTCTTTCATCTTCCCTCCTTTTAATATAAAGCTAAGTAATAAAATTGACTCCGGTCTATTTATACCCAAAACAAATGATAACGGAATGTCATTCGACCTAGCTAAAGAATATTTAAAATAAAAATAGTGTAAGCAAAAGGGTGAATTTGAGCTTTAGTTGCTCTACCCACTGAGCTATCTCCTCCATAAAATGGGGAGGAGAGCAGGACTCGAACCTACGACCTACTCCTTGATATGGTAATCAAATTCTTTCGGCATACACTATTTACTAATCATTATCTTCAATAATAATGTCTTCTGGTTTTTTCCAATTTAAGATCTGACCAGTTTCTAAGTCAACCTTAAATTCTACATAGTCTCCACGACCAATACCTAGCCCAGATGGAACATATCCATCATAGTCATGGACGATATTGCCTTGTGAATCTAACAGATCACCAGAAAAACAATCTGAACATTTAGCACATACATTAAGGTATTTTACTTCCTTAATAACCTTCTCTTTTTTTATCAATGTTATACTCATAAAAAATACATCCTTAAAAATAAAAAGGGCCCACTAAAATAGTGAGCCCTGAAAACACATGCCTCAGTATCCACACACTGGTAGCGTTATTTTTATAGTCGATCCGTCACACGACCTTAAGGTTAATCCGCATTGTGTTTTAGCCTAAAAAATAGGTAAATAGTTAAATAATGGAATAAAAATCCACAAATCGGCCGCTTCTCGTATCATAAGATCTTACGCGTTACTCCCTTGTTTTCCACTAGTGCACACCTTCTAGTGGAGGTGGAGTTTACAGTTCACTCTGTCATATTATTTACGTGGCTGACACCACGAGAAGTACCCTCTACGGTTAATTTTTTAAAACCAATCTACTTCCCTCTTCAAAAGCAATTAATTATGCCTCAAGAGAAATAGGAAAACAACTAGCGAAAAATTAAAAAAACACTACTACAACATCATTGATAACCATTATTTGTCGACCTATTAAAACTTTTAACTATAATCCCATGGGTCAAGAAACTCATTCTTGTCAGGATGGACATAAGCGTCCCAGTCACCACAATGATAAATCAATTGCTTAACCTTTCTTCTTACATCTCTATTAGCCCGACGACGAGCATATGTATACATACTGTTGTTAGAGTATCTTTCACCTTGATCTCTAGGATCCTTTGTTTTTACTCTCCATTCTTTCTTTGCTTTTTCATGCTCAGTAAGAACTTTCTTTTTATGGTGTGATTTTTTTTGATACTTATGTCGCTCACGACCAAAACGACACCATGTTCTTTTGTGTGTCCATGAATAGGGGATAAGGCTATTTCTCCAGCCTCTTCGATATATAAAGTGATTAGCAAAATCAATAAATGGAATATCTATAATTTCATAAACATTTTTACATAAATAATAAGCTCTATGTAAAAAATCCCATCCTTTATTACTAACTCTTACTTTAACTACCCAGCTATTATAGAACAAACTATAAGACTCATACTCTTCTTGAGGGATAGAATTAAATTCACTATCTAATTGTGAAAGAATTTTTCTTTTAAAATTAATGTCATACATGTGTTTCTCCTAAGTAAAATTACTTATTGAAACACAAGCTTCTCCCAAAAGATGCTAGCCATAACTAACTACTTTTCGTCTCTAGTGATACCTACGCCTTCTTCATTAATCGTAAGGACAAAAGGTTTGCTAAAAACTTTAAAACTCTTTTCATAGGAATCATTATTTTTGATAGCTTTCCAGCCTTGATATCCAAAATAACAAATAGATCCTACAGTTAAAAGTCCGATACAATAGAACATAAATCCTCCTTCATGTTACCTGACTTAAATTTTTGCCACATATTTTCTTTTAAAATAAATTTAGTTTCGATCTTCTTATAGATCGGCTCGAATTTACAAAAGCTAGAAACATGGCTTTTATTTTTCTTTATCTCTTCTCTTTCTTTTAAGGCCCTCTGATAGAAAACTTCCAATATATAGTTAATGTCTGCCAAAGTAAAAGCTTTTCGTAGAGGAAGCTCATTACATTTTAAGAAATTTACCATTTCGAGATATTTATTTCTCCAAAAATTAGAAGAAATAGATCTCTTTCTTTCGCTAACACTTGATTTTAATGGACACCAGTTACTCGGACATTCACAATACTCTTTATTGAAAGAATGCTCATTGCATTCACCAAATCTAAATCTAGCATGCTTACATCTATCAAAAATAGCCTGAAAGATAAATGTTTCAACGGCAGTTGAAGCATAATGGCCAAATATATCGTTCTTTGTTAAGTGAGAACAAAAAGATTGATACAGCTTAAAATTTTTCTCAGTATATGGCAAGCTCATTTTAATTCATCCAGTTACTTTTTAACATATCTGAAATAGAACCATTCTTTTCACCAAAAGTATTGATAACACTATCAATTTCCGCTCCACTTGTACTAAAAGTCTCAACAGCATTTCTAGTGATATTGTTGATTTTTTCTGCTTCAGAAACTAACTCTTTAATCTTAGCAGAATTTTTATTTCCTTCAGCCTCAATTTGCTTAATAAGCTTAAGTTGCATATGACCAGACTCAACTACTTTCTTTTGAGCCTCTAAGATAACGAGCATTGTCTTACCCTTAATCTCTGCAGCAACCATATTTCCTTCTAATTTAGAAGAATGCTCCATTAATGGCTTAAGCGTATCTAGGGCCATTTTTTTACAGTTATCAATTGACTCAATCAGTTCTTTTTTGTAGTCATCATCAACTTTTAATTTACTGATTTTTTCTTTCTGCGTAGTGAATTGAGCTCCCTCAATCTTTTCAACGACATGTACTAAAGAAGAGTTTACATCAGTTATAGATACTAGCGCATTTCTTAATGTCTCAGCATCATGTCTAATATCACTAACCCTTTTACTTAAGATCCTTAGATCCTTATCGGGCTTATGTGCTACTAAATCAAATAGTCCCATGGTATTCTCCTATAATTCTAGTTAAATCTTTATCTTCATCAAGTATGTATCTAGGAGTACAAACTCCTTCTGGCACAATATCAAGGCTTGGGTCTTTCATGAAAATAGTAAACAAATCAGTATCATTATCTTTAACTATTTCAATATGCTGCAAAGATCTACCAAAAATAAATTGAGATAAAAGCTCAGATGAAATTAACATCTTACCTCTTCGAGTACCCTCTGACTTTTTAGGTGTTTTTTTCTTTGCCATCTTTATAGCCCTCATCTTTACATTCTGAACACAAATATATAGTTCCTTTTGGAGAAAAGAAAGAAGCCCAGCCTATGGGCATATTATTTGGGTGTGGCAAAATTGAGTCCATTACCTCTTTCAGCTCAGTAGTATCTGACGCAATTATAGTTGTAGTATAGCTACTGCTTCCCTCTCTTAAAGCACCACAATTCCCGCATTCATAATTATGCTTAATCTTTACATCAGCTAATAATACTCTGACTTCAGACATAAAAACCTCTTATAAAAAATAGTAAGTAAAAAAGTTGAAATAGACGTTTACGTTGCTCTGCCAATTGAGCTACCTTGCAATAAAATGGCTGCAAGGATAGGATTTGAACCTATAACCTACGGCTTAAAATGCGATAACCTATCTCTATCGACCTACTATAAATTTTAATTATTTTTTAAATGGCGGGCACCCCAGGACTTGAACCCAAACACGCGGATTTGGACTCCGCTGCACTACCAGTTATGCTAGATGCCCTTTTTTCATTTCTCTCTGAATAACATAATATACAACAATCAACCCTACAAGTTTTAGGGTTATGATTATTATAAGTTTCTTCAAGATCTTTCAGAATTTTTAATTGATCAAATGAACGACCAATAACAGGAGTTTTCTTTTTGGTATAGTCCGCAAATACAAGCCTCCTTATAAAATCAACTAATGACATAATTAAAATAGATACAAGAACAAGAATGCACATTATCCCTAAAAAATGAATAATTATCATTTTTTCTCCTTTTTATCTATTAGAAGATAGCAGCCTATCAACCTCACCACTAAGCACGACTAGCGCTATCTAGTTCGTTGTAGGTGACACTATATTTTAGCTCATTATTTAAGTGCGTTTTCGCGCGCTTCCTGAGCAAGGGAAACCCTTAAATTGCCTCTACTGTAGGATTTTAACCTAACCTCTGAGCTTTATCAGTGCTCCGTTGAGTCACTCTACCAAGTAAAGGCAAAACTTGTTTACAAAATTTATGGTGGTAACTCCAAGATTTGAACTTGGGACTTCTAACTTATCAGGTTAGCACTCTAACCAACTGAGTTAAGCTACCTTTTTTATTTGGTCTCCGTAGTAGGATTTGAACCTACGACCCCAACTTCCCAAAAATTGTGCGCTACCAGCTGCGCTATACGGAGATACTAATCTTCTATTTAAAATGGTACACCCACCGGGATTTGAACCCGGATACCTACCGTGAAAAGGTAGTGTCCTGAACCTGATTAGACGATGGGTGCATATTGCCAGTACTTTCCTGGCTGTCAGCTTTTCACGGATGATCCGTGCCTTCAGGATGGCTCCCTAGCCGTTGCATTCTTTTCTCAGGTGCGGGTTGCTTGGCTTTGTCCGTTCTCACCTATAACAACTTTAAATGGTGCGCAGGGGTGGATTTGAACCACCGTACTCCGAAGAGGGCAGATTTACAGTCTGCTGCCTTTAACCACTCGGCCACCTACGCAAAATGGCGTCCCCTTTTGGATTTGAACCAAAGGCCTGCTGATTAACAGTCAGCTGCTACCACCAACTGAGCTAAGAGGACACTATTAAAAATATGGCGGGAGTAACGGGGCTCGAACCCGTGGCCTCTACCGTGACAGGGTAGCGTTATAACCAACTTAACTACACCCCCGCAAAAACAAAAAACCCTAACTGTTTTAAGGTTAGGGTTTTAGCTTTATTTATGAATATAATATAAAACTAAACCCTATACTGTCTCCTCTGAGTCAGTATTCCAATAATTATTAATGGATGGTTTTGTATTCATATTCATACACGTATTATAAAATACATAAGATATTATTGTCAAATACTTTTTTGCTTAAAATGTATTCACCTAACTATCTCCTTAAATAACATTTAGTCTTTCTTTTACTTCTTTTAAGTAATTCAAGTCTTCACAAACTGTCTTAAATGGTTCATCAGAAATCTTCGCCACAGGCTGTCCTTCTGCAGAAACCATTTTAATTACAATCGATGGAGGGTCAATGGATCTATTCATTAGCTTAGTTCCAATTCCAAATGAGACTCTTACTCTATGAGCAAAAGCTTCTTGAATATCCTTTATGGTATTAAAGTCTAAACCATCAGAAAAAACTAACGTTTTAAATCTTGGATCAATACCTAATTCCATATAGTGAGACAGTAGTTTTTCTCCCCAAATAAAAGGATCGCCTGAATCATGGCGACAGCCATCATAAATACGAGCTAGTTTTCCATCAAACTCTTTTAAAAAAGAATCCATGTTAATAGTGTCAGTTAAAGCTATCCCACATTTTCCTTTAAAAGTGTCAGACCAACCGTTAAGCGCAAATTCTTGGAATTGCTCTATACCAAAAATTTGATGATATTGCATCCATTCATGTGCCATAGATCCAAACACTGGAAGGTTTAACAATCGTGCAAAATAGACGTTAGAAGTGCCCTTAAATGCTGGCATTCCTTTAAGTCCAGTTAAAACTTCTTTTTGATGAGCAAAACTATGTCGTCTTCTTGTTCCAAAATCATAAATAGAATAACTTCCATCAAATGCACCCATTTGTGGGGTTGGATTTGAAGCGTAACTTTTATGAGAAACAAGTTCACTAATAATTGCCAGTAATGGTACTTCTAAAAGAATTGTACTATACCATGCACCTTTTATCTCAAGAGCAAGGTCACCTTCACGTGTATCAACTATAATGTTTTCACGAAAAAAAGTAAAATTTTTGAGCTTGCACAGATAGTCCTCATCAAAAAGATTTAATGTACGAAGATAGTTAATCTCTTCATTTGTAAATCTCAATTGACATAACATATCAATCTGAGCTTCCAGCAAATCTTTTATTCCTAAAAGACTGTTTTTGCTTCTATTGTACAGCTTATACTTTACAATGCCTCTACGTGGCATATAAGCATGCCCTATATGTCTACTTGCGTACTGCATAGTAAACTTATAAAGATCATTATCTAATAAGCTTGTTATAATTGGTTCAATCATATAATTTTTCATTAACAACCTCTGAATGCTTCATGTAATAAGAATTCAGCCCTTCCATAAAAGAGCCGAATTTATACGCAGAATAAATTAAGGCCCCAGAATAAAGGGCTACCATTAAAGCAAAACCTATAGCAATTTTATGGTAATTGTCTTTTAAGAAACCCATATTATTTCTTTTCTTGAGTTAGAATAGAGTTCAAATTTGCTAATACAACAGCATTTTCTTCTCTTTCTACATCTCCTACAGAGATTTCTAGGGTAACTTTGTCATCATTAACAGAAAGTTTTCTGAGAAGTGCTTTCTCTCCAAGCTTCATTTGCTTAACTTTAGAGTAGTTACTTAGGATTTTCTCAAGACTAATTGAGACGGTTTTGATCTCTTCAGTTTCTTGAACTAAATCAACAACATGCTCTTCACCTTTCTTTAAGCCGTTCATTTTATTAATTAAATTTGCACTCATCTTTTTCTCCTCATTATCTTTTAGGGGTACAACCCCATCTAAATTACATTCAAATTTTACATGACTCATATCATACTCAACAGTACCAGACTGAAAGCTGTAATCATCAATCATAGTTAAAGAGTTTAGATCAGAAAGAGTTGTTTGTGCTTTACCTACAGCATCCATATGCTTGCTAGCCTCTTTAATCTCACCTTTTAGATCAGCATTCATTTTCTCTCTTTTACTGTTTCTATAGATTTCTTCAACCAACTGGTTTATATCATCTCTTTCATCATCATCCATGTCACCAAAACGATAGGCTCTTTTAACGAAATCCTCAAACCATTTTTTACTTTTAAAAAAATATTTATCTGAAAGCAGAGTGTCCCAACCTCTTTTTTTATACTCTCTAAGCACTTTACTTAAAGCTTTTTTATAAGCTTTAAGTGAACATAAGATATCACAACCATGTTCAATATTGTCATTGTCAATATCCGTTAAAAGACTATTAGCTTCTTTCTTTAGAAGGGTATACTCTGAAAAATTATAGGAAGAAAGATCTCCACCTAAAAAGTAAAGAAAGTTTGCAAACGACTTAAGATCTTCATCTACTTTTAATAATTCACTCATGAACTATTCCTTTTCTTTAACTATTACAACCTTATTTAGAATCCATTTTTCAGGAACAAGAAGTCCATTAATAAAATAACTGATCTCTTTTCTTTGATTGTCAAATTCAACATTAATTTTGTCGATTTTTCCAAATGCATTTTTTACGGGAAGATAACCTGTTTCATATTGAACTAAATCTTCGGCCTTATACTTTGTAACAGTAGGCTTTTCCACATAGCAACTATTATAAAGATCATATATCCTCTTATACCTCTCAGCATCAGGACGAACTATTAAGACTCCTAGTACAAATGAAAGAAGAGAAAATACTACCACCATATAGACATCTTTTAAAAACGATTTAACTTTATTCATTTCTTTTTCCTTAAATAAAAAAGGAGCCGAAGCTCCTTTAACTAATCCTCAGTAATGATAGACAATTGTCCACAAGCTGCGCCGTTTTCAATCTCAGATTGAGTAGCAACAGCTACGGCATAGTCATATCCTGCTGATTCTAGTTGGTTTTTAATCTCAATCATAGAATACCTCCTATAGAAGATTAACACCTTTTATAATACCTTCACCCATATTGTTTTTCTCTGAAACATCATTCACATTAATAGGACTGAGCTTCACAAAAAACTTATTGGGGTCAAAATACTCTTTCAATAAATCAATATTAAAATCTTTTTCATCAACTAAAGTAAGATTTAAGGTTGTTTTAAGATTACTCTGAGTAACAACCTCGCCAAGTTCTTTGATAGACATCTTGTTTTTAAAAGGAATTAAATCGTTTCTTCTATCTTCGTCTAAAGAGTGAAGAGATAATTGAAGCGTAACATTGTCTTTGATCCAACTAAAGTCAGACCCCTTAATTCCAATAGTAGAAACATAATGATGAGTATTAGGATACTTGGCATCAATTAACGTAATAGCCTCTTTAATCGCTTCGATATTAAGAAAAGGCTCACCCATTCTTGTATAATTAATCTTAAATTCTTTTGCTTCAAGCGGATTCGCTCCACCTTTTTCAATAGCAAATTCAACTTGATCAAAAATTTCCTGACCAGTTAGATTTCTATATTTAGGAAGATTTCCAGTAGCGCAGAACTTACATCTAACAGGGCAGCCAGACATACAAGAAACACCAATCATCCATCTTTCAGATCGATCACCTAAAGCTTCTGAATCTAAAAAATTCTGTTTCCTACCTATTGCGTCTTTTGTATAAAAAGGAAGAAAAGTTTCAGTTACTTCTATTGGATATCCGTCACTTGTTTTAAGGGCAAACACCTGTCCATTAGAAAATTTTTTGTATCTTATCTCTTTCATTTTTCTATCCCCATAGTTCCTACATGAGCAAATTCAACCATTTGAACTCCATATAATTTTTGGAGACGTTTAATTGCAAATGCTTCCATTTCAGCATCAAAGTCACCAATCATATTTTTATATAAATAGATTTTAGGTAATCTGTTATATATGTTTTTAGAGTAATTGACAATTTCAGCAATCACATCATGAACACAAATATGGGTACAGACACCTGTCACATGAAACTCGGCTTTTCGAGGATCTACTCTAGTAAAAAATCTTTCAGCCATAGATGTTGCAAATGAGCTTTTAAAAATAACCTCTTCTTTCCCAGTGAAATCATTTTGATCTATCAATCGAGAATCAATTGCACTTGTCTTCACATCATGACAATGCTTACCAAACTGAGTAAACTCATTTATCTCATCTTGAGTATCTGTTCCATTCAAGCAAGGATGAATGTCTCGAGTAAATACAACTTTTTTAAAAAGTTTTTTAAAAGCTACTATGTTCTCAATAATGCTTTCAGCTTTTTCTCCAACATAAAGAGCTCCATCTTTGTTAATAAAATCATATTGCATATCAACAATAACTAAAACCTTATTGTCATCACTCATAACTTTCCTTTAAAATTTGATCAACATCTTTGTTTATAGACTCTTTATCTCTAGGAATATATCCATTAAAGTCTATAAATGCTCCTGTTGAATACAGGGGGCTTTTCATTCCAATTTTATTCTTTAAAACAGGAAGTGTTTTTAAGTCATTAACAATTGTATACCGTACATCAGTACATATTAAAGACATAACCTCTTTATTATCTGCATCATAAATAATAACTTTTGCTTTATTCATAGCAGCAACCTCTCTACTTAAAAAACGGTGCCCAATCTAGAGATTTGAACTCCAGTTCCCATTTCACCTAGCTACTAGCTTCATAGCAGAATAGGCAAGAAACACATCTAAAGATCGTACTTGCTGTTCTTGCTTCTCTTTTTGGCTTCCTGTGCATTTCCTGATATATGCTAAAAGGGCAATTATGGTGCGCCCTATGTGACTTGAACACATGACCACCCGGTTATGAGCCGGGAGCTCTAACCGACTGAGCTAAGAGCGCTTATTTTTTTTATTTTTGTTTCTCCCTATACCCTTCACATATCTTGTTACATTCTTCTTTTGTATCACATAATGCAACTGTATTATCCATACCCCAGACTTCCTCTTTACATGAATAGTAAACTACCTCACCTTCTTTTTGAAGACATTTACCATCTTTACGATGTATCTCAACATAATAATCATTAGAACAACCAAAGAAAACTGCAAATAAAATAAAAAATAAATATTTCATTTCTAATACCCTCCCCAAGTTACATGAATAGTCTCGGCATCAATGGATTTTAATTCTTTATTAATTCTTTTAATTAGCCAAGAAACCCTTCGCTTTATTCGCTTAATGGTATCTTTAGTTTCTATATCTCTAAAGTTTTTAGAAAAAATAGACCTCGGTTTAGATGGCCATTTAGATTGGAATTCACTATTTTGTAAATTCCATGCTTTTTCTACTATGTTCTCTGCCAGATCATGATACTTCCCAGCTTGATCTAACATATTTGTTTTCCTTGAATAAGGAATACAATGGTAGTCTATCTTTTTAATTCCAGCAAACTTTCTTTCATGGTCACGCATTCTTAAAGGGCAAGAATAACATTTTGTCTGAGAATTACCCTTATCCCACAAAACATAATGACAGATACTACAATTAGTAGAACTTAATTGAAACTCGTAATCATTTCCCATGGCAAAATAAGAGTTCTCAGTTAAAATAACTACGGCGGGGATATAAACTTCATTTATACGACGAAGAATTTCATCCCCAATTCCGATAATTGTTTTATATTTTAATCCTAAATTACTCATTGTTATTTCCCATTTTTCAATAGATACTCTGGAGACACGACTTTAAATGAAAGACTTGGGTCTTCAAAGTTCCTAAACACAAGACCTTCTCTCATAACATTAGGATTAATTTCACTTTTTCCATTAGACCATTCAATAATTTGATCAATTTCATCAGGAATAATTCTTGCTGGAAAAATAGGAACTGTATCAATGCCTTTCCAGGCGCATGTCTTATTTAGTGCAACTCTTTTATTATCAATAACAATATTAAAAATATTAAATTGATGAGTAGCTAATCCATAAATATTTCCCTGTATTCCTGGGCCAGTAATTTCACCTTGAACAACAAGCAAGTCTACATTTTTCATTTCTTTTAAAGAGTCTTTAAGCTTCTTTTCAAGATCATAATTAATAGCGATGCTCCAATAATGGGATCCGTCGTTCTTTTTAAGCCATTGATTTCTACTGCAAACACCAAAAATGATCTTTCTACCTTCTTTCTTGGCAAAATATGTAGCAGAACACCCTTCTAATTTTTCAGAAGGAACCCAGTAGCCTTTCTCTTTATAGACTTTATAAATCTTTTTAAGGCTCTGAACTCTTGTTTCATCTGTCTTTTCAATAAAAGAAGGAAAATCTGCTTTACGATTTCCATGTAAATACAGATACATCTTTCTAAAAAGACTATACTTCATAAGATACTTAATAATACCTTTGTGCTTTTTTGGTTCAATGATAACAGTATCAGGTTGTTCGTATTTAGTAACACCCAGAATCTTAGTTACATCGTCATCTTCTTTTGGGGGATTTCTAGAGTCATAAGCAGGCAAGATGTCTACAGGAAATAAAATACCTTGAGAAATAACACCAAACTTATTTAACTTCCATGTTTTGATTCTGAATTTCTTTTCACGTAAAAATTCAAATTCTGGCCATTCAGGCAAAATAGAATCAATTTCAATATATACAGCTAAGTCTCCAGCTTTAAATTCACCTTTTTTAACAATACACTTCCATCCTAAAACAGAAGCAAGTTGAATTCTGTCAGCTCCCTCAATATCTTCAACAGCCAAAACTTCTTGAATACTTGCTAATTTTCTCATAATTATTCCTCGTTATCCCAGTACCTATACAGTGAGTGTACAGACTCTTCTTTTACTTCAGATCCATCATAAATAACAAATGTATGTTGGATTCCTTTACTCCCCAGATCGACTAAATGACTATGAATTGCATCCCTTGTTCTTCCAGCATAAAGGCTGTCATCAAAGAAAACAAAGCGTGTACCACTTAGCTCAAAGCTATTCAAGTCATCCAGTTCTGGATTGCGCCTTAACCCACCTCTAACTAAAAAGATGGGTCGAGTCACACCAATAGAAACTAGAAAGTTATAGAATAGCTGACCAAATCTACCTGACATAACAATAAAATCCATATTGTCACGTAAGCCAGATTTTACATATGAGGTCCATAGTGCCTGGCACCACTTTTTATCTCTGACTTTTTCATCCAAGTTCTCAAAAAACTTTTCACCTTCCTTGTGTTCATCAAGAACTTCTTTAACAAGTCTATCAATAGTTTTCATGTCTACCTCACATTTATTCTTGTAAGGCAAACTCCGACAATAGACTGAATACTGAAGCATCAAATCCTGCGCAATCAAGCATTCCAGGATCATTAGGATCAGCAATAGTAAAATCTGAAGATGATGTTGCCATCACAAATAATTTTGCATTAATACCCATTGTTTTTCTATATTTGTCTAAAATCTGACATACATGCTCCTTGCCGGCCCATGTTTCATTGTCAGTAGTAATGACAAATACATCAACAGGTATCTTTTTATTTAAGGCATAACTAATAGGAAGAGAACAATCAGTTCCACTACCCATATGGTAGTTGCTTTGCATACGACCAACAAGTGAGTCTACCGATTCTTTCTTGTTTACAGGCATAACAGAAACGCCATTATTCCCTATAGAAAAGCCATAGTTTCTTGGTTCATTCCAAGATCTATACCCACCTTTAGATGGACTACCAAAAGCAACTGCATCAACATTTTCTTCAGTTCTAACAAGAGTTGTAACTAAACAAGCTGAAGCTTCATATGCTGAAACAAAATCAGTACCTAAGACCGAACAAGTCATAGAACCGGAAATATCAGCACCAATAAGAAATCTCTTTCCTGTTGGTTTAATATTTTTAAAAGCCAATGTCATTGCAGTATCTAGGGCTGATCTAATTTTAGCATTAGGTCTCCAAGATAAAGATCCTTTGACCCCTCTACCTGCTGAATATACCTTAGATGCAATATAAAGCTGCATAGGATGAATTCTGGATTTTTCAATAACCTCTTTATTTCCTAGCTTATTCACAACCATGATAGTTTCATCTCTTAGATTACTATCAAAAATATTAAGGCTAGACATTTTACCTAAGTTTCTGACTAATGCCATAATAGGCATTCCTGGAAGCATTGCTCTCCATACATCTGCATTATTCAATGCTGCAGTTGGCAATAGCTCCCGAGGAATATTATGTTTAGTGATTAGGCCAATTAATTCACTAACACCCTTTTTAGTATTTAGATCAATTGTTTTTAGCTTTTCAAAAAGCTCACACATTGTACCTTCAGGAGCATTTGCTTTTCCTACAAGATACGCAAAAAGCTGCTGACGTTTTTCATCTTTAGCCTTTGGATGAGATAAACGCAAGGCATCTCTATGAGTATAGCCTTCACGATTACGGTACTTAATAACACTCAGGTCAAGTCGACTAAAGTCTGTTTCAGTATAGTATTTTGCAATAGATTTTCTTACAGAAGGACCCATCCCTCTTAAGTCTCTAACAAACTTAAGGTACATAAAAAGCATTGTAGGCGTTCTACAAACTTTTAAAACAGCCGACTTAATTAGCTCATTAAGCTCAACATCTTTAGTCCCCTTATTTTGACTTGAAACAAGAGCCAATAAAAATATTGTTGCATCTTGCTTTAAGGCCCTTCCATTGAGAGAGACATCAAGCAATGTAGTAAGAACTTTTCTTGAATCTTCATTAATACACTCAAGGACTCTATCAATATTTTCTAATGCAAAAGCTTTTTGATTTACATAATAAGTACCACTCTCTGCGCCAAGAATTAAGAAGCGCATAAGACGTTGCCATTTATCAATTTTAAAAACAAAGCCACCTGCATTGTTCTTAACCATTTGTTTACCAGGAATTGCACTAGTTTGTGGGGTTTCTTTAATTAAAGAAGAATAGCGATAAGACATGTCGTCCTCCATAATGTATTAAAATATTATTATTAAAAAAAAGAAAGGCAGGGTAAATGAAATGATTAAGGGGAAAATCACAACCTAGATAACCCTTAGTCTATCGACCCTGCCGTATTGAAACTTAACTTATAAAATGAAAAAATAGGTGAGCAAATATGGTATTGGGAACGCCCTCCTTTACCAAATGGGCTAATGGTGGAATCGAACCACCTCGGCTTTTATTTCCAAAAAAAATGATAACCAATAACCTTCGGCCCACCTATTTTACATTAAAACAAAAACATTTTTTCTAACCTAGTATACTCTTCATCAGAGATCCTGTAAACATTTTCTTCTTTACTAAGACCAGCTGCTATATGAGCAAAATACTCATAATTAGCAATTGCCTTACCCTCCTCAACCTTATTGATTGATTTAGGTATTTTATGAAGTGTTAATCGATCTCTTAAAACAATAATTTCTGTTGGTTGGATACTTGCAAAAGGATGTTCTACATCTTCTTCTTCAATGTTAGTCAACATTGGTTTTATTTTCACGAACATAAGCCATCTCCTCTTCAAATTGTTTTCTCCAGAACTCTCTAGGCAATAATCCTTCATCGGTTCTACAGAGATACTTATCATCAAATAGTCTTTCAGTATCAGGATACTCTTTATTCGCATCATTAATACGTTGAGCACAAGAGGCACAATAGTACTTGCTTGTTCCTTTATTAAAAAAGACTACATCAGTTGGTGACTGACAAGCTGTGACATTACACAGTCCATTCTTTTCACCTTTTATTAACTTCTTCTTTTTCTCTTTTTTTCTCTCATCTTTCATTTTTCTACTGAAATATTTTTTCATATTTAACCTACCTTGTATCAACCAGATGATAGGTCCAATAAACATAGGAGCCATTCTGCCTCATTACTTTTTGAACTCTATGTTTACTCCAAGAGTGCCCATTAAGAGTGTAATAGTACTCCTTGGTTATCTGATTAGACTGTGATGGGGCAAACATCTTTCTCACAAAGGCCCCTTCCACTCTTTTAATTCTGTACTAGGGACATAGGCCTCTACTTCAATCTTAATTGATGTGGTTTTCTTCACTCTTCCAGTTCCATTACATCTTTCACAGACATCCTGTGTGTATGTATAGACTCCGTTATGCCAACAATACAGCTCTTTTTTTGTAACGATACCTGCTCCATCACAATTATTGCAAAGCTCTATACTTATATCAATATTGCTTGAATTACATTGAGACATAAAAAGCTCCTCAGTCTATCCTAGATAGTTCCATTGCAGTTGCTATAGTATGTGAATCCATCTGCAAAGCGCCCATAATACTTCCAATCATAGGAAGTTTCCTGACTATAGCTTTAATTATTTCTATATTTTCATGAACTCTACGATCAAAGTCTTTTATGCGCTTTTGCATAATTAATCTTCTTTCTTTTTTCTTCCTTGCTTGAACTATAGGCCTAACTTTCTTTAAGTTCATAAAAAATCCTCAATAAATTAAATTATAGTTTGATCTACCATTCGAGATAACTCTGCCAACTCAAGCTTAGAATTTTTGAATAAATTTAATATCTCTTTACGGAGCCATAAATTAGACTGTTTAATTACTGCTAAACCACTCTTTTCATCTGGAACTTTAACAATTTTATAATCAATATCGTAGTAAAAAGGAAACTCAGACTCAACAACAAAGCTCTCGCCTTTATCTGTAGTTATCTCCTTATATTTCATCCATCTTCCATGGTCTACCTGAGACTCTCTATCTTCAATCGAAACAACTTCATGGACGCATTCTTCATTTAAAAAATTACTCCAGTCTTTTCCTAAAAACTCTCTAGCATAGTCTAAAGCATAATTTATGTTTCTATGAGTGAAAAGTTCTTCCCATTCTTTTGTCTTATCAAGATTGACAAATTTTGCTCCAATCACTTTAATTTCATTATACGCCATAAATAACTTCCTTAATGATAAATGAGGCCAAGTAGAAGTACTTCCCTTCTGTCTCTAGATTATGCGTCTAGTGTGTTATTTACACTACCATGGCCATAAATGGTGGAGGTGGCGGGCCCTGCCCCCGCGTCCACAACTACTCAATAAATATCGTCTACATGTTTAGCTTGTTTTTGATGCCAATACTATCCAAGCAAATAGTAACCATTTTTTAACAAGGTTGGGCCATTCCTTCACATAATTGATGACTAGATGCCTCATGTTTCAAAATCTTTAAAGTTGCTCTCATCACACAACCTGAATATCCTGGTCACAAGATACTCAATAGGGGAACACATGGTTCCCTCCACCACCTTGTTTGTTTACTGTACACAAGGAAAACAACGCCACAGAGTCAACGTTCCGTGGGAACTTTTTAGACGATTATTAGACCTGTCCGTATGTCCCTTACTTTTTGTTATTGGTGTAAGGCCCTCATTCAACTGAATGCTAATTAAGCAGCAGCTTGAAGTTCGATATAATCGTTGCCAATTATGATTTAGTTCATTGATAACCCGGCCAAGAACCATCCGGGACATGCAAATACAAACCTCGTAACCGTGTCGAAACTAATTCACCCCCATATTATTATTTTACAATAATTATTTCATTAACGCTTTGCATACTTTTATTATTATATTCATATGCAACTTGGTTAGGATCTTGTCCAGGCATAACAAAAACTGGATAATCATCATAGTCAAAACGATCACACACTGAAACAATATGTGTAGCACCTTCTTCTTTTGCTCTTTCAATCCAACCTTCAATAACAGCTTTATTCGCAGCCATAATAATCTCCTCTTTTTATTTTTTTTCAGTTTCTATATCATTTAGTTAAATGATCTGGCGTTACTTTAGAAAGTCCACAATAAACACAATCTTCATTTACAGTAGGTGTATCTTTCTCACACTTATAACAATATCTCATATCTTTTTCATTAGATATTTGATATTTAAGTCTATCTAAAGTAATCCGTTTTTCTCCATCACGACCGAATAGCAGAGAGTTGATAGATCTCATATCAATCCGAATATCAATATACTTGCATTGTGAGTTTTCTACCCATCTCCACTTTTCTTTTTTATCAACAATATCAATTAAAAACTGAAGAAGCTCTCTAGTCTCAGCCGCAGTTTCCCAGATATTGTGTTCTTCTCTAAATTCAAGAGTGTCTGGATACTCACCTTTGCCATCACAAATATGGCAATTCTGCCAACCCTCATCTAAAAGTTTACCTTTATGGTCATAACTTTTAAATGGGCCAAGTCTGCTTTTACCAGGGTTTTCAGGGTGACAATACCCACATTTAATTATTTGATTATTCATTTCAAACTCTCTATTTTTAGAATCAGCTGACTTTTCTCAATTTCACATTTTTCCCAATTATCAGTAGCTTCAACTGCTAAAGCACTCATCTTTTCAGCTGACTCAATTATTTCTGAACTTAAAGATGTACAAGCAAAAATCTCTTTAATCTCTACATCTGTACTGCTATCTTTTATAAGCTTAAAGCCAATAATAATTAAAGCAGTAACTATAACTATCATAACCAAGCTAAAAATCCATTCAAATGAGCAGATTTTTTGTTTAAATTTACGGAATAAATAGTTCTTATCCAAACTTTCCACATCAACCTCCTCCAAGTATAGTTCGCCGCTAGCCTCTTTTTCATACAACTTGTCGAGTTCACTAATAGGTTTAAATTTAAAACGAGGTTTTTTATCAAGAATGGCCATTAACCACCTCCATTGTATCAATAATTTTATACGCAGGCCGATCATAGCCGCCGTCCCAAAACTCAGGGTTATTAGTTCCTGCATTTATAATGCGGCACTTACCCTCAACTCTGTCTACTGACCTGTGAGTGTGTCCCACAATATAATAATCAAAAACTTCAAGTATATGCTCAAGGTAATACTGTGGCCCTTGAAGTCTCTTGTATTTCTCCTCATCACAATAGGAGGGAAAATGTGTAACTAAAACTTTTGATTGAGAATACTTTTCAGTCAAATCAAAAATTTTGGCTAAAGCCCTATCAGACCTTAGTCTCATAAAATGATGTGTACTTCCTTCTATACCAATTGGCATATAGCTTAAATCATTGGTAAATTCATAGGGATCTAGCCCATACCAACTATCAAAACCAAAAATCACGACATCTTCTGAGACATATTCCCCATCTTGTAAATAGTGAATCTTGTTTTCTTTACAAACACGCCGGAATTCGCTCTCCATTAAATCAAAAGTATATCGTGTTTTATAAGGGTTCTTCTTTTTAGACTTAAAACTATACCAATCCCACCAATCATGATTACCTTTTACTGTTAGAATAACATGATCAGGAAATGCCCTTCTTAAAGACTTTAAGCCAGCATAAGTGCTTTTTTGGGAGTTGCTTCCAATGTCACCAGAATGAACAATTAAATCAAACTGCTCATTATCTCTAATACGTTTAAAGAACTTATCGTGAACTCTAGACGTTCTGCTTGAGTACCCTCTATGAGTATCAGTTAAGCATAAAATTCTCATAACTTGCTCCTAGAGGGATTATAATTACTCTTTAGATTGAAATATCAATTCCATCACGTTTATACTTGCAAGAAATCTTAAATTCAGCATCTTTATATTCCATGTATCCAGCGAACATATCGCCTCTGACGATATAAGCATAGATTTGAATTGGTGTGAATCTAGCATCGGTTGAAAAGTAAGGTTTGTTACCTAAATCAATATCTCCCCAAAATCTTCTAGTATTTCCATTTTCCTTATAAGCATACAAAGAAGCTCGATTTTTGTTTGTTTTAGAAACAACAATATCCATTGTCTCAAAAATACATTCATTCAAAGCCATTGGATGATTATTTGCACATGGATTTAAAAGGCGACATTTAAATAGTGCCGCCATTGAACTTTGAGATACTAAGAACAAAGTTAAGCTAATTAAAATTACACGAAACATATTATACCTCATATCTGTCAATATGGTAGTAAGAGTTATAAGTTTCAAGATACAGTCCAGTCTTGGCTGCAACAGTATCCAGAATTAATAATTCATCTTTTGATAAATCATCAAACTCATCAACTTGATCATACTCTTTAACACTGAGAATCTTACTTGTACGAAGACCTGTAATAATATCTCCAACTCCAACACAACATTCATAAAACTCATTAGTGTTGGCTTTAATTAATTCGGCTAACTGGGTAATACTGTTTATGTCAAGAGACTTCCTATATTCGCCTCTTTGAAACAAATACAAAAAACACTCTGGGTTACATTTGCTTAACCCTTCTCTAATTTGGTATGAGTTATGATATACAGGATTTTTCTTATTTTTTATTTTTTTTAACACGAACATTGAATTCCTCCCCAGAATAAATGTTAACTACTTCATTTAATGACCAATTAGAGAGAACTGGATGGTCTCTTTTTAAACCGGCCGCAATTTCAATTTTGTTATTAGACACACCAGCCACCTTTAGCTTGTGCCTTTCTTCTTCATTTGACTTAAACTGTTCACCTAAGATCTCAATAAAACGCGCAGACTTCATAAAGCTCTCCTTGCTTAAAAGGCCCCCACAACGAGGGCCATTAAAAAACTAGACTAAAATTTCTTTAAAGTTCTTAGCAATTTCTTCTAGCTGCTTAGCGTCTTCATCTACAGGGGTGATAATCTCTGCATCATGAAGCCAAGCTGAATAGTAAACATTGCTACCATCTTTAGTTACACGTGGTGCCATATAGGCAGTAACTTTCAAGAACTTCTTGCCTTCTTGTAGGTCATTTAGATTTGCCATCAAAAGACCTTGAACATCAAGCAAGTTTTTAAGGCCATAATTTCTACTTAAAGTTAGAGCCATTTCAGTTTGAATTAGATCAGAATGATTTGTTGTTCCGTCTTCAGGGATCATGTATCCCCTTAAATAATAAGATGTAGATTTTCCTACGACTTCACCTTTTTCGTCTTTTCTGTCAAACTCTTTCTCTACTGTTGTGTCTTTAACAAACAGATTGAATACACATTTTTGTTGGTGCTTAAGCATAAAAACCTCCTAAAGTTAATTGTAAGTTTAAGCGTCATAAATATTTTATTTAAAGATTAATAGAAAAAGTCAGAGGCGTTACTTGAGACTAATTAGTCGAAGTCAAAAGTCAGAGGCGTTACTGAAGAAACTAAATTATAAGTTTTTTGCATAAAGTTTTACTTAATAAGTAAGACAGAGCCTACGAATTAAGTAAAAGATTATTTATTTATTGTAGCAATTACTCTTTTAAAAAAGAGTAAAAAGCCATAAAAATTTTATTTAAAAATGTATTATTAAGACAGAGCTTGTCAGTTAAATATTTTCCTAATTTATTTAAAAACTATCTTGATTTATAAATAAAATATGAAGTTAATTTTATTGTAAGGGTTTTATTGATTGGGCCCATCAAAAGACAGGCCCAAAATAATTGAATATTACTTAATAGCTTTAAATTCAATAATTTGATCAATAACCAATTTTCTTAAAATTGCATTTTCTTCTTCAAGAGCACGATTTCTAAGAGTTAATTCAACAGTTTCAGCACTTCTTCTTGGCTTAGATTCAGCGACAAGAGTTGATTGAACATTTTTCTTAGTTTTAACTTTTGACTTTGTTCTTTGAAGTACAGATTGTCTATACTTTTTATTCCAAGAAATCAAAGTACCATAAGGAATATTCATTTCCTTAGAAATAAGTTTAAGAGAAATTCCTTTCTTTAACTTTCTAAAAACAGCTTGCCTCTTACTATCAGAGTACTTTGTTTTCTTTTTCCCTTTTTTTTCAGATGGCATAAAACTCTCCTCTTCTTTAGATAATACTTTCATAAACAAAAAATCCTCCTTAAAACTACTTAGTTTTAACTTTAAATTTTTTACTTAAGCCAGATAAATCAACATTTTTCTTAAAGTTTTCATTGATCCAATATGATCGCCAAGCAATCTCCTTACCAGTAATAGGATCATATCTTTCATTTTCTTTTGTTTTAGCTGATAGCCAAGTTTCTTTTCTTTCAGCAATAGTAATCATAAACAAAAGACCTGCTAATTTTAAAAAATTACTATCATTTCTACCTACTGCCCGAGCAATAGCTTCTTCAACAATAGAAATATCAGATTTTGAGTTATCACTCATATCTCCTATTTCTTTAGCCAATCTAGTCCAAACTAAATTAGAAGATTCCGATGGTTGAAGAGAATCAATAAATTTATTTAACCTTCTAAAAACAGCATCTTGAGTAGCCTTATGACTATTGGCTCTAATAAAAGCGCCCCAAAGATCATTCTCATCTTTTAAATCATCAGGATCAATTAAAGCACATCCTCTTTCCAAATCATATAACATACATCCTCCTTAAAAAATTAACAATGAATGTTAATAACAGGAATTTTAAAATGATTTTTAGCTAAATTAACAGTATTAGCAGTTCCACCTTTATTTGATGATAGATTAGTAAACAAAACATCTGCATTTTCACATAAAGCAATGTTTCTTCTATAACATTTTTGACCAAATGTTCCTGAATTTCCTCCTGAAACATTAAATTGACAACCTTCAGAAATAACCTTCAAATTAAGATTATTAGCTCTTATATTTTCATCATTATTTCTTGTGGCATATTTTTCAAAATTAGGAAATGGAACAAAGAGACAAATATGACTATAAGGAACATTGTTTTCAATAAGTACCTCAAGAACATAAGTATCAAATCCTGGACAGCCACCTACATGAAAAACATCAGTCATAAAATTAACATTATATTCCTTTAATGAACGAAGAATAGCACTTTTACAAACAATATCACTAGGAATTCTGTTAGGTCTATGACCAGTAAATGCAATAACCATAAATTCTCCAGTTATTTCTTCTTAAGATTCTCTTTAAAAGTAACATACAAATCTTCATCATCAACTTCTTCATAACATTCAAGTAAAATTGCTAATTCATCTCCAGATAACGATTTTCTTTTAAGTAAAAAAACTAAAGCTTTAACAACAGAATTATAACTTTTTGTTAAATCTTTTACTTCTTTACCTAAAATAGCCTTATTTACTTTCAGATCTTCAATTAACTTTTGTAAAACATTTGGCTTTAATTGCCTAATTCTCCTTTCTTCCTTTATCAAGAATTCTTCTTTTTTAGAAATTTTTTCAATAATCATTTTATGATCTTTTTTCAAGGAATTGTAAATCCTTTCTAAAGAATCCAAATCATTTTCAAAAGGCAATCTAATTGTGGTTTCTTCATGACAATCACAATTTCCTACTGGACATGAACATTTATTCGTATGATACCAAGCCATAAAAACCTCACGTATTAGCCCCTCCACAATAAAGTGGAAGGGCCAACTTTTACTAAGATATACTAACAATTTCTTTCAATAAATCTTTCATCAAATGAAGTTCTGGAGTTTTTTCATGAACAAATCTTGGTGCATATTTCTTTAAATCATAAATTGTAAATTTATCACTTTTTGCACCATAGATAACTTGAACAATTAAATCATTCCATCTCATTTCAGGAATTTCAGCATTAGGATCATTTTCTCTTAACTGTTTTCTCAAAGTTAATAAATTGTTCCAATAATCCAATAGTTTTTCCATTGCAGGAAAAACAAAACCTAAATTCCTATGATCTAATTCTTCTTTCAATAACTCCCTAACAGTTTTAGTAGCATCAGTATTAGAAATTACATTTTGAGCAAGAGGACTCAAATTACATTGTGTTAAATCAAGCGAAGCCTTTAAAGATCTAACTGTTCCTTGTTGAACAATAATTGCTTGATAAGTAGCAACAATATAAATAACTTCTTGCAATGTTAATACTTTTCTAGCTAATAAAGAAAATGCTAAAGCATGAATAGACCACATACTTTTAGTAATTGGACCAATATCTTCTTTTTTATTTGCAGATTTAATAATCATTAAATTTCTAGAAGAAGTAGTTTGAGCACTTACTTTTAAAGTTGGAAAATAAGATTTTTCATCAGCTTTTTGACATTCACCAACAAAATAGTCCCATAACCAATTATTATTAACTTCAGAAAAATACTTAGCCACTAAACTTTCAGTTCCTTTAAAGAAAGAAAAATCTTTTCGTAAATCATAAATTCTTTTTAGTTCATCTTGAGACTCTTTATCAAAAGGTACAGCTACACGAACTAAATCTCCGTCAGAATCCATTTGATGATGGAGAATAGTATTTATCGGATTTAAAATAATACCAGTAAAATTTCCATAAATTTCTTTGAAAGAAACATTATATCTTTCCTTAAGATATTTATCAAAATCTTCAACTGACCACAATCGATGAATATTATCACCTTGAGAAGGAAACAAACAAGGATCACGATGCAAAGGTCCATAAATTTCAGATTCACCTAAAACAGACTTATTCTTTTTAAACCAAAAAGATTTTTTAACTATAACAGCTGTATAAGGTGGAACTAAATTTGAAGTAAAACTCTTAGCTTGAAATCCATTCAATGTCTGTCTCATTGAAAGAGTAAAATAACCTTTCTTTCCTCTTAATAAAGCAGAACTTTTCTGTTGAATTCCATTCTCAAAAAACTTTCTAATATCATCAATAAAAAATCTGACATTGGATGGTGAATTTATCAATTTCTTTTTAGCCCAAATAGCAGTAAAAAGATCTAGAATTTTCAATATAAGTTCACCAATATAAATGTCATTAAGACGGCCTTGACTAACTAAGTGTACAATTATCCCAGAAGGTGGAAGTACATATAGTTTACCTTTTTCAACATCTTCAAAAACAACACCCTTCTTAAAAAAATCATGAGAAAAATACGGATGATATCTAATAAGATTTTGCCATGAAGGTAAAGGTAAATTCAAAGCATAATTAAAACGTGCATTTGGATGCTTAACATTAAATAGTTCCAGCATTCTAGGATTTTTAAAGAAATTTTCAAAATTATACTTTGAATAATTATCTGAAAATCCACCAATAGCCGTTTTAATTAAATGGTGAAAAAAATCACCATTTTGTTCATATCCTTTAATTGAACATTTTCGTAACATATCATCTAATTTAGATAGACCATAAACTTGATAAAATAAACTTTGAACTGGAGATAAATCAACTGATTCTAAGTCAGTCTTAGCCCTACTAAATTCATCATTAAACTCAGTAACAATTAAATCTTCCAAACCAAACCAAACTTCAGATTGTACAATTTGAAAACCAGTTTTAGTTACAACTTGACGCGTCCAAACTCCTTTATGAATTTTATTCATTTTTACATTTAATACGTCTAAGTTGCCATTACTTTTGTATATTTCATTAGGACAAACAAATGTACCAAACACAGCATTACTTAAACGAATAGCATTTAAAGCAATACCTGCACCTTTTCCTTTCATAGCACCATAAGGTACAGCTAAATGCACAGGTAAATTAATATCCAATTTTTCATCAATTTCAAAATTTTCAACAGTTCCTCTAACTTTACCCAACATACTGTCTTTATAAGGAACAACAATTCCTTTCGCTCCAGATTCAGAAATACCACGAGAAACTTGAATTTTAACCTTAAGGCCTAAATTAAGAGTAATACCAGGATCATTAATATCAAAAGGGATAGCTGTAACAAAAACTTCTTTAACTGAATTATATCTTGAAGCAAGATATTGCAATGTACCTTCAGTATCATGAAAAGAATCACAAGCAGGACAATACCAATGACTATGATCTGGTTTTAAATCATAATCAAGTGCAACGGTTTCATCCATATCACCATTTATAATTGCAGGATATGACAATGAGCCACATTCACACTTGGCATAAACACCAACAGGTTCACTTTTAGGCCAAACAAAATCTTTATCAGCTAAATTTTCAGCAAAAGAATTAAACAATGATTCAGCAAAAATAGGTAAAACCTCTTTTCTTTTAAAAACAACAGTTCTATTGCAAAAAGAATTCCTTCCCATAATATGACAATCAACACCATGGAGTTGTTCAACAAAACTCATCTTTTCTTCATCATTTAAAGATAAAAAATCATCAAATGAATAAGTAACATCAACCCCACTTTGATAATACACAACTACAGCGTTGTTAACATTAGGATCTTTTTGATGGATTTTACCAGAATCATAGCTTAAATAATTTCTAGAAACATCTATTTTTCTTGCATTATCCATAAAATACTCCTAGTTTTTATTTAAAACTTCAAAATCAAAAGATAAATCAATATTATCAAGATAGGCACCATCAGTTGTTTGATGAGTCTGTTCCCTAGCAACAGTTTTAGAAGGATCATCAAACATTGTATAATGTAAATGACTTCCTTTATCAGTAATAGAATTACCGCACAATAAAGATTCATAATTACTTTCATCCTGTAATACAACATAACCTTTATTTACAGATTCAGCTCCAGAAGGTGCCAAAGTTAAATTAAGTTCATTACAATACCAAAGTAAACGATCTTTATCCAAAATAACGTTATCCCAATCTAAACAATCAGCAAGAACACCAGAATCATTAACATGTTCTTCAAATTGAGGATTAGGATCTCCCTTTTTAAAGGAAGCACGAAAACCCCATAACATTGAATTATCAATAGAAAAATTAGCAATGTTGTTAAAAAAATAAGAATTATCTTTAATTCTACATTTGAAAGGAACAAATTGAATTCTATTAGACATTTTTTTAAGAAAATTTTCTCTATTAGCATTAAGTAGAAAAAACCTTTGAAACAATTTACTTAAATCTCTAATAATAAGATAAGTATTTGGTCTCATTCCTGATATAGTTTTGTAAGAACTTCGTTTAAAAGCAATTTGTTTTAAACGATCATAAATACATTTAAAAAACATATATCTCATAGTAAAACGATGAATAATAACCAAAGAATTACCATTATGTTTTTCTGCAACAGCAGTAGCTAAAGCTGTTTCAGATAAAAAAGTAACAGGTTCACCCACTCTTTTAAATTCATCGTTACTAGAATAACAAAGATCAATAGGATTTCCTATAACAGAATTGTTATGATAAAATTCTAAATAATAACAATCTGGACGAATATCTGAACATACTTTATTTTCAACATATTGATTAGTTTCTCTTGAATTACAATAGATATTAAAGAAGTTATCATTTCTTCTAATTTCTTTAAGATCAGAAATAAAATGTTCAAAAGTATCGTCGATTAATTGAAATTTAGCTTGAAAATTCATACGATATCCTTTTGTTATTGTTAAGGATTTTATTGAATAAAAATATAATGGAGCTCATAATCTACTGGTTAAATGTCGAAGTTAAAAAAACCAATAGACTGCGAACTCCACTATATTCTTGAAAAAATGTCTAAAAAGAAAATTATCTCTTTTAAGCAACCTTTAATTCAGAAATATCATCAATTGAAAGTTTATCTAAACACTTATAATCTTTATCATCAAGAAAAGATAACCTTACAAAAGAAATAATTTTAACATTATTAGCTAAAGCATAATCAATGTCTTCTTTATTAAAGCCATGATCAGCAATAACCATGACATTAAATCTACTCATTTCTCTGTGTGAAAACAGTGAAGATAAAGTTTCTCCTAAACTAGGAAATTGAATAACAACATTAGAAAAATCCATAAAAGCACGTGTGATTTTAGCAACTTTTTCTTGATCTCCACCTACAACAACGACTTGATTAAAGCTGTGCATAACCACCTCCCTTAAAGCTTCCATACTAACTCCTTTTTCTCATCTTCCATAATGATACAAAATAAAAATATAAAACAGGTCACGAAGTAAGACATTCTTTACAAAGAAAACCTCTATTGTTGCAATGTGTACATTTAGTCATTTCTCGTTTAGTAGTAAAATCAATAGGTATACCATGAAAAACAATCCTATCTTTCTGGATACATACAAATTTCTTTTCTACATTAACTTTAGCATCAAGATCAGATTTAACTGAGGATTCTCTGCAACAAATAACGATTTCCTTCATAGCTATCCCTCCGTAGTATAATAAAAAGTAATCATAAATATTTTATTTAATATTTATTTTAAGGGAATACTTTCTTAATTAATTCGGAAGTCTGTATATAAGGAAGTCTATAAAGATTATTAAAGTTTATTGCTTGTAAGCCTTTTCGTAGATAAGTAGGTAATTCAAATTTAAACATTTTTTCATTTGAATTAGTACAAATAATATCATAAATACCATTAGAAATAACAATAGAAACTACTGCTCCTTTATGCTTTTTATGATAAATACTTTTCATAAAATTTGCATATAAGGAATTACAAGTATATCCAATAGGATAAATTAAAACTAAAACAGATATCCCTTTTAATCTGGCTAATTTTATATTCTCAATAGTTTTACTATCCAAATTATATTCAAATTCTTTTTTCTTATAAGGAAAAAAGCCACTAACAGCTTTTTTATTTTCACAAGCAAACAATGTTGCAGATGGAAAATTTATTGTAGATACCTCCAAAGCATCAATATCTACAATATGATTTTTAGAACGAATAGCTACAGTTGCATTAAAATTATTTAATAACATTGGAGCTCTTAATTTTAAAACATTTACAGCATCTTCATAAGAATCAGCTTCAATAGTAATATAATATCCATCTCCCAATGATTTTTTCATATCATCAGAAAAACAAGAATAATTAACAATTCTAACTTTTTCTATTAATTCATAATTATCAAGATCTTTAACATTAAAACTAGAATTAGCAAAAAGACATAAAGGGAGACTTAATATTAACATTAAAATATAATATTTCATAAGACCTCCCTTTTATACAAAAATAAACTATTTAACAATATCCAATTGTCTTTTTTCTTCAAGTTTACTTAATTCTGAATCTAACCGTTTTGCAAACATTTGACTTTTATTTTCACCAGCTAATCTTGCCAAATTATCCATAAGTACTTTTTTAACAATAGCTACAGGAACTTGAGTTTTAGACCAACAAACTCTTTTCAATGAACTTTGAATAGAATAATGTCTTAAAACTTTTGCACAATGACGATCAACAACTCTTGATGAATGAAATCCTAAAATTGTTTTTAAACTTGTTTTAAAATGTTCCTGATAAACATCAGTGTTTACAGACGAAGCAGCAGACTGTACTGCAATCCTTATGTCTTCAGGAAACTCTTCTGTTAACATTACTTTTGCATTAAAATCAGCCGCATCTTGCAAATACATCTCACTCTGTTCTACAGGACCTTCTGCTGATCCAACTACAACAATATTATTATCAATATAACCTTTATCACTTTCCCAACTTGGTCTTGAAGTATATTGATCTTCAAGTAACAAAATTTCATTAGATGCTTCAATTTGTTCATTTCGTACTGTTGAAATAGAACTACAAGAAACAAACATAAGCATTAACAATATGATAAACAATTTCATACTGCCTCCAATTCATACTCTACTTCAACAGTTTCTGATAAATGTTGAAAGTAAGAACGTAAAACTTCTGTAGTGTCTTGAGATAATTCAAGAATATATCCAAAAGGCACCAACTGTCCTTCTCCATTTTCATACATAGACAGCTCATCAACCAGAAGAAGAATCTTCTCAGTAAGAAACTGATTAAACTCTTCATCTGGATGACAAAACTGTTCTTTGATTAATGAAGAAAGCTTTTCATCTTTCTCATTAGCCAATCTCTCCTCCTCTTTTAAAAAGGTTTAGATCTTGTGTCAAAGAATTAATGCGCATGTTCAAACTTTTAGCACTTTTCTCAATTAGCTTTTTAAAGCTAGGGCGCTTATGTCTCATAAATACATAAACACCAAGCAATATGATACCAACTGGCATCATAAACCAACCATGAAAAATAGCTTCAACGATAAGAACAATTGCAACAATTAACAATGAGTCTTCAAATAGATCAACTAAGAAAGCCAACGGACTTTCAATTTCAAGATGATCTACATTTTGACCCACCTCCTTATTCCCATTATCCATAAGAACCTCCTTCTTAATGGAATGGTAAAATAATTTTTTAGTCATTTTTGCGTAATTCCACAAAAATGCCATGATTAGAAACTTCAAATACAATAAAGTTCAGATTTAACCATTTTTTATGATGAAGAAAATATACATATTTTGAAGATTTAGTATAAATTTCAATACCAGGAAACGGCAACATAAAATCATTAACAATAAAATCTGAAAAATAATCTTCTAAAATTGAAAGAGCATTTAAACAGAATTCTTCATCAGACATATCTTTTAAAAGTTCTTCAATCTTCTTAATCATTTTTTCTGCATCATTAATATCAATATCATTTTTCATAAAAACTTCATAATAAAAAAGTGATACTAAAAGTTTAATCCTGTACGGCAATAACTAATATACTTTGTTTCCTTAGTGCTTGGATTATAACAAATAGTCGCATCATAAAAACCTACGCCATTATAATTAAGAGCATAAGTATAAGCAATAACACCAATAAACAGAGTATCCATTCCTACCGCAGTACATGCAGGATCAATATCTTCATCATTAAGACTAAAATATCTAGTACCTGCTGCGCCATTATTCAAAACCATTCTTGAACCAACAATTCCAATGTTTACCATATCTTCAGTAACATCTTCATAGTTATAATCAACACCACCTTCAGTTACCCAAACATTTAGGTGATCATAAATACCATCAGTAACACTAAAATCTGCACCAATGCCGCAACTAGCATTATTTCCAATTAAATCAATATTTGCTGAACCATTAAGATTCAATAAACCATTTACTGCAAATTGATACAGGAATTGATAATAACTACTTCGATTAGTATTAAATGATAACTCAGCTGCACTTAATGGAATTTGATCAACAATATCCTGATAACTAAGATCTTGTCCTAATGTTCCAGAAACTCCCACTGCTTTCAACTCAGTTTCTCTTGCATCATCAACAATTAACAAGCGTTCCAATGGTACAGATTCAAAAAGAACTTCATCATCAATATTACTTTGATCTGCATATAAAGGTACAATCTTCATATACAGTCTTTCATAAGCATTAAATACAACATCATATGAATATGAATCTGTGTTCCACGTAAAATAACCATAATAACCTGGATCATGTCCGGCCCAAGTTGCCGTTAATGCTCTATGTTCTAAAAGAGTAAAATCATGATTAACAAAATCATTTAAGTTAACTTCTCTATTTTCACAATCAATAGATGGAAATTTAACATTACCCATTTTAATAGTAACTGTTTCTCCTTCCAAACAAGTCATCTTTCCATCAAAACCAGTCTTTCCAACTGTTCCATTAGAACGCTCATAACTAAGACCTTTTAAATATAAAAGATACATAGTCTTGGAAGAAGGAGTATTTACATCTCCATCATCAACAACCTTTTTAATTGATTCCGATGTACTATCATCACATGCTACAAAAACAAATAGCATTCCAATCAACAATAAGAACTTCATAAATCCTCCAATAATCATTTAAAAATGATATTATTATTTATTCTCAAGATTAACAGGACCAATAAGTTTTCTAAATAACAACAACATACCTGATACAAAAATGCCAGCAGCTGCACCACCAATAATACCAGTAACAGTAGATGGAGTTAAAATTGCAACAACAGCGGCAGATATCAATATATCAATAATTGCACTACCATTTACAATAAAATTCCAAATTCTAGGCGCGCCTTGTCTGGCATATAATAACAAGAATCCAATACCTACTGAGGTAAGAAATCCAAGAAATACACCAGATAATGCTTGAGCTCCCATAAAGATAGCTAAAACTATCATTACAAAGACTACAATAACAATAAATAATTCAGAATAATCAAGATTCTTAAATTTATCCATTACATCATCCATATTAAACTCCTAATTTTAAACTTTTTCCATAGCCTCCAAAATACAAAACCCCTAGATATAAATAATCATTAAATATACCTAAGGGTTTAAAACAAATATCAAAAATCAAAATTATTGAGCAGTAACAACCTTATCTTTCATTTTGAAAACTTCTCTTTTAATAAGAATAGTAATACAAGTGACAAGAGTCATAAAAATACTATCAATAAGAAGAGCAATAGCAGCAATAAATACTCCAAATTCAAGAGCATTCAAAACAAAAAGAACAGCCAAAATAACAACAACTGCTATAACCATAATAGCTTCAAAATTTGTAAGACCAAGGTCTTCTTGATATGCCTTAGCATCATCAAAAAGCTTTTTTAATTTATTCTTACTTTTAGCAAGAATTCCATCTTTCTTTTTATCGGCCATAAATACCTCCTAAAAATAAGGACCAATAGTAAACTTAATAATTATTAATAAGGGATTTCTTCAGTAACATATTCAGGTGGACAATCTAAATCCATATTAGTTTGATAACCTCCATTTTGTTGATTGTTAGAATGTTGACCAGCATTATAATGTGGAACATTATTAACATTTCCTTTACTTTGTTCACGAAGATTTACTTGAGCTTGACTCTCAGGTAACTGAAATCTTTCACCTTCAATATAAGTTGAATAGTGAACTTCAGAACTACCAGCTTTAGTAAATTGTGATGTTCTCAATTTACCAGATAAAGTAATTAAACGCCCAACTTTCATATATTGGTGTCTTGCTTGAGCACCAAAGAAAGTTACGCGATGAAATTCAGTTCTTTTCTGAGATTGTCCATTTTTATCTTTCCAATACTCAGTTGTAGCCACTACAAGATTGATCGCTGAACGACCAGAATTAGTAGTACCTGTAGACAGAACTTTTGCAATACGTCCTGTCAATCTTACGTCATTTGTTAAGCTCATAGAGCCTCCTTTGTTTACAAATACTATAAGGTTAATATTAAGCAGACATAGCTTCGTTTACCTCTTTGCCATCTTCTGCCAACGGAATCATGACTTTAAACTTGTCTTTAAACAAGTCAAAGATCATTTTATTTCTGATTTTAAGTGCTTCATTAATTGCACTCATATCTGCATTAGAAGTCTCTTCTAAATTGATAGTGCCATCTTGATTCAATTTAACACCATCATAATCTTTATTATGAATATCAACATAAGCTTTTTTGAAATCTTCAGAAAGCTTTTTCATCATAGCTTTCTTTTCATCAGTACTTGGAGAACGAAATCCTTTAGTACCAACCATTCCACGAGTTGAAAATCTTGAATGTTTCATAATAATCTCCTATTTAAAATTAATTTGATTTTCCAATAGTAACTTATCATAAGCCTTTAAAACCTGTTTTTGAATTAAATCACTTATTTTTCTATCTTTTATAATAACAGAATCATACCATTTATTTCCAGATTTATGAGAATCACCAAATTTTACAAATAAACCATTTTTACCATTCATAATTTTACATTTGATTTTAATAAAATCTTCAAATGTAACATAACCACTTGCTAAAATACTAGATTTAGCAAAAAGAGTTAATTTAATATCGGTAATTTTCATAATGATCTCCTAATTAAACAGAAAAACTACAAATTATTTATATTTAATAAAACCACCCATTTCTTTACATTCTTCTTCTGAACCTCCTGTACAATTAAAATCTAATTTGATACATCTTAAACAATCTTCTTTAATTAAAGATTTACACAATTTATCAAATTGTTTTTCTCCTTCAGGTGTATCATCTTCAGCTCCACACAACATACATCGAGTAAAACTACAGGCTAAAGTACTACCATCACATCTATCTTCTCTACATTCTTTACATGATGGTTCTAATACATGTCCATTTATACCTCTTTTTTTCATAAATAATCCTTTATCAAATAGTTACCTTCTTATAAATTTGATACAAAATATAAACAGGTAACAAAATCATAGCAATCATCTGAACAAAATCCGTAAAACGGCCCCAGATTGATCTTTTATTTTGTTTAATACTTAAAATATAATAAAATAATTCAAGTACACCACAATAAACAAGAAACAACATAACAACAGCAATAACAATCATTAAAATGATATGAAACATAAATTACTCCTTGTTCTGTTTATTAATTAAAATATCTTCAATAAGACCTACTTGTTCTTCAATAGAAGTACAATCAAATAAAGCCCGCTTTTGTTCATCGGTCTTAACAACATCATCAACCATTGAAACTAATACTGCATTATATTCATCAATACATAAAACAGTCTTAAGATTATCAAGTACTAATTCAATGATTGTTTTCATAGATAACTCCTATCTTAAATATTTAAAATAAAACCAAGCAAAGCTGATCAATAATGAAATGCCCAAAATCCATGGACCAGTATCAGTAATATGCATATAATCCTCCTTAATTACAATTCTTTGACTAATTGTATTAACAACTTAAGCTTAACCTTTTCTTCAATAGTTAAATCATGATATTTATGACTTATTAAAAAATCATACGTAAAAAGACCTTGTTCACCAACAATAAGATTTCTACTTTTCTTATAATTAGCTATTTTAATAGTAAATTCATTATATTTACCCAACCTACGTTCACTTGCCTTTAACTTCCTATAATGATCTTCTACTATCAATTTATTCATTCTTTTAATAACTCTATTATTAATAGCTTGTTCTATGATAATAAGTCGCATAAAAACCTTCTTTAATTACATTTAACATAAACAAAGAACTTACCTGTTTTCATTTGTTCAGCTTTAGCTTTAGAAACACAATCAACAAATTCTTTGTTATATGTATTCATGTACCAAATATAACCAAAACTCAAAAATACAATTAATAATTTAATCTTAGTATTTTTTTTCATAAAGACCTCATTTATTAATCATTTTTAAACAATTTTCAACAATTTCCATAGGATCAGCAATAGCTCCACAAACTAAACAATTTTCAATTTCATTCAGTTTTTCTTCAAGTTCCTGAACTCTATAAACAAGAGATAACATTAAGTTATCACCTGTTAAATTTCGCCAAGGTTCTTTGTATCTTTCACATTTAAATACAAATCTATCATTATCAGAACTATCATTAAGGTAGATAGTATATTTTCCATTATTCAATGTTAATTGATACATAAAAATCTCCTTAAAACTTTGTAAATATCTCCTAATTAATAAAGAAAATCTCGTTTACATTCTTCACATTTCCAACAATGACTACTTTCTTTATTATCTATTTTTTTACATCCACAAAAAGGACATTCAATAGAGTCTGTTTTTTCAAATACTTTTTCAATGATTTTTTCAAGAGCCAATATAACTTCATTTCTCATTCCTTTTTCTTCATTTAATCTTTGCTCTTCTGTTATACCAGGAGTAAAAATCATTCCTTTTGTACTCTTAGACATAATATCTTCGTACAATTCAATTGCCTTTTTTCTTAATTCTTCTAATTCCATAAAATACCTCCTAATTAATAAAAAACCGGCCCGGTTATTGTATTACAACACCTGCAGATCTAATAACATCACTAAAGAAAGACATAATTCTAACAAACTCTTCACTATCGGCCTTAGTTTCATATACCTTTAATCCTCTAAATACATACATAGAAGGTAATACATCTTTAGTTCCTTCAACACTAACAAAAGTAATAGACTTATATCTAATAGCAATAGTAGGTAAACCATTTAAGTCACCTTTATCAAAACCAGAATTTTCTTTATCAAAATGAATACCAACAATAAGTTCTTTAATCAATTCAAATGCTTCATTAAAAGTCATTTCATACATAACAACCTCCCTAATCAAGTAACTTATTAACTTTATGAGACAAAGCATAATACTCTTCCCATAAGTCTTTAACTCTCTGATTAGACAATTTCATAGTAAATTCATGAATCTCTTCAAACGGAGTAGCTTCATCAAAAAACACCGCATTGTTACTAATAATCTGTTCTATTCTAGTAACATAACACTTTAACTCACTATCATGTCTCTTACTTACATAATAAGCAATAGCCATACCAGTTATATAACCCATTACTAAAGCAAATATTATATAAATCATAATAACCTCCTAACTATCCAAAATAATAAACATATTAATAAAAACAAAGAGTAATAGATAAAACAATTTAAAATAAACCTATTTATAAAAGTTAAATAGATAAAGTAACTATCTAATAAAACTAAAATGACTGATTGAATTAAAGTTGTGAAAGATAGGATATAGAAAGATAAAATACTTACACTATATCAACTACTTACACGTTTTTCTTACAATTGCCTATGTAAGTAATGGAAAAGAGGAGACCCTTTAAACACATTTAATGTAAGAATCTCCTCTTTTTATGGAGGTGAAGGATACATCTTGTACCTTCTATGGGATAACTTTTAATCTAAAACAGTAACATCAACCCACTCTTCATAATCATCATCCCAAAAACATATACGTCTTTCAGGATAATCTTTCTTAATTTGAAGAGCTTCTTGTTGTGTATATGGTCCTCCTAATGTTGTACCAGTAGAAGAAATCCAAAAGTATTGTGTCATATTTAACTCCTTTACCAATAGAAGTAAGAATAACAGTCAATTGGCGGCCTTTTTTTACTTTCTTACAGAACATATAATCAGGTACTTACAACAAAAAGTATCTAAAATCCCCGAGAGGATACTTTAACTTTTTTACTACCTGACATCTCTGTAAGAAATGCAAATAAACTTACAAGCGCCACTGAAATACCTAATACTGTAATGAACATCTTAACTCCTCCTCAGCTTTAATTTGATCCATCATTCTTTCTGCTTCAATACGAACTTTCTCTTCAGCAATTTGAAAACAATCAAGACAAACATCATCATAGTTTTGAGCTTCTTGTTTTGTTAAATAAGAATTACAGATAATACATTTACACATAAGTTAACTCCTGTAATGTTGATAGAATGATGAAGCAATAAGGATAATATCAATGGCCTTTTCTCTATAGCCTTGATCATCTCCATCTTTCTCTAAAAAATGTTTACGCCCAGCTAGTCTTAACATTATATTATCTCTATCATGAGCATAAGAACTATCCGGCCGGAGAGACCTTAAATCTTCTAATCTAGAATCAATCATACTAATTAATTCTTCTGAAGTAAGATCTAAATAAGATAACTTCTTATCATAAACCTCATCTTCAAAATAAACTTTCTTTTTCCTAGAGGCAAAGAAGAATCTTTTTATTAAAACCATAACTACCTCTCTTGTAGTATAAAAACAAAACATTATTATTTTATTCGGAGTATAGATATAAAATCTAAACCAGAAACATTATGTAGAAAGAAGAACTATTTGGACGGAGCATTATTAATTGCATACCAATAGATAAAACTATCAATATCAGCAGTACTTTGATCTGCATAAAACTCTCCATTTACATGAACCAAAGACCACTGAATATAAAAACTAGTCCTAGTATGCTCAAGAGAATAATTAAAATCAATCTCTTTAATTCCCTTACAATAAAAACGATCTAAATCAATAAGAACATATGTTAAATCATCTTGAATAGAATCATTTACCATATATTCTCTAATAGCATCCATTAAATCTTTAATTAAAAATCTCATAATTCCTCCATTTAATATTGAAATACATAAAAATCCATGCTACCCTATCGAGGTGAAAGCTTGAAGCCAATAACAAAAAGTCACAAGCTACAAGCCTAAGCTCTCCACCAAGGAGAGCAAGCACCTCAATAAAACCCATAAAAAGCCTAACCCTATGCCTATTAGGCAGCAGAATTTACTTTATATTTAAGAATAGCAAAAACTTCCTTTCTCAAAGGAAGAATGTTTTGTCTCTTTCTCATAGCATAAGAAGTAATCAAAAGAGATTTAGCACCTTCTACCGGTAGAGAAAGAATGTATTTCTTGATATCAACAAGATTCTCCATATTACCAATAACAGAAATAAATTCATTCATTTTCTCTAAACCAGAATTAAAACGAGCTTCCTTTCTTGATGAAAGGAGAGCTCTTCTCTTAGCCCAGAAAGCTTGGTTAAAACGCTTAAATACATAAGCATTTTGTTTAAGACCAACAATAGAAAGAAACTTAGCCTTCTCAGCCTTAGCTTTATTCAACAAACTTTCATTAAAAGCAACATCAATATCCATAGAAATAAGCTTAGTTAAATAAGCAATTTCCTTCTCAACTGCACGAAAACCATCAAGAACTTCAGCACTAACAGGACAATTACGAATATACAAATTAGAATAAACAAACGAACTACCAAACTCAGCTTCCATTTTCTTCATCCACTCAGAAGTCGCTGCATTAATTAACTTACACATTCCTTCAAACTTGATGTCTGCTACAACAAATTCAAGATACTTATCAAGAATAACTTTACCCATATCAAGCTTAGCTTTAACAACTTCATTTCTCTTAACAACAACACCACTTAACCACTCTGCTTCCATTTTAAGTCTTTTCTCTTCAGCTTTCTCAAGAGAATACAAACTCTCCATAGAAACAAAACCAAATTCACTTCTAACCAAACCAGGAGCCCAACCTTCCTCTAACAAAGTAGAACGAAAACATTCACTTTGATCACCAGTAGAAATAGCTCCCATAAAACGGTTATAAGCTTCCTCATGAATACCAACATCTTTCTCTACAGTTTGTCCACAAACAGCACAAAATCCACCTTTAACTTCCTCTCCACACTCACAATAATCAACAACATCATTCCAATTAGCCTTATATGAAATATCCTCTCTTTCCATCTCAAAAGACTTAGATCTTTTACCAACATTTCTAAAATCAGCCTGTCTAGTCTCATCAAATTCCCATTCAACAAGATTCTCAAGAGCATCATCTTTAGAAATAACAGTCTCTACAAGAGAACCATTCTCTAACCACCATTGAGCAATAAAATCATTACCCTCCATATTAACCTCCTTAAATACGTTAACTCCTTTAACGCACAAACTACAATACTCTGTACCTTCAACAATATTATTAAAAGTACCACACTCTAAACATTTAATTTCATTACACATAAAAACCTCCAAAAAACACCCATTAATCCTTAATAGGCACATAATAAAAAACTAATTTACTTTAACCAATAAAACTAATTACTTAACCATCTTTGATAACAGTACCTTCCATGTTAAAGGTAAGTCACCCTTCTCATCTAAGTACTTTCTCATAGCCTTACATATAAGAGCCCTAGTAACTACTACCTTCTCTACCTTTATACCTAAAGCCTTAGTTAGATAATAAGCCATCTCTTTACTCACACCTTCAACACCTTCATACTCTACTTCAAACCCTTCCATATATACCTCCTTATTAATTAAGACCATACTTAGCAAACTTCGCCGCTGTAGTACCCCTATGGTCACTATATGACACACTAATACCCTTATTCTTATTATCAAAGTCCTTACATAAACCAGCCACAAAGATAATAAATAATAAACCTACAAATACATCCCTTATACTTAACATAACTACCTCCTTACTATAGGACTACTAATTACTTAGTAACCCATTTAAAGAAATTAATAATAAGACTTACTACTAAGATAATAGTCCCTACGATATACAACACACGTAATGCTACAAACAATACTACGTATACCTTACCTACCACACCATCTTCTCTTACTACCTGACTAAATGCCTTTCTTTCTTGCCATACTCTAATAAGATCTTTACCAAACTTAACAGAATAATAGATACACATACCTGTACAAAGAATCATCAAAAGACCAATTACTGCACTCATTAAAATTTCCATAAATACTCCTTAGTTATGAGATACCCCCGGTACCTCGAATGGATTAATAAGAGATTCTATATAATAGAATCAAACTACCTACCCTAGACATACACAGCTCTTCCTTTTTAGAAACCATACAGTTTAACCCTTCTCTTTATCTAGACCCCCGGTACCTACTTCTCTCTAAATCCAAAAACCTTAAAAACAAAAAGTTGAATTTTTATTTTTTTCAAAAAAACGCCCCCTATAAGAGGAATTACTAACATTTATACTTACTTTATTTATTCATTTCTTACACTCTACTTTACTTATATAAATACAATATGTTACAATTACCTAAAAACACTTCTTATAAAAGGGGATAAAAAGTGGGAAGAGTAGGTACAAAAACGAAGGGAGCAGACTTTAAAGAAGTCAATGTAAACACCCTTTCAGAAAAGATTAAGAGACAACCATTAACTAAAGAAGACATATTAGATAAATTAGATCAAATAATGGAAAGAGAGGACGCTAAAAGCGCCGAATACGAAGATGATGAACCTCTTCTTTCTCTATCGGATGATGAAAAAAAAGAAGAATTTGCTATCGCAAAAAGAGAATACTCTGATCAATCCATAACTGATAAGGTTAATACCTCTAAAATAGACCTAAGAGAAGCAGCTGAAAGCTATATGTCCTCAGATTTAGTTTCAGATAGTTACTATTCAGGAGGCCTAACACCATCTCTAGACAATTATGTTCCCAAGTCATTAAAATTAAATGAGAAAGAACTAACCGTGGTCCGCGCCGGGATGAGGTCTGCTGCTACAGGTCTAAGAACTTCTATTCCAATGACCTGTCAAGCAGAAGAATGTTCCTTTAAAAAACAATGTCCATTCTATAAAATAGGTAAACTACCTGAAGACTTACCATGTCCTATTGAATCTATGCTAATGGACCTTTATACTAAAAGATACATAGACGAGTTCTCGGTCCTTGAGACCGATATGGGAGAAGTATCTGTAGTCCAAATGCTAGCCGCTACCCATGTCCTAGAAATGCGCGCGTTTAAACTGCTGGGTGAACTTCACCCTACTGGTATCATAGAAAACATTGTAGGAGCCTCTCCTAGTGGTGAACTAGAAAAACAAATACAAGAACATCCAGCCTATAACCACATTGAACGAGCTTGGCGCTGGAGAAAAAACCTGCTAGAATCTATGATGGGTACAAGGAAAGATAAGTTCAAAAGAGAGCAATCTATGAAAGAATCTGGAGACTTATCTATCTTTAATACTGCAGCTGATATAAAAGCTAAGATCGATAAACTAGCTGCTCTAAGAGATGATGATATAGAGTCAGCAGATTACATAGAGGGGTAATTAACATGAGTATGTTCGCCAAACTAAATGCTAACAATGCTTTTAATAAAGTAAAAAGCACATTAAGTGGTTGGGGATCTACAGCTAAAAGCTGGAGTACCAATGCCGCTAACAAAACATTTTCTTCTGCTAGAACTGGTGCAGGAAACGTAGGTACCTGGACAAAGAATGCGGGCTCACAAATGGGAGACACATTTAAGTCTGGATATAAAGACTTCAGAGCTGGAGCATCTCTTAAAGATGCAGCTATGGGAGTAGGTAAAGGTCTTGGAGCTCAATGGAAACACGGTGACAATGCTGCTAGAATTGGTATGGGCGTAGCCGCTGCAGGAACAGCAGCAGTAGGTGCCGCTGCAGCTGACTTTGTTAATCCATGGGGATTAGGCTGGGGAGACTAGTAACTAGATGGGACTAGAAACTAAGCAGCAATTTGGGTATAACCAATATAGCTATGATCCAAGTCAACAAAGACAATACGGCCCTTTCAGAAAAGGAAAGGGCTTAACTGGTTCAAATTTTACACAGTTTGGACCAAGAGAACCTACTTTAAGGAAAACACAAAGACTTGGTAAAAAATATACAAGATCTTTAGCCAGCAAAGCAATCAATAGTCTCGATAAAGACTACTATACAGCTGCCGGAGCTCATAGATTAGCAGAAACCAATCCTAGATTAAGATCAGTGATTGGAGAAAGTCCATTTAAAGCTGCTTCTCAAGCCCCAGGAATGATGGGTCCTCCTGAATCCATGGCTGGAAGACATGCTAGGACATTTGTAGGCCCACATGAAACCAATTTTCAAAAAGCTGGCAGAATACTAAAACAAGATACAAGAAATATAGGCGGAGCCTTCAAAAAAGCTGGAAAATACCTCGGCCCTGCAGCAACAGCTGCTTTTGTTGGACTAGATGCATATGGACTAGCTAGTGAAATGGATGGAACAAGATCCCAAAAAGTAATCGGTGGTGTAACAGCTGCTGGATTAGGGATTGGAGCTATGACTTTGGCTGGAAAAGTAGGGTCGAGCTTAATGAGTGGACTAGGGCTAGCAAAGATGGCTACACCTGTTGGAATTGCAGCTAGTGTTGCAGTTACAGCATTTGCAGGTAGCGAAGACATTATGAACTCCATTGTAAAACCAGCATTTGAAGAGAAAAATGTAAAAAGATATGGGTCATCTCCACTGAAAATGAATGAGATGTCTATGAAAGCTATGAACCAGTCTTTGGCATTGTTGGGTAGAGATACGAGCATGTCTGGAAAAATGATGGGGTCAGAAGCTATGTATATGCATAACTAGTTTATACATGTAAAAAGGTAATGAAAACAAGAGGTTAAGTGGTTGAAAAGGGGTAAGGCTCGGAGCGCCGCGCGCGAAGTGCAAAAATTATCAATTAACAAAATACGAAACTTAATAACAAGCAAGAAGATTTACAAACATAGACTGTATGTAGCTTGGAGAAAAAAGGTATTTTTAAGAGATAAGTTTACATGCCAGATTTGCGATGCCCGTGGAGGCGGACTAGAAGCACACCATATTTTAAGGAAGTCAGAATATCCAGAAAAAATATTTGATGTAGCAAATGGTTTAACACTCTGCTATAATTGTCACCATACTATTCACAGAGAAAATATAGACAAGGAACTTATTCCAAAATTTCAAAAGATAGTAGAAAGTAAAAAGAAAAGGCGTGGTAGGCCGCCAATACCAAGCATACTAAAAAAGGGATCCTGATGGCATGCAAAAGGCCATACGAAGAATTAACAGACACATGTAAAACTTGCGTAAGAACCAGGTTAGCAAAGACTGATGGTAAGCGCAGCGCTTCTACTAAAAAACCCTCCTATAAGAAGGGTGACTTTATTATTGTCTGTGAAGGTATCCCTGAAAATAATAAATTTGTCCCATATTACGATGAAGTCGTTAAAGGTATGAGCCCAGATGAAATAAGTGAAGTTCAAGCACTTTATGATCCTGTCCTATGGGCAAAGAAAAATGTAGATTGGGATCCTAGAGAGTCTAGTGATGGGAAGATAAAATACCAATCTGATGTATTAAGATGCTCTTCAAAACGTGTTGCTCTTAGACAAGGTCGTCGTACAGGAAAGACCGATGCTATGTGTATTAAAGCACTGCACTTTCTTTTTACAAACTCCCCAAAGGTTAAACGTTGGGATAAAAAACTAAAGAAATATCTAGATGGGTTTTCTACCATCTTATTCCTCGCCCCTTATCAATCTCAAGTAAAAAACTTCTTTGATAGATGCAAGGCTCTCTATATGAAGAATGAGAAATTGGCAGCTCAAGTTAAAAGAGACGTTGCCACTCCATACCATATGATCGAGCTACACAATGGTGCAAGGGTCCTAGGGTTTTCCTCTGGTGCTAAAAATGCTACTACGGTCCGTGGTCAGAAAGCAGACTTTGTCATTCTTGATGAGGCCGACTATCTTTCACAAGGAGATATTGACACTGTTACAGCTCTTCTAATGGAACATAATCATGTGTCACTCTTTTGTGCATCTACACCTTCAGGAAAAAGAGAAGCTTTTTATGGTTGGTGTGAAAATAACATGAGATATAAGCAGTTTCATTTTCCATCTATGGTTAACCCTTTCTGGGGGCCAGAAATGGAGGATGAACTTAGAGAAGAATATAGGACTGAGGAAGCTTGGGCTCATGAGATTTTAGCTGAATGGGGAGAGCAAGCTACAGGTGTATTTCAATCTGCATATATTGATAGAGCAAAAAGAGAATATAGGTATGAAGGTCTTGTTCCAAAGAAAGGATGTACTTATACGCTTGGCGCAGACTGGAATGACACAGAAAATGGAACAAGAATTTATATTACTGAGTTTAATCCTGTTACTGGATCCTTCAGACCTGTAGAGAAGGCTTTGGTTCAAAAAGAAGGATGGACTCAGACGGCCGCTATTGAAAAAATTGTTCACTTAAATAGAAAATGGCGACCATCATACATCTACGTGGATCAGGGCTACGGTGCTACTCAGGTAGAAGTATTAAAAAGAATTGGTGTTAATGCTAAATACGGAAACTCTGAAACATCAAGAATAGACTCAAAACTGCAAGAAGTTAAGGCTATAAATTCTGCAGAGAAACTTGAGATATATGATCCTGTAACACAGATGCCAGCATATAAACTAACTAAGCCATTTGCGGTAGAGTCTCTTGTTAGGAAATTTGAGAATGAACAAGTTCTTCTTTCTGAGTATGACATAGATTTAGAAAATCAACTTCATGGTTATACTGAAATTAGAAAAAGGCAAGATGGTTCTCCTGTTTATCAAGCTGGTCCTGCTGGAGACCATGATCTGGATGCTTTTGTTTTATCTATGCTTGCATTTGAAATGGAAATGTCAGATCTTACGACCAGAATTTACTCGACAAAAATAGGCTTTAGTGGGAGAATTAACGAAGGTCACGAAGAGGGCGTAAAGTCTAGAGAGGAAGCAACAAAAAGTAATGCTGAATCTCAAGCTACACCTAAAAAGCCAGAAGCAGGATATAGATCAAATGCAGACAGAAGATCGCTCTTGCCAAATGGAACTAATGGCTTGATTAATGGGTTACCTTCACGTGTATATAGTCCAGAAGCTTTTAATAGTGATCCAAAAAGAGGATTTACAAGAGCAATGGGCTCCTCAATTGGTAAAAAAGGTGGTTTTCTAGGAAAAAGGGCCAGATCACTACCTTCCAGAAAAACGATATAATAAGACGTCTTATCTGGAGATCGAGTCCCCTTTTCTCGATCTCCTTTTTTCTTAGGGGCTAAAATGAGCTTAAGAATCTATGATTACGATGAAAAAAATGATCTCTATAAAGAGATTTCAAGAAATGGAATGCAAACAAACCCCATAAAGACATCTAATGATGGCGTAAATGGTGAGACAGTAGAGAAAAAACTTTATCTGCGTAACACGGATACCAATCTCTATTATACAAATATCCAAGTAAAGGCAACTCCATCCGAAAAAGTTAGAGTGGGAGATATTAGTTATCCTGAAGCTTTTATTGGGTTCAAGATTGTCCAAAGTGATACTCAGCCAGCAAGAAATGAGTGGTTATCAGTTGAGTCAGGAAATACGGCGCAATTTTCCAGCATTGGAACTTCAGAGGAAGGAGATAATTCATATTATCCATTCTGGGTTCAAGTTACTATCCCTACTGGAACAAGAGAGCAAACAATTACTGATGTATCAATTAGTGTAGAGGCAGAAGAAAACCCAATAGGTGTATAATGGCAACGATAACAGAAAATTTTGATGTTCAAATTTCAGTTATTACACCAAAGGTGACAAAGAATCTCAAAAAAAGAGATCTAGACCGCTTAACTGCAACAAATAACATAAAATATACAGCACAAAAAAGCACGGATGCCTCTTCATCTCCACTAATTAATAATCAAGTCTATAGTGTTGATGACGAGGTAAAGTCAGATGCAGACTATCTTCTTGATGAATTTGAAGATATTTTAGGTGAAATAGAAAGAATCCAAAGTGTAGTGGATAAGAGATCGAAAGATCTTTATATCGAATACAATCCATACTCTGCTGAAAATGAGGCTCTGGCGCAAGCAGAAGAGACCTTATTCGGATATGCTAGTGGAAAAATTACCTATGAAATGTATAAGCAGGTAATTGAATATAACGAGAGAATTAATAAGTACTTATCTCAAAAATCTATTAATTCAAATGGAGGGGTAAGTCTTGCCGCTTAGTAATATTCAAAGTAGGTCTTCAATTAATGAAAGATGGCTGAAGATGTATAGAAAGATTCATAACCTGTTTTTACGAAATGACTATGTTCATGTTGATGACTACAAGCTAATGCTAAGTCAACTAAATACAAGAATATCCGAGCTTGAATCAAAGCTAAACGCAAACATTACAACCACAAATGCAAATATAAATAAAGCAGTACTTGGACATACTCATATATGTTCTGCACCTACATCCTCAAGTGGACCTGGTGTAAGTACAGCTCCAGCATCACCTCCGCCAGCGAGTGCAACAAAACCAGTTGAGTATTCTCAAACGAATTTAGAAGCAAGAGATAGGTCCCTTCAGGCAACTGGACCAGGAGTAGCTCCATTAATGAATGGCACTTCGGCAGAAGAGGCTGCAGCGTCTGCTCAATCAGTCCAGGATATAGGTGCATAATATGGCTGAAACAACAGATAATACAATTTCTATTGCTTTAACGCCAGAAGGTGTTATGGGGCTTAAACAAGCCTGTGATACCATTATAAATGCATACAACAAGAACATCATGGCAAAAGCACAAGATGATGAAAACGCTATTCTACCGAGTGTTACAGGCCTATTAAAAGAGGCAAAAACAAATATAACTGCGGGCAAGAATGCAGTGACAAGATTATCTAAAGTATCTATTGAAGACTATGAGGATAGCGAGTTAGACGAAGAAGATGGCGATAGTTATACTGAAATAGGGAAAAATAGCTCTAACTATGCAGTGACTAAGGCCGACAAGGCAGGTGTGAGAGCAGAAGTAAGTAAGATTATCTCTTCTGGGGGTGGTACTTATGACCCAAAAACAGCAAAATCATCTAAAAAGTCGTCTGGATCCGCAACAGTTTTGTCCTATAAAAGTGACAAACTTAGTAGTTGTATCCCCTGTGAGTTCAGATGGACTGGAGATAGCTTTAGTCTTTCACCAGAGTTCACGTCTATGTGGCAGAACTACCTGTCAAAGATACGAGAACACTTGAACTCAATTAAGAATCTACTTAAAAACACAGAAGTAGTTGGGGATATCTGCTCACTTTTTGATTTTTTAAATGTTCATTGCCTTCCAGACCTAAATGGAATTCTTGCATTGCTGACACTTTTAATTCAGAAATATACAAGCGCATCATTAGACGGACTAAGGGGTGGGATTGATTTCCTAATTGGTCCAATATTTTCACCAATGCTCAGCGGTGTTTCTGACTTACTAGAGAAGTATATAAATATAATTATAGGACCAATCGAGTGTATTGTTAGATCTTTAGATAATACATTAGCGAAACTAGATGTCGGCTCAGCCTTAAAAAAAGCAAATAATAGTGAAATAGCAGAGTTGAATAACACTAGGATTTCTTTGATAAAACGAAGAGGTGAGCTTTCAGAACGCCTTACGTATCTTAATAGGCTTTTAAGGACAGAAAAGACTCCTGGATCTGAGATCTATTATACATTAGAGGATTCACCCCCAATTATAGTAGGTTCTTCTATTTCTCAGACATCTCTTGGATCAAAACGAACTATCCATGTTCCAAATGTAATTTCTAGAAGTATCGGAAGTGAGATCGAGTCAGTAAATGACAGAATCGCAACTGTCGATAAACAAATACTTCTAGTTGATAGTAAACTGAAAGATAGGAGGGGAAACAAGTTATCTTCTACTGCATTTTCTTCTAATAAATATGTAGCTGCTACATCCACTGCTGTTACAGATGCTAGACAAGCATTGAATGGCTTTTCAGACACACTATATTCGGGACTCCAGACACTTAGAACTGCAGTAATTGAGGGAAGGCGAACCGTTAGAGATACACTTAAGGGTGTACAACAGGAACTTGAAAGAGTATTGCTGGGATCAGCTGCAACATCCGAGGAAAAGCTAATCTTTCTTGCAGAAATTCAAAAGCTTGTAAGATTAAAGGGGATTATCGACTTACTATTTAGCCTCGACAATTTAGATAAAATATGTAAAGATGAAAGTGCAATTGATAATGGAGTAAGTGAATTATTTGACTATTTAAAAAGAGGATCAGGTAATGCATTTAACTATATCAAGGATAGTGATGGAAATCTGATTGTTGCAAGATCTGATGTTGAACTAGAGTTATATGACACAGAGACAGGCTCATCATCTTCCATTATGGCAAGCTCGGATAATTCTGGCCTAACCTCAATGAATAATTCTATTACAGATTCATTAAGTGAAGGCAAGATATTAAAGGCATCAAGTAGTCTTGGCGCTAGTGAATATGGAAGCGGAGATAGTGGGATTACAGTTGTTCCACTAAATATATGCTCTACTGGCGCAAAAGTAAATTTTGACTTTGATAAAGTAAAAGAATGGGCAAATACAATTAAGGCTTAAATATGACAATAAACAATAGAATCCATTTCATTAGAAAAAATGATTCTGCAACAAATGTTAAAGTTGATGTAAAAAAAGTTGCCAGATCTAAACCAGTCTTAGACTATAGTAGTCGACTAAAAATATCACAACCAGAATATAACTTTACAGAGATTGGCGTCCTAGAAGACGTTGAATCTTTTGTTAAACAAGCCTTCCAGAAGAAGACCTCCCTTATGTTTAAAGAAGGGGAGAAGCTGGTAGGTAAAAATAATGATACAATTAAGTATGTGCAGAAGAGAATACGTCAATTAGAGTATTCCTCTGGAACTCCATGGAGAACCTTGTTAAGAGAGACTGGAGCTGCCCTTATATCAAGATCTAACTATTTTTGGGTAATAGTCAGGGACCCTAAAGAAAGACATAGAGTTACTGGTAAAGGAAAAGCCCTAGCTTATTTTGGAATGGGGCCAGAAAACCTTTTTGTACTACGTGATAAGAACAGGAAAATTACTCATTATAGACAAAGAATGCCTGATGGAAGATATAGGGACCATCCAGTAGATAATGTAATTCATTTTTATGCCAACAGAAAGACTGGATTTGACTTTGGGACTCCACAGGTTGTATCTGTAATAGACGATATTAGAGCTCTAAGAAGAATAGAAGAGAACGTAGAACTACTTATCTATCAAACTTTATTTCCTATCTTCCACTATAAGGTTGGAACTGAAACAAAACCTGCTACTGATGTTCAGCTGCCAGATGGTTCAGTTGTATCAGAAGTAGACCTCGTTCGTGCTGAACTGGATCAAATGCCATCAGAAGGTGGTATTGTAACTCCAGAAAGACATGATATTAAATATATTGGTGTAGAGGGCAAGGCTCTCGCAGTAGACAATTATCTTAATTATTTTAAAAACAGAGTGTATACTGGTTTAGGTGTTTCTCCTGTAGATATGGGAGAGGGATCTTCTGCAAATAGAGCAACTGCTGCCAGTTTATCTAGTGCTATGATTGACTCTGTCAAAGACTTCCAGGACCAAATGGAAGAAATAATGAACTTCTTTGTTATTCTTGACCTGTTACTTGAGTCAGATCTTAGCGTAGACGTATTTGATGATGAGAATTTAGTTGAATTTAGATTTGAAGAAATTGATATAGAACAACAAATGAAGAAGAATACAAATGCTCAAGTTCTTTATAATGGAGATATCATAAGCCGTACAGAGGCAAGAGCTGCTTGTGGGCGTGAACCATTAAAGGAAAGTGAAGCCGAAGACATGTATCTTCAATACCAGAAAGAGATAACACTTGAGACACAAAAAGTAGCAGCAGCTTCTAGTGCAGCAGCTTCTAGTGCTAAGAATAGTAATGCTCCAACAAATCAGCATGGAACAAATACTGGACCTCAAAAGTCACAGCAAGACTCTATTAAAAGTGTTTTTCAAGATAGAGCAGCATTAGCCGTAAGTGCTTTAAAAAAAGAAGTAGGTGCGGCTGGAAATGATAAACTTTGGATTGGAACCTTAATTGATATGTATATGGACCATACAGAAAACAGATATGCATCTAGTATGGCTGAAGCATTTAGGGATGGATATCTTGAAACTTCATCAGAGGTAAGCGGTCTTGACTCACAAGAATCGAAGAACCTTTTCTCTTCACTAGAATCATATGTTGATAAGTGCTTAAGAGGTTTGAGAACTGAACTAAAAGGTAAAGTAATTAGGGGTATTGATCAAGGAAAGAATATTGATGAAGTTTTTGATTCACTTCAAGCTTCAGCAAAAAGAATAGATAGAACAGAGTTTATGAGGGCAAAAAATGCAGGAATTGTTGCCGCTTTAAAGCACAGCGGAGAAAAAGAGGCTGCTTTAGATCTTAACGATAACTGCGAGATATGTTCAAAATACAATAAAACCATAAGCTTAGACTCGATTACTGTATCACAACTACCTCCATTTCACCCAAATTCTAATGGAAGAGTAAAAAGAAAATCATGATTTTACATTAGGGGCATAAGACCTTATAATTCTATAGAGGAGAATGTAAATGAAAAATAACCATTTAAGATTAACTGATGCCCTTCAGGGTACAATTTCCTTGAAAGAAGGAAACAAGAAGTACTTTAAAACAAAAGATTCTAGTTCAAAATCTGGCCACTCATTAATTACTCAAATTGAGATGACTCACTCAGGGATTGTAACAAGAAACTATGGGTTCTACCTTCCAACTAGAATGTCAGATGGAGCCAAAACTTTCACCCAGAATTTTCCAAAACCTGTTATCATTGGACATGAAGATGAGTCAACACCTGTTGGACGAGTGATTGAGGCAGAATATGTAAATTCTTCTGCAGACCTTTTTGAAAAAGACTCATTTCTAAAGAACCTTAGTCGTTATAGTGATTCTCTACAGGCAACAACCGACTTTGTTCAACATATGATCAGAGAATATTGTCATAGAGACGGATATACAGGTACTGGTTTCATTCGCGGAACACTAAAAATTGACGATCCAGAGACTATAGAAAGAATCTTGGACCAAAGATATATGACAGTTTCAACCTCTATGATATCTCCAGATGCATATTGTTCAGTTTGTGGTACTAACTGGATGAAGGATGGATTCTGTGAGCACCAAAGAGGGAATGAATATAAGGACAATCTTTGTGTTGTTGTTCCTGGTGCAATGTCTTATGAGCACCTTGGTATCGTAAATAGTCCTGCAGACCCAAATGCACACACGTTCAGTATTGTAAATGAACAAGAAGTACAGATTATCCACGTTAATTCGGCAGAAAGAAACAGTAAATATAATAATTTTGAAGACAGTATTAATACGGCTATTCAAGTTTTTGCAGCTAAAGACAACTCTTTAATCCCTCTTTTTACAGAAGAAGAAGTTAATTTAGTAGAAGTTAAGGATAGCATAGAAAAAATGGAGAATGCAATGAAGGTAAATAAGACAAAAGAGGAACTAAAAGCATTAATTAAAGATGCTGTAGTTTCATCTTACTTCAGAATTGCCCGTTATGAAGAAGGCAAGGCTGATAAAGAAGTAACAGTATCTCAATGGATTAACACAGAAGAAGAAGAATTTGACAAAGAGTCTGTGTTAGAAGCTATTGCTGCTTATCTTTCTGAAAATGGAGTAGAAGGTGAAGGGGATAATAACGATCAATTAGACCTACAAAAAGGAATCCAAGATTTCCTTATTGAAAACCACGGCTTTGTTGAGATAAAAGACGAAGAGGGTCAGAATCAAGATGAGGGAACACAGAATGATGCAGCTACTAAAAGTGGAAATGAAGGCTCTTCTGATTGTTCTCCAACCCAAACAAGAGCTAAAAATGTAAAAAAGAAGAAAAAAACATCTAGAGAAAATAGCCAAAAAAGAGAAAATGACTCTGTCTTGATTAAGGCCTATAAAGATGCATACGAGGGAGAAGATGCTATTTCTGACCTTGGAAACGATGCTCTATCTTTCTTTGCTCAAAACTTAAAATACTGGAACATTCCAGACTCAGTTTTTAATGAAGATGAATTGAAGATGGGGACGGAAGTAGAAAAAGAACATAACGACAATGAGAATATTAGCAAGGCAATTGCTAAGTCCCATTTAATGGAAATTCCTGATTACTATACACGTCTAAAAAAGATGGAAGAAGAAGGGAAGGCTGCTTTGGGCATTACTGATTCAACTCAAACTATTGAGAAATTTCTTGACAGCAAAACTGTTGAAGAAATTAGTGAGGCAATTGACGAGTTGATTAAAAGAATTTCAGCAAGTCAAAACATTAATATCTCTGAAAAAGACGCTAAAGAGATTCTACAAAAAATCGCAGATAAAGATGAAGAGACTTTATTCTTGTATTCAGGTCTTACTGAGGATGAATTAGCAGAGGTTCTAACTGAACTAAATAGCACAGAAACAACCCTAGAAGACATGTCTGCAGAAGAAGTTTACGATGTAATGAAGGAGTTCCTCCCAGAAGAATCTGCAATATCAGAAGATGCCTTTAAAGAACTTAAGGCTTCAGATTGTTGTGGTAAAAAAGGTTTCTTTCCTTTAGTCAATGAAGACCACTATGCAGCCATTGTGGAAACCCTTGAGGTTTTAAACGTCGCAGATAGTGTAAAAAAGAGAATTCTTGATTCAGCCAAGAAAAAGGCTTCAAGACAGGGATATAAGCTAAACAAAAATTTTGACACTGCAAATAATACATGTAATAATACAGAAGTAGTTACGAGAACTGAGCTTGACAGCGAATCTCTTGTTAAGGTTTTAGATGCCCTTAATAAGAAGGCTAGCGAAGCCGGGCTTAATGTTAACGTAACTAGTGACTCTGCTAATGACGTTAGTGATCTCATGAAGCAGTTAAATGATAGAGCCCAAGAGATATCAATCTTAGAAGCTCAATTAGTTGCTGCAAATGAAGAGATAAATGTCCTAGAAGATTCATTCAAGCAAGAGAAGGCCAAAATGTCTTCTTTCGTAGCAGAAAAGATTATTGATTCTAAGATCCAGAAGGGAGAAATAGAAGAAAATGATCGAGCTAAATTTTTAGACGAGTTCTCAGGAAAAAGCCTGGATACACTGCAGAACGAATTTATTAACTTGGTATCTGTGAAAAAAGAGAGCGTTCCTTCTACACCAGCCAAGGTGGAAAACCCAGTTCTTGACTCAAATGAGAATGCAACTTTTGAGACAAATAAACAAAGGGAAGAAGCCAAGGAGTCTTCACTATACAGACAATACAGTGTGTTGGTGGAACGTAGAGGAAGGGCATTTGCTGATGCTTGGATGAGAAAACAAAAAATTAAAGTTCTAGACTAGTAAAAAATTAAGGAGTTTAACAATGGATTACTTTTCAGGAAATTTCCCTGTAGGTGGGTATCAGCCAACACATAAGGGCATTACTAAATACTCTCAGCCTTGGACACCCAACTACGAAATCAGTGAAGGTATGCGCTTTGGATTGAACTATCCAGCACCTTATCTTCCATTGGCTCGCTACGAAGCAAATAATGAAGATTATATTGTTATTGGTAGCCATACGCCAGTTGCTTTAGATTCTAACAGCTATATGGTTCCCGCTGGTTTTCGTTTACTTTTGGCTAAGAAAGCAGCTAGCCCTGCTTCTTCTTTCGGTCCTGTTTACAGCTCTCTAGATGAGCAACATGGTATCGTAAAAGCTGATGGTAATCGTGCAGTAGCCGGTGACTATGTTATTGACGCGATGTATGCTGCAGGTTTATCTGTAGGTCGTTGTGGCGGTGTTGCATCTTATGATGCTTATGCACTTGCTGGATCTGACCCAACAAACCCAGCTACTTATCGTTTCCATAACTATAACCGTCAAACCGGTGTAGCTATTTTGACAAAATACTATCTTGAGTACCCAGTAGAACCTCTTAAGCGTACAGCCGCTATTAAAGAAGAGGAAATCACTGTTGCTACTTCATCTTTCGCACTTGATCACGACACAGTCGTTCCTCATTCTATTGAAGTTCGTATTAACGGACGCAAAGATGTTGAATGGTCTTTCGTTGATGGCGTTGATGGAATTGAGTGGGCAGCTGCTGACTACTTGAAAGTTGGTGACAAAATTATCGTTAACTATCTCTACGAAGAAACTTATTACTCTACTCCTTTTGCTGCTATGGCAACTTGGAGAGGTGAAGCTAAACCTGGTGATTTCGTTGTCGTAGATGAGAACTCTCGTTTTGTTGTTTACTCAGCTTCTGCTATCGGTGACACAACTGCTGGTGACGAATCAGCTAACATCGCTGCTGCTATCGATAAAACTCTAGATATTGTTGGTCAAGTTTATAAAGTTGATACTAACTTTCCAAAACAATTTTTGGATCGTGTTAAAACAGCATATGACTCTCGTTTGCATGGAAGTGTTGTAAGTGGTAAGACTGGTGAAGTTATTCCATTTGCTGCTCAACCTGGTTCCGCTAATGGCGGTATCCCAAGTAATATCTATCTTGCAGGTGGTGACAAGTATACTGGTATCGTTCGTTTCAACTTGAACATCCGATAATAAGATAGAAAGGAGAATTACAAATGAGAATCTTTAAAGAAAAAGACGGTTATAAAGTACAGGTTAACAAAGATGCTAACCATGTTGCACTTTCAACTCTCTATAAAGACACAGTAAAAAAAGAAGAAAATGAAGAAAATGATGCTTTTGAAAAGCGCGTCTTGAAGACATATAAGGATGCTTCTAGTCGTATTGACTTCATTTGGAACAACAATGGTGTTGATGCTGAAGGTGTACAGTGGGCTCTAAAAGACATGTATGCTACTCCAGATGCTCCTGTTCTACTTCCTAAAGTAGTTACAACTGTTGTTCGTGAAGCTATTGAGCCTATGTTGATTGGTACAAGCCTTCTTCAAAGAATCAACTTCACAATGGGACAAACCCTAGTTCTTCCTTCTGCTTCAGCACTGTCTGTAGCCGAACTAGATATCCCAGAAGCTGGTGAATACCCAGAAGCTAAAATCTCTCAGGGTGGATCAGCCATGGTAGCGAACATCGGTAAAAGCGGTATTGCCGTTAAGATTACTGATGAAATGGTTCGTTACTCACAAATCGACGTAATCAATATGCACCTTCGTGCAGCTGGTCGTTGCTTGGCTCGTCATAAAGAAGTAAAGATCTTTAATATGATCAGCAACCTCGGTGTTGTTTATTTCGATAACAGAAATCCTACAGAATCAGTTCTTGGTGTAACCCATGGACGTGATTTCAATGGTGCTGCTAATGGTTCTGTTACTACTGATGACCTTTTCGATATCTGGGGACAAGTCCTAGCTCGTGGTTTCAATGGTAACACTATGTTGCTTCACCCATTGTGCTTCACAATGTTCTGTAAAGATCCTAACATCCGTTCTATGTTCTTCAATGCAAATACAAACATTATGTATGCTACTTGGAGAGGAAATGCTAAAGGTGGAAATCCTTGGGCAACAGCTGCTGGTGGATTGTCAGAAGGTAAATATGAAAATATTGGACCTGATACTGACGTTGAGTTGAGAAATCAACTTTTGACATCTGCTCCTCAGCTTCCAGGATACCTTCCTAACGTTATGAACGTAGTTGTTACTCCTTTTGCTCACTATGATGTTAACACTAAAACATGCCACATCTCTATCTTTGATGCTAATGAACTTGGTGTTATTCTAGTTGACGAAGATCCTACAACTGAAGAATGGGCAGATCCTGCTCGTGATATCCGTAAGATCAAAATTCGTGAAAGATACAATCTTGGTATCTTGAATGAAGGTCAAGGTGTAGCTCTTATTAAGAATGCTGTTAACGTTAGCAATGCTATCAGCTCTCAGCCTTCTATCCCTCACATTCCTGTTGCAGCCCTCGATAAAGATGGCAACCCAACAGTTTCTGGTGGACTAGAGCAAATCCCTGAGAGAGTTGCGATTGTTTAATCTTAGGGTGACAATTTTAATTCAATGAGTTAAAATAAACGAGGGGGCAAGTAAAACGGCCCCCTTTTTTGTATAGCAAGGATTAAAAGGGGTACAAATGAAAATTAAACTTGCAGATCATAAAATGATATGGGGATTGCAGCACCCAATCTATTTTGAATACCTAAAACCTTCAGGTGGAGGTAGAGGCTTTGCTGCAGAATGCTTAGTGTTAACGCAAAATAATCCTGGCCCAGTAGAAATAGCTTGGAATAAGCAGCCAGAGTGGGCTAAAAAAGTACTCTTGTATGCCATTCAAACAGGTGATATAATCTGCACTGAAGGATTAGAAGAGTTATCTACTCCCAAAGAAGTTGTAGTAGAAACACCCGAAGAGATAGAGATTGTAGAATCTCAGTCTAAGACTAAGGGCAAAAAGCGCAAAGCAAAGGCATAATAAATGGCTCAAATAAATACTATAGTGTCTCCAGTCGTAGATAGCACTGGGGTTTCAGTTGGCATTATTCCATATCTGATCTCTGATATTCCCCTAGAAAAAGCATCTATTAATACTGGATCCTGTATTATTGTGGAGACAGAAAGGTCTGAAAATAGATCTATCGAAGAACTCCTTGCCGATTCTGACCTACTAAATAAGTCTATCGAGTTAGACTCAGTTAACTATACAAGACTCGAACTGGGAGTTGAGACGCCAACATCAATCAAAGATTATGGAGATGTTTCACCAAGAGAGTTATATAGGACAAAAGTTTCCTTTATTCCAAAAGGTATATTGAAACCTAATACACACTATGTCTGTCTTGTTAGTTCAAGAACTTCTATTCTTTCTACATTTGACCCAAAGGGAACACTAGAAGGTAGAATTTTTGCTGAAGGTGTTTATAGTGGTCAGTCAGAAGAAAACTATACTGTAGAAATATTAATTGCTGGCGCAGAGAATGAAGCTATCTACAATGTGACTAGACAGTCCGACAATAAGGTTTTCGGGCCATTCAAGACGAGTTCTCGTCTAACAGAAATTGATAATGGCTTTTCTCTAAAGTTTAGGGGAAGCTATCTAATAGGCGAAACATGTACTATTAAAGTTTTACCAAAAGATCTAATTGGGTCTGTTGTAGCATGGGGGTTCTCAACAGGATCTGGAGCTATACAAACTCCAGAAGATAAACTTTCAGGATCTATTATTGGTCTCCCAGTTGCAGGTGGAGTCGAGTCTGCAAACTCAGACTCATTTTCAATTGTAAGTATAAATCCAGAATATGCCAGTTCACTTAATCCTATCGGAAGAGTTGGTTCTACACTTCTAGGTGGAATCCAAGTTATAACAAAAGAAAGAACTGATGCTTACAATGGATATATTTTAAATGTTTTATATGATGCAAATCTTGGTGAAGAGTCTGTTCAAGATTTAGACGGGAGTGCATTAATACATATAAATGCCGCAACTCAATTGGCGGTAATCCAAGTACTTATAAACACATCTTTTTTAAGTAGCTTTTTAACTGCAAATTTAGTGGGGACAGCAATCCCCTCTATTGGAAGCTATACGATTATAGACGGTGAAGAACAAACAAAAATAGTAATAACTTTTAATAAAGATATAGACGAGACATCTATCCAAAATAAAATAGGAATTTACTCTCAAAGAATTTATCCCTCAAGTTTAGAGAAAAAAGAAAACTATTCCATTGAGGTATCTGGAAAAACTTTAACTATATCATTTATTTAATATATGGGGTGAATCTTGAGTTGGGATATAGACAAGTCAAAACCAGCAGACATTGTATCTAGATGGCTTCATGACTATGTCTATAGTGATAATGCCAGAGCTCTACGGGTTACACTAGATACTCCCTTTTCAGTTGACAGCATTTTTAGAGAGGGAGAATACTCTCCCCCAGACGTCAGAGAAGGCCTTCTTATTGGAGGGATTGATAATTCTGATGCATTTAAATCTATTCGTATATCAGATGATGGGAGACTCTTAGTTGATTCTAGAATCTCTTTGAGTATTACAGAACTTGAGATAGAAGTTGATGCTGAAGACGGTGATAGTGTCGGGGTTTATGGTTATGTAAATGGTAATAAAGAACAGCCAACTCCTCTTTCAGTTACAGAAGAGGGGGTTCTTCGAGTAGTAAGCTCCTCATCAACAGATACACTTTCTGTTTTTGGAGAAGTAAATACTATCGCTGAAGAAGAGGTTGTTGTTGTAACTTATACTGTTGGGGCAAATAAAACATTTACATTACTTTCCGCAACTGCTTCAGCAATGACAGATGTGACATTTTATCTAAGAATTTCTAGCAATAATATCGATGCACAGAGAACAGCCTGGACATCTAGAAATGTTAAGTTTGATTGCTTTAGTTTGGGTCTTCCAGTTAATTCTGGAGACACAATAGAGATTATTGGGGTTGCCCATAAATTGACCGGGAAGCCGATGAATGCTAGGATATATGGAGAGGAGCTATGAAAGCTCTGATAGGAAAAGACTGTAAAAAAAATAAAATTAAATACAAAAAACAGTTACTTCATAAGAAAATTTTAAGCCTAAAACTAAGAAAAAGAATTACAGAAGAAAGTCTAATGAAAATAGACAAGGAATTGGAGGATAGCCTTAAAGAATATGAAAGGCTATATGACCTTAAAACTGAGGAGGAATAATGGCAGATTATGACAGCTCACTCCCTATCAGATCAGAAGCAGATCCTGATGAAAGAGTGCAAGTTAAGAATGTAGACTTTAACAACCCCGACCAAGGGCAAGAGATTGATGCCAATGGTAATGCTGCTGTAAAAACAGATGGCGTGTATGATGGCTCAAATAATGTTGATCCATCAAGTACAGCTTTGATTGCTCACGTTGCTTCAGCGACACCAGGAGTAGATACTCAAACACAAAGAGTAACTGCAACTAGCGGTGAAGACAATGCAGTGGCAATTGATGTTGCACTAAGAGACTCTAGTGGGGCAAAAATTTCAACAGCTAACCCACTACCTGTTTATGTTTCAGCAAATAACCCTGGAACAGCTGTAGTAGATTTTAGTCAAGGATCCGAGGTAGCGACTGATGCATCAGTTACTCATACTTATACAGTTCCTGCTGGAAGCACTTTGAGGCTAACTAGAGTTTTTGGTTCTGCATCAGGAAAAATGAGGTTTGAAGTTAAAGCTGGAGATCTTGGATCTACAAATACATTGTTTGTGGATTTCAACTCAACATCTAAACCAGGTGTAGAGTTTACGATTGATGCTGAAGCTCTTTCATTAACTGAAGGCCAAGTAGTAGAGATCGTAAAATTAAACAGAGACAAAGCGGCTCAAGACTTGTATTCTACTATTGTAGGTGAATTAGTCTAATTAATTAGTGAGGAGATATGGGCGATTTAGGTGAAGAACAATCAAGTGATACCCTTAAGCTTATAGGGAGTAATCAGGATGGTAGTGAAACTAATTTCGCTGGTGTCTCCTCTACTCAAGAAGTCTATATTAGAGACACACATGACAACGGTGGCCTTGATACAATACTAACTCTCGATGATGTTACTCCAGTTGAGGGAATGGTTAGTACGGCAAAAAAAGCAAATAGGAAATATGTAATAATGGAAGCCCTTAGCACTGGAGTTAAGTGGGGGTTTTCAAATTCAACTCAAAGTTTTGATCTGTTTAAAAGTCAATTAATTATGGTTCCAATAGGTGAGAATACTGAGATCTGGTTTATCATGTCTAGTGGTACTGGAAGTGTAGCATTTGGGGAGTTAAGTTAATGGCTGGCCCTTTTACAACACCTGTAGCTGAATCAGTTCCATTTTTATCTGAACCAGATAGAGATAATGGTTTTTCTTCAAAAAATGCTCAAGATGCAATTGAAGAAGCTTTGGCATTAGCCGTTTCAAATGACGTATTTCTAGTCTTATCTCAGTATAATGGAAATGCAAACGTTGGCAGACATCTTGAGTTTTATGTTGGCATTGACTCTGAAGAGGCACCTCTTGTATTCCCAAGAGGATCCAATGTTATAGCTGTAATTGCAAGAACTGCAGCAACATCCGCAATATGTACTATTGGGTTTTTTGATAATCAGATATCAGGAACAGTGCCTATATACGAAGTCATCTTTAATGGAGAAAAACAAGTAGAACTCATAGGGACTGCCTTGTCTCCACTTTTTTCTATTCAATCAGGAGCTAATATCGAGATCAGAATTACATCTGGAGCAATTTCAAAACCACATATGCAAATTGTTTTTAGCTCTTCATTAAATGGTGGTGTATGAGTAAATCGTTCATAGTTAAAAATACAACTTCATCAGTAAAAAAATGGGGAGGAGTGCGCCTAGAACCAGGAGAGCAGACGACTGTAGAGGGTGTAGATATCCCAAGGTTATTAAATGATGAATCGTTTGTTGCTGCTATCGAAGAAGAAGGGGCTATCCTAAATGATGGAGAAAGTGATATATCTCCATATTTAAGCTTAGCTAAGCTCAAAGAAACATATGCTTTAGCTACAGTTTTTGAAAGTGAAAATACTATCCCTGTAAGATCAAATGGATTTCAAGCAACAACAGTTCAAGAAGCAATTGAGGAAGCAAGATCTAACCCCATAACTCTCCAGCAATTTATGCCCCAATTCCAGCATATAGGAAAGATGAACTACTCTCAATACTTATATGCAAATATTCATGGAAGTAAGAGGTCTGGAAGCGATTCAACTGGATACAAAAATAATAATTGTGCCCCACTACTATGCCCCTTTAATGGAAAAGTTGTAGCTGCAACTATAGCGGTTACAGGTGTTGCCATTACTGACTCTACGCCAGATGAGACTGTAAGCATAGGGTTCGAGTTATGGAAAGTTGGATTTGAAGATGAGGGATCAAAGTTAGGGGATATAAGTCTTAGCGTTGACTCCAGCTCATATAATATTGGTGCATATTGGGATTCATCTGTACTTACTGCTTTTGCGGATTCACAAAGTCAGATAGAGTTTAATGTTACTAAGGGAGATCTTTTAGGCTTAAAGTTCATAAGACAATATGGATCTGGAGTTGCTGTTTCAGTTGATAACGTAACAATAGTTATAAGGATAGAGGAAACAATTGTATGATGATTATAAAGAATGTGACAGAAGAAGAAATATTACTATGTGAGATCCTTCTTAGAGAGCTAAGTTCTGGAGAAAATGAATATGAGATCCCCATAACTGACTATGAAGTTTGGGGTAATAATACTTCTGTTATCTCTAATATAATAAGTGGATCTATCGTCTTAAATAATTATGGCGTAGACATTTCTGACGCTAATACGGCAATAAATATTCTAAAGAAAAACACTCCAACACATGTCAAAGTAGACGAGGTTCCACAGCAATATGCCTTTGCTAAAAAAGTTTTAGATGATGGCAGTAAACTGTATAGAAGAAAGCACGGATTTAGAGGGGAGTGTGCGGGAGAATCAACAACAACATTAACTATGTCAGTTCCGTATGTTACATGTAAGATTGATGAATTAGAAATTATTAACTGTGGCGGAAATGATAATGCAAACTTTTTAGTTTGTGATGACGACTCTGGAACATATTCTGGATATGCAGGCGCAATATTGAATCAGTTTGGATTTAATGTATGTGTTAGCGACCTATTTTATGCTGATTCTAGTAATTATGATGCAGAGTTGCATTATGGAATGGTCATTAAGGTTGAATATATTAATAATGATACAGAAAGTAAGAATATTGGAATTAATGCCGTTTTACATGAGGTAGTAAGTGAGTAGTAAGAAGACTTTGACTAAGAAAGAAAAACACTTAATCTGTAAGATAGCTCAAGTTAGAAAAAGTAAAAAGAAAAGAACAAGATGAAAATAAAAGCCAAAACAAAAATAAGTCTCTACAAGGCTAAGAACATAAAGAAAAAATATTTTAATTTGAATAAGATTATGTTTTATATACTAACGTTTTTACCATTTTATGGTATCATATTCGCAGATAAAATATTAGAATTTAAATTACTTATTTTTTCATTGATTAATTCATTCCTATAAAGGAGCAGAAAGATGAGCTCAGTATTTCCTCAATCAATTGATTCATTTGCAAACCCAACATATATAAAGGTAGACGGGGTAGATCTAGTAAAGGCGGCACATGTTGTTGACCTACAAGATTCAGTTAGATCTGTTCAAGAGTTATTGGCAGGAGCTGGAAAAGAGATTTCATATGACTCTACGAACTATATTTCAGATGACACATCATATAAAGTCTGCCTTGAAGCACTAGATACTGCATTAGGAAGTTTGTATACCTCTTTTAATGCACATCGAACTTATACTCTTCCGACAGATCCCTCACAGCATCATGCCTATGTAATTGGCGTAACACCAATTGGAAACCTCTCTGCATCTAATGTTCAAAATGCACTTGTTCAACATCAGGTAAACATTGATGCAATAATGACAGGAGGAATAGTTAATGGCTATTCTCTAGATTCTAGATATGTTATGAAGTCAGGGTCACAATCATTAGAAGGCGACATAACTATAGCAAAAGGATTACAGGTTGGGTTGGACTCAAATTTAATTGGATCTGTAACAGTTGGATCACTAGTCTCTAATGGAGAGATAACTATCAATGGATTGATCAATGCTAAAAATGATATATCAATGATTGAAGGAACCAAGATCTCTGTTCTAGACTACGAGAATGCATCATTTATAGATTTTAGTGAAGATGTGGGAGTTAGTTCAAGAGGAAATTTTTGGGTGAGACTGGACGCTGATGATGCCTTAGATGGTGAGGCTCTAGATGCACACTTCTATATATATAATGGTCTTGGCTCAGAAGTCGTTTCAATAAATGAGTCGGGAGACGTTCTCTCTGCTGGGTCAATATCATCTAGCTTAGTTAACACAAACACTGTAGTTTTAAATTCAGTTTCTAGCTTAAGTGAGAATGGAATAGACACATCTGCAAGTTCTTTTTTAGTTAAGTTGGACAATGGAGACAGTAGCAGTGAGTCATCATTTACTATCACGAAGAATAATGATAGTGGAGATAATGAAGTATCTACAAGTCTTCTATTTAAAATAGATGAAGACGCCCGACTCCTAACTGGAAACCATGAGTTAAAATCTGGGGTTCAAGAAGAAGGGTATTTCGGACTTACAACTTATTCTAATAATGCTGGCGGCATCTTCTATGGAGCTGGAGTTAATTTTAAAACAAAGATGGCAAATACTCCTTCTTCTATTACTCTTTCAATAGATGAAGAGTCAAATATTAGCAATCTGTCTGTAACACATGTAGATGAGTATGGCTTCTTCTTTGTTTTCGATACTCCAGAAGTAGGATCGGCAAGTGTAAGAGGACATTACATAACAGTAGGTAACTAATTATGATTACTAAAATAACCAAAGATACTATAATTCAAAAGTGCAATACATGTGGAGAGCTAAATGAAATAAACTTGGATTCCTTAAAAATAGTTCAAGGAAAAGCTATTCCTTTACCTAAATGTAGTCATTGCAAAAAAAGTATCGAAACACTTCTTATGGGTGATGGAACTGACATTAATAGTATGTTGGCATCAAAGGTATTTGTTCTTTTAGCTCTTAAGACTGATAAGGAGTAATAGATGAGTCAATTTAGAATAAAGAATATAGATTCTGGTACACCCGATGAATGGGTTTTAAGAACAAATGATAGTGGTTCAATCACTGGAGATGATATCTTAGCAGAAGATCCAAATCAGTTGGCAGAGGCAATAACAGATACTCAAGCCCTACTTCTTAATGCAACAATTTATTCACCACTAAGTCTTATCGATGTTGACCATGGTCTTTTTGAAAGAGTAAAACTTTTAGAAGACAATGTTACAGCGACAACACTTCAGCTAGCCTATGAAAATGGGAGATCAATAACAGTAACACCAGGAAACAATCTTGTATTTGGGTCTAATGGTGAGTTTGAACTAGACAGTAGTGGCAACATTAAGATGAACCCAACTTCGATGAGCATCTATCGTGGATCCGCTAAGATGGATGTAGCCTACAATGGTATAACATCAGGGACTACAAATCTTACATTTGGAACAACTGGGTCGACAAAAGATGCCCTATTAAAGTCAGGAAGAGATCTATTTTTAAAAGACGGCAATTTAGTTGCAAATATCTCTTTATCAGAGACTGGTACTTATACCCTAAACACACTATCTCAAAGTATCGTTGGAGCAATTAATGAGGTGAATACTCTTGTGTCTACTGTTAGTTTTCAAGATATCTATGACCAGTCTGCACCAGTAGAAATAATAACATCACTCGCCAGAGGCCCCTTCATAGTTCGCAATGGTTCAGGGACAACTACAGTTCCAGCAATACAAGTTCATGGCGGTATTGAGTGTATTGATTTTTTAGATGTCGATAGCTTAACAGTCGGCCCAGGGTCGGCAGTCAACTTAAGCATTTCCTCTACAGGAAACGTTGAGTCATATGGATACCTAAAAAGTGCAACTTATCTTAGTGCACCTAGACTTCAAAATCTTAGTGGAGATCTTAACTTTCAGGATAGCAGGGGGTCAGCGAATCTAACCCAAACTGGAAGTGAAGTCTTAACTACAGCTAAAAAAAGTCTTTTTGGAGCCATAAATGAGTCTTATAGTGTTGGAGTACAGAATGCAACTAGACTTGGTTATTTAGAGCTAGAGCACAGTGCACTAGATGGCTCACACTTAAAGGTTGACATCAATGTCCCTGTTGGAAGTGAATCTGCCAAGTATGTAGATATAAAAAACTCTTCAAATGTAACAGTTTTTTCTGTTAATGGACTAGGTAATGTTGTCGCAAATGATGTAACAATAGGTTCATATGGACTTTTGTATGAGTCAGCCGAGAACAGAAATCATAGACTTGGAGATGGAACTGATCATGCCGCTGTAAGCAATCACTTGTCTGCAGCTAATCCACATGGGACAGTAAGCTCAATACAGAAAAGTGGTGAATCAGCAAAGATTGTGGGTGATGTTCTTGTGTCTCCTGGCGTAGGAGTTGAGATAGTTCAGTCTGGCCAGACATTAACAATATCAGCACCATCTGGAAGTACTCTTCAAGGTGTGTATAATAATCAAGCAGATGGATTCTTAGTACTAGATGAAACAAAAAATCTTACAATAAATAATGCACTCGATGAGGCTGTAATAGCTTTTAACCAAGATAATGTTACTTTTTATAAATCACTTGTTTTGGCTGGAGATATTCAGTCTATTATATCTGATCTAAATCTGGAAATAACAGCTCCAGGAATACTAGAACTAAACTCAGACTCTTTTATTATTGGAGAATCTGGAAATACAGCCTCTCTTCTTGGGTCAAATGTATCAAGCGCTACACACCTAAATGTTATTCCTGATAAACTGGATACTACACAAGGGTATTCTGGAAGCCTCTTTGGAGATATTTCTGAAGGAATAAATGGAAACCTATCGTGGTTAACAAATAATATTGGAGTCTCACTATCTGCGGGGTACCCTGTAGGTATTAAATCGAATAAAGAGTTAGTGTCTGTTTATTCAGATGTTGACCCTGTTAATCTTTATGCTATCGACATAGATGAAGACCCTGTCGTTCCTGAGGCTGCAGCCTATATGAAGGTCTATGGAGTCGTTGATTCTCCTTCTATAGCACATGATCAGGCTGGATGGATAAGATCGAATGGTAAGGTATCTGGAACCATTGGAGCTGTAGAGGTAGATACAAACTTTAACCCTGGTGAAACACTATATGTTGCTCCAATTGGTAGAGCATTAATCTCCATTGATTCTACAGGTAGTATTATAGGCGGCTTGCTTACATTTACGGTAGATAGTACTACAATAACAAGAACAATAAACAGTCTTTCTCCAGCAACAACAGACGAGCATAGAGATAACATAATTAAAGCAATAAATGATTCTACTGCCATAACTTCAACAGATAATTTTGTTCCAAAAGCATTTATCTCTGGGGAGAGGGCAACTAGAACCGTAGTTTTAACATCAAATCTTTCTGCAGGAGACACTGTAACTGTAAATGGCATTATTTTAACCGCATCAGTATCTCCATCAAGTCGACTTGAATTTGAAGTTGGGCCATCACTATTTTCTACAATTTTGAACTTAACTAAAAAGATCAATGAAACAAGAGATTATGGAGCAACAACTGCAGATGCAGGACATAAATGCTTAGCTCAATGTAATGGCGATTGCATTATTATTAAAGCAATTTTTCCAGGAGTTGTAGCTAATTCCTATGTAGTCTCTTCATCATCAGCTTTTTTAACTAATACAGGATCCCTTTTAGGTGGAACCTCTGAATTGACTGTGTATAAGGGTGGTAGGTCTGACCTAGCTATAGCTCTGACAACAACAATCTCCAACATAACAATCACTGAAAATTGGGATGATTTTGGTAGTAGTAGCTTTTTAAATGAGTTTTATGCTCTATCTGAAGGTGAATCAACAAATAGAAGAGTTAAACCTAAGTATGAGAAGCTTTTAAAGGTTGGAACCGTACTATATTATGACGATACATATTTAGAGACTATGTTTAGTGTTGACATAGATAATGGTCAATATATTTCAAGCACAAAGGATGGATATCAGAATGAGCTTATCCCTTAATCAACTTATAAGAATATCTGTTCTTCCTGGAATTAAAAGCACTGATGGAACAGAGCTCTTGTCGACGAAAGAAAGCTACTTTACAACAGAAATGTCGCCCATGTATTCCTCCGCCCTAGTAGTGAGGGGAATAGCTGGATCCTACATAGACAAGGTGTCAGATGATGCAATTAATCAATTAATTCTAAAATATTCTCAAATTGCTGATGGCATTGGAGACAGATGTGAAGTATCAAGTAAGTGGCTAATGTATGCTGGAGAGTGGGTGTCACTAAAGGCAGCAATTACAGCTATTTACAACAGTGATGACTTTAAGGGCTTGGCCGGAAGAACACTAAAGAAGCTCGGTGACTTTACAATTGAAAGAGAGGTCTCGTCTTCATCAAATATCGGCGTAGGAGCTACACTAGAAACTCTTGAGTGTGAACTATTTAAGTATGAATTTGCAATTAGAAAGTGCTCTGACCCTGCTATAAATTGTTTGGGATTAGAATCAAATGAGAATATGCCATACTTGCCACAAGCATCAAGACTAGTAGAGAAGGGCAGACTTGATGTAAACAAACCATTAAAAGGTAGAGAGTGGTTTACTATTGAAAGATCTGCAAAAGGGGTTACTGGAAAGACAGTTCTATGGGGAAAAGTCTATTCTGAAAATATAAGGCCAATACGATAATGAATATTTATGAGAATAACATTAACGAAAATAAAATAAACGTCTACTCAAGTGGAACAAATGTTACGGGTGGAATTTCTTTACGTGATGAGTTCTATGGCTTAATGGATGAAGATCTAGTTTTTCAATACTTTGTATACAGAAGGGTGTCAGACATTGTTTGTGATTGTGTTAAAAACAGTTACACTAAAGAACCAGACATAGACATCCAGTGTAAGATCTGTGAAGGGACGGGCAGAATATTCAAAGACTATCTAGTAAGAGGCTTCATAAGAGAGGAGTCTTCAATCAATAATGATAGGCCAAGATTCAGAGACTCAGAAATAGGTTCAGAAGATAAAGATGTCAGAATAGTTTATATTGCATCAAAAGAAATACCTGAGCAATTACTAGATAACTCTAGTTTTGAGGTTAAAAGTAGAGATGAGATAATTCTTATAGAACTAACAGAAGATGGAGATATTATTTCTCCTATTACTGCAACAGGATATTACAATATTAGTACTGCTGCAACGAATCGATTGGACAGTCATGGTCGAATAGAGTATTATAGGATTAGAGTTGCGTCAACACCAAGAAGAAACAAAAATATATGACTTTATTTGAATATAATGAAAATTTAACCGCAGAAGCACTTGAGGCAAAAGAGGCTATAGTTTCAGAAATATATAATCAGTCAAAAGATGTCAGGTCAATATCTAAAGTCGCTGCATCAAGAGATGAGACATTCCCTTGTGGAGATATTGAGGATTTTATAAAATGTGTTGGCGAAGTAATTGAACTAGATCAAGAGGATGCAGAAAATAAAATCGGATTTGTCCCCATGTGGAATGAAGAAGAAATTATGCAAGACTCTGAGTATGAACAGTATGATATGTCTGGTGTTGTGGCTTATTCTATATCTAGAAGAGGCCCTGCATCAACAGCTGGCGGGAATACACCCTTCTCTAAAGAGAGAAGGATGTTAAAGCCAGTATTAAAAAATATAATAAAAAACAGTGCAGAAAACCCAAATCAAGTTAAGCTTATCTACTCCCAGGCTTTTGATAATATGATTTGTTTTAGGGTTTGTGCTAAAACCAATAAGCGAGCTGAAGAACTTAGTAGGTGGTTTGAAGATTTGATGACTAAAAATAGACTCTATTTTGCATTAAAAGGGTTTAGTCATTATTATTTTGATGGTTTTGAATATGGTGATTCAATTCGGGCTGGACACCAAATGTATCAAAACAGACCTCATTACTACTATGTTAGGACAGAAAAAATTACTAGTGTAGATGAGTATGCTATTAATAAGATTGCAATCAGACTCGTTAAACAAACAAAATAAGGAGTAAAAAATGTCAGACAAATTTGAATACCTCCCCGGGTCTGTAAGTGAACTTCAGGACGGTGGCCTTCAAATTAGCGAATCCACATCTGCTCCAATTACGCTTGTTCTTGGTACATCTGAAAGTGGCACATCTGGAAAGATGATCCCTGTTGTAAGAGCCCAAGAAAGTGAACAAGCTTTTGGAAAGTCTGGAACTCTAATTAGAGGGATGTATGAGGCTAAAGCTGGCGGAAGTACGAACACAATGCTCTATCGTATCAATACAAGATCTGCAATCCTTTATGGAGTAGGTACTGATGATCAAGAGTTAAATCCTACTTTCATTGAGACAGCGGAAAAAGACGCTAGTGCTGGAGACAATTATCTGCTCAAATATACTTCACCTGCAACTTTAGGTGGAACTATTGGACAGCTAATTGTAAAAGATTCTAATGACAATATCGTTTACGACAATAATCCTGGTGGTCAAGTTTTGAACACTGGTAGTGTTGTAGTATCTGGATCCTTTACAGGCGGAGAAGATATCGATGAATATGTTTCCTTTACAGAAGCAGCTGCTCTTGTATTTGAAAAAGTTCTAGATGGTGGTCTCTATGATGATGTAAATGGATCTGATGTTGCTGTTGATGAAAATGCAACAATTGTATCAGTTTATATTAATAGCGTATTAGTTGACTCAGCAGAATATACTTTTGTTGACGGAACTCTTGCTATTAATGCTGGACTAGGAAATGATGGTGAAGCCATTGAAGTTAATTATACTATTGAACCATTATCTATTCGTTCTGGTTCTGATGGTCTAAATCCTTCAAGAATGGAGCTCTATGAAGCCCTTGATGAAGCCTATCGTTCTCTTGAGAGTGAAAATATTGATATAATTATTCCACAAAATGTATATCTTGATGACAAAAACGTTGTTGATGGTGACTCTGTTGTTCTATCAAGTGACGTAGCTATTCCTGCTGGTCAAAGATATCCTATTGCTGGAACACCTGGTGATGCTTTAGGTAAAGTTTATGTTGAAGAATATGAAGGCGAATTCTTCTATTTTTGGGACATTAATCTTGATGGTCAAGCTGAAATTTATCCATCAGTTGGTTTAGCTTCTGCTACCACTAAAATTGATGGGTCAGCACTAAGCTCTGATGATTTTCAAGAAGTTAACTTTGCTTATCAGCTAGCTAATTTTTGCTTTGTGCTTTCAGTTTATGACAATGAAGTGGATGGTGTAATTGGCGTTCGTCCTCCACGTTCTAGTTCTAGAAAAGATATTGCATTTTGGATTGGTAAAGAGCCAACCCTTGATAGCGATGGAAAAATTATTGTTAATGGTTCAGGTCTTCTTGGCAATAAGTTCTTGGCTGGTAAAGTAAACCAAGAGCCAGGATTCTTCGCAACATACTCTGGTTTTATCCCATCAGGGGCAAATCTAGAAACCGACCCTAACATTATTACTGACAGAAATGGACACAGAGTTGATATTGGTAAATATATAAGTATTGCTCAATTCTATTTGACTTACTATAACCCAATTGATACAACTGGATATGGATATGCAGCTAGCATGGCAGCATATTATGCTGGTTTTATTTCAACTCTTCCAAGTAAGATTTCTCCTCTTAATAAGGAGCTTACTGGAGTTTCAGCTCCAATTAAGATTAGCAAAACTAAGCTTAATCTTTTGTCTAAGTATAAGTATGTTAGTGTTAAAGAAAAAGGCGGAGTGTTAAGGTTTTCTGATGCTGCTACAGCAGCTAAAAATGACTCTGACTATCAACGTTTAACAACTAAGAGAATTACTAAAGATTGTGTTGATGCTGTAAGACTTGTAGCGAATCCTTACATCGGTGGACCAAACACTGCTGTAGCTAGAGCTTCAATGGAAACAGGTATCCAAAGAGAACTGGCAGCTCTTCAAGAAGACGGAACAATTCAACGTTTTCAAGTTAGAGTATCTGCTACTAGATCTCAAACAATCTTGGGTGAAACTCTTGTTGAACTTGTATTCTATCCTGCTCTCGAAATGAGAAAAGTTAGAATTATCACATCTTTGGCAGCTTAATAGGAGGGTTACATGTCAAACTACAGAAGTTATAACAATTACAGTGGTGTAGATATTACTCCTATTTTTCAAGGTCAACCTATTGGAGAGATTCAAGCTATCTCTTATGCTGTAAACAGAGAAAAAGCAGCTGTTTACACAATGGGTAAAGCTGATCCTCGCGCTTTCTCAAGAGGGAAAAGAGCGATTGCTGGGTCATTGATTTTTATTGTTTTTGATAGACATGCTCTATTGGATCGTTTTAAAAATTCAATGTTCTCTGCTGACAAGGATGAGACAGGTCTTGGAAGTAGAAGTGGTGTAAGTGCCGACAGCCTTTTTGATTCTGAGGCTGCAGTAGGAGTTAATGCTGCTTCATCTGATTTTAATCAGGTGACATCGACTCCATGGTATGCTGATCAGATTCCTCCATTTGATATCGTTCTTGCTGCTGCAAACGAATATGGAGCACAGTCAATTATGAAGATCTATGGTGTAGAAGTATTGAATGAAAATTCAGGTGTTTCTATCGATGATCTTGTGACTGAGCAAGCATATAGCTTTGTAGCAAGAGCTTTAACAGGATGGGAGTATGACGCTACTAGTTCTGATCGCCTTAAAGAGATCAAACAAAGTATAGAAAACTAATAAGTCTTGCAATAAAAAGCTTAATAGATTACTATTATTGGGAGAGAGGGTAAAACCTCTCTCCTTTTCTGTTTTTAGGAGCTTAAATGTCTGTACCAGCTATGCCAATGACTACATTTTCAGGAACCGATGTATCTGTCTATGCATATTACAATTTAGATAATGCAAGAAAAAGACTTAATGATCAAAGAAAAAAAGATCAAGAAGAGCTGAGAAGTTCACTTAATATATATGGTAATATCATAAACAAGACGAGGCTCCAGTCAGAATCAAGTATAGGGGGTTTTCCGTCGATAGGAACTGATGGAACAGGCCTCCTTACACAAGAACAGTCTGCGCTTGGCAGAGGAGAATATTCGGCTGGAGCAGATTACATTTCTGATATTGATGGAAACAAAAACAAAGAGTCCTTTCAAGAGAATGTCTACAATCTTGGAAACTTACATACCTTTAGCTACTCTTCTTTCAGGGAAAAAAATGCTGTTAGAACACTTGGAAGATCTCACTCAAAAGCCTATACCAGGGGAGCGAGAACTGTCGCCGGATCTATGGTCTTTAATACAATAGAAGAATCACAACTATTTCAGTTTATCCGACTATTCGGGAATGATGCTGCAATGAAAAGCTCTTCAAAAGAAGCTACATCTCATGCTCAAGCAATGATGTCTCATTTAGATCAGTTAAAACCTTTTAACCTTGCCCTTGTATTCGCAAATGAGTATGGTCAATATTCAGTGATGCACGTTATTAATGTAGATATAAATACCGAAGGACAAGAGATCTCTGTAGATAGACCGGTTTTATATAACTCAGTTAACTATTATGCGGAGACTGTTCTTCCTTTGGTAAACATTGGAGGGACGTTTTCATCACAAGCAGAAATGCTAGAAGGACTAGCAAAGTCCATTAAAAATGTAAAGGAAAAAAGTTCAAGGTATACCGACAGTACTACTCGTGCAAGTAGACTTGAAGCTAGCACCGAACTATTAGATAAAAATTTAGTACAAAAATACCTACAAAACTCAAGGGGATTGTATTAATGAGCGTAGAGATTAATGGCGAATATTTCTCTGGATCACAAGTCTCTCTATATATAGGAGATATATGGGTTGATGATATAGATAGAATAGACTATACTGAGTCAGCAAATAAAACACCTATATATGGGTATGGGTCAGAGTACTATGATTTTTTAGCAAAAGGAACTCACATAGTTCAGGGATCTTTTGATATCAATTTCAGGGAACCTAATTATCTCTGGCTTATTATTGAGATCTATAAAAGTAGGAACACATTAAATTTAGGCAAAAATAAATCAAGTGACCCAAATAAAAATTCTGAAACTTTTAGTGATGATAATAGAACAAATTTAAGCAAGGCTTTAAAATATACAAACCCAAAAGCCTTTAAAGAAAATCAAATTAAGAAGTTTGATAATACACTTAAGGGGACAAGTGTGCAGAGTGATGAAAACTTTTTTAACCATATACCATTTAACATTAAAATAGGGTATGGTTACAATGCAGATAGTGCTGTAAAAGAAACGATTCAGGACGTTGAGATAATTGGAAAAGGGAAAACAATAAATGTCTCTGGTGTTCCTGTTCACGAAACTTATTCTTTTATAGCTAGAAAAATAAAATAAAAAGGGAGTATTAAATGTTAGCAGATGATCAATCAACAGAAGAATTTTCTATGGAAGATTTTAACCTAGATGACGAGGAAGAGTTTGGTGTAGAAGCAGCACAAGAGATGATTCCAGAAGAACTAAAGGATCTTACACCTGAAGAAAGAGAGATTTATTTCCGTGTACAGGAAAAAATGGCAGAAGTTGATCCTATTATGGATATGTTCAACAAGTTAGACAATAAGCCTTCAGAAGCCCAAATCGAAGAATTAAAAAGTAAAGTTGGCGAAGTTTATTTTACTTCTTTTGGTGAAAAAAAGAATTATATCTTTAGAGGATTGAGACGTCAAGAATGGCGAAACTTAATGAAAGCCATTGCAAAATTAGACGAAGAAAAAAAAGAAGAAGCTATTGTGCAGAAAGGTGTTCTATGGCCGAAGCTAACTCCAGATATTATTGGTGGCCTTGATGCAGGAATTGCTACTGCATTAAAAGATGATATCCTTACAGCATCAAACTTTATGCCAGTGGAATATGCCGCATCTCTTGTAAGAAAACTGTAGTTAACTATGTCAAAGTCAAAGACCTTTACCACATTAAGGGATGACTTAGATAAGCTATACCTGTATGCTTCAAGTAGAGGAAGGATCTTATTTAAGGTCCTTCCTTTTTCAGTAGCAGAGTCTTATAGATATGTTTTAAGTTACTATCCAGAACTTGAGTGTGATATTGAAGACGAGATATGGGATGAATGTGTAATTGAGCATTCATTCGACTATCACCATGAAGATCTATTAGCTGGAACCATAACTGTTCTAGCTAAAGTTGTATTAGAATTATCTACGCCAAAAGATGAAAATGACTTCTTTGAAACACTAGCTATAGCTCGTGATGATGTAACTAGTAATGCAAAAAAACAGATTAGTGCTGTTATTGCAAAAGTCTTTCCATCATATACAATAGAAGATATAGAAAGAATGCCCTGGAATACGATGCTAGAAAGATTGGCTCAAGCAGAATATGTTACAGGAAAACAATTAGATCTTTCAAAGAAAAAAGATGATTCATCACAGGTTTTAAAAAGACTTGATGAATATACATCTATCTTGGATATAGAGAAAATTAATTCACAAGACAATATGTAGGTTTTAGATGGCAAAGAAGCAGCCAATTCACTCATTCTTTGAGAATCAATTCGGTCTCGATATTGAGTCTAGAACTATTACTCCAGAAAAGAAGTCTATCCTTCAACTAGGTATTCAGACTCCATCTAATAGACGTTTTGAATTAAACCTATTTACTGATAACAATTCACCGTTTTCATCTTTCCATAAAAGGGCCGGTGGCCTTAGAGACTATTATAGAGAGACAGGAACAAATTTAAATATTGCCTCAAACTTTAAGTCCTTTACTGATTATGGTGGAAGGAAAATCTTCTCCTCTGTACTGCAGGAAGACAAGGCCTCTAGTATCGCCAAGTCAATTCTCACTGCCCCTGGGTATAGAGGCAAAAATATTATTATTCATAATGCCCCATTTGAGTTAAGGCACTTCTCAACATCTAATTTCTCATCTCTACCAGTATCTTTTTCTCCAGAGTATATGAAAATGGTTTCAGAGCAAGCTTCTGAAAGATCCATTGATGCTAGAAAAGTTGCAGCTGGGAGCTTAAGTGCAGCCCAGGCAAGAGCTCAAGATATAGAGAGACAACTATCTAGATATCTTCTCATAAGAAAAGAAGCAAGAAAAGGTGGAGCACTTATTGACTCCATGGAGATAGCTAAAACGCTAAATGCTCTTGGTCAAAAAAGAGGGTTGATTCCTGCAACAGGAGATCTTGCTCTTGGAACAAGTGTAGATTTTTTATCTAAATTTTTTGTTGGAGAAACTGAAAGGCATATTGCTGTACAAGATGTAGACATTCAAAATAAGCTAACTCCAGTTCTAGTAAAAAGGCTAGAGGCATTAAGAAATCCAAATTTAGATGTAAAATCATTTTTAGCTAAGAATAAAGATGTTGCTAAGTGGGCTAAAGAATGGAATAGAAATGCTCTAAACCTAAAAGTAGAAGCTCAAGCAAGAGCTATCGCTTCAGGTTTAGAATCAATAAAAGAAACAGGTAAGCATCTTGTAAGGTCTGGAACACTTGCCGTAAGGACAGAAAAAGAATTAATTGATGCTCTTGCAGGGAGGGGGAGATTTAGTCTATATGGAGCTTCTTCACAAGGAGCAAGAATTGTAGACTTTGGTATATCTCAAGAAGAGATTGTAGACAAGGCCTTTAAGTTATATAAACAGGGGACAGATGGAACAAAACAGAAGTTGTTCTCAAAAATAAAAGACAAGCGAGTTCTTGCTGGCATTGTAGGGGCAACGGCTATTTTTGGTGCAGCCGCCTCACGCTTTTCTGGAAGGGATGATAACTACCTCCATACAGAAGGGTTAAGACATGGATGGTATGGTAAGACAAGAAATAGTCGGTCTGATTTTGGCTCTGGTTTTAAATCTCAAACATATTCATATCGCCAAGCAGAAGAAAGACTTGATTCAAATAAAATAAACCCGAGTATGCTATATGGCATCGGTACACTGGGTGTTTCAGGTGGTCTATACGCTTGGAATCCGAAAACCAACATTGATATTAATTCATTAAAATATCTAGGAGTAGAGAATCCATCTAGTTTCTTTGGAAGAAAAAAAGCCAACCTTAGTGACATTCTATATTCAGGAGCTAAAAGATTAGAAGCATCGGCGAAAGGGATGCCTCGAGTTTTTGGTATCTCGAATATGTTTGCAGAAAATGTCTATTCTTCTGCTAGAATTAAATATAGTATTTCTGAAAAAGGCTCAGAGACATACAGAAAATACATAGAGTCTCTGACAAAAAGAAAAGATCTTCTCTCTAGCGGAATCCATTCCATTGAGTTCAGAGAAGGTAAGCTATATGGTCTTACATATTCAGGAAAAGAAACTCTTCTATTAAAAAATGCAGGCCTTCTTCCAAGAAGAAATGTAACAGAATTTGGTGCAAGTTTATCTCAGTTTACGAGGTCATATGAATTAGACGTTGGAGGAAAAGTCCTTCCAAAAAGATATGAATATCTTGTTACTGGAGGAAATAGCAGGGTATCAAAAGCATTACGATTTGGTAGTGCCTATGCACATGAAACACTAACTAAGTACTTAAAGCTTTTAGATAATCCAGCATGGGCACTAGAAGAAGTTGTTCCTGATATCTCACCAAGGATAACATCTGCCGCACAAAAACTAGGTTCCTTTTTTCCATCACTAGGTGTGGGAAACGCTAAGGCTTTAGAACAGAATCTTTTTGGATTAACTAAAGCTCATGCTATGAATTTGTTTCCAAAGGTTGTACTTGGTGGTTTTGCCTTAGGTGCAGCAAACTGGATGGTTAAGTCTTTAGGAGAAGAAGGAACCGCAATTGGTGAATCAGGTCTTATTGGAGCCGCTGCAGAGGTAGTCAAGGCTGGACACTTATCATATGCAAAGACCTCTGACATCCTAGGGTTAACTTCTTTAAGAAGAAGCGTAGAAGAATCTGCTCCAGGGTCAACCGGGATTTTGCCTTTTGCAGGCGGTGCATTTAGTGGTGCATTAACTGGCTTTTTTGCTGCAGCTTCTTACGGAGCAGCAAAAGAATTCTCTTCTGGCGATGGAGGTAGGATTCTAGCAAAAAACCTACAGGAAACAAAGAGTCTACCTGGGGTGTTTAAAAAGATACCATTAGATCTTTATAAAAAAGAATATGGACTACTAAAAAGAGGTTCTATTGTTGGTGCAACAATAGGGGCGGCCCTAGCTCTCCCATTCTTACTTACTGGAATAGGTTCTAGTGAAAGTTATGATGAATTAAAAAAAGAGTACAGTGGAGAGAAAGACGTTGCAATTAGAAAGGGTAGATGGTGGGAGTTTAATGCTGGCCCATTTAAGGGTGGCCAGATTATGTACTACAGACCTAACTGGTATCGAAGACTAATTGATAAGCCTGACAGTAAGTTAGATCCCTCAATAGAAGTTAATCCGTTTGAAGAGGCATATAAAAGTTTTGTTAATCCCTACTGGAAAGAAGAGAAGACGTACAACACTAGTCCCTTCCCTGTAGCAGGTAGTTCTGGTGCTGGATTTGGTATGTTGTCAACTCTTTATGAGGCTACTGTTGGAAGGGTTATTAAACCACCTGCATATATGCATACGGATCAGTGGAGTAAAGACCGAATAACTGAGAATCCAAAAATAGCTCCAGTTGAGGAATTAGGTGGAATTGGTGCACCTGCTCCAGTCAACCCATATTCGTTTAAAGGGTATATGCATCGGACATGGGATGCCATTACTGAAGCAGCAGGTCTTAGGGGTCTTGCAGCCAAAACAATGAAAGAGAGATTAACAGGGTCTCATGACTTATTTTTGGGAGAACCATACCTTCAAAGATCTAAGGACTTATTTGGAATAAGAAGACAGTATGCAGATTTAAACCTAGGTGGTGCAGCTGGGTTAACAGAAGGATACAGACGTCTTCTTGGTCATGAATCTTATTTCGAGCAAAGGATAAATGAGATAAGAAATACTATGCCATCTTGGATGCCAGGTGAAGAGTACTTTACTAACTTTCAAGAGGGGTCACCTTATCATAGAATTCTAGATGCAGGATATCGACTACCAGGAGAAGGTTATGCTTCTCGATTTAAAGATGTTAAAGGGGTTGATCCAGAAGAATATTCGCTAGTACATAGGTATCGAATTTTGGCGGACCTAGCTCCGTACTCACATGAATTTAGAGATACAAGAAATGAGATATTTAAAACAGCATTGTCTGAAGAGGAAAAGAATGCGGTTGATACAATAAATAAACAGCTAGAGTCTAAGCTAGAGAAAAAGGAGTTCTTGGAGGCTGATGACAGCTTCATTGGAACATATGCAAAGGTTTTTACTGAAACATTAAAATCTAACCCAATTGATAGGCTAACTCCATTCTCTCCTGCTTCATCCTTTCTTCCTTCTTATTCTGCAGTAAGTGAATATAGAAGAGAAAAAGTCTCTAAAAGTTTTAGGGATTGGATGAGTCCAATAGAGAGTTTTGCGGCACCAGCAGTTGCTTTAGCAGCTCAAGATGTGGCTGATGGTGTAGAGCTAACTGAAAAGAGTGAGAGAGAAAAGATATTAAATGCTTTTGATAGACTAGAATATGCAAAATATAAAAAACTTGAACAAGAGGCTATCGCATCTGGAGATAAGCGTTCCGCAAATAAGTTTAACTTCATGTCTAGAAGAACCATGACTGGAGTTGATCCATACTCTGACAGAGAAAACCTAAAATACATTATACCCAAACATGAAAAACCATATTTTGAAAGATTTTTAGACGCTACAGAAGAAGAGAAAGGAGAGATTCTTTCACTTACTTCACCAGAAATGGCAGAAATATATGTTGCACAATGGGACAGAAAGAGACTTGAAGAGCTAAGCCTTCAAGAAGAGAGTGAAGGTCGAAGTAAAGAAATTAAAGAAATAGAAACTAGAAAAAGCCTTTTAATTAACGAGAGAAGTTCTAGGGCTTTAGAGGCTACGACATCCAGCATATTACCGAAAGATGATTGGCTTGGATGGGACCCAAGAATAAAAATGGATGATATCCAACTTCAATATCTGGTCGACACAGGTAGAGACTTTCACGAATATGATTTGTGGGAAGACAGGGTTAACTTACTAGAAAGAAAACCGTATGTTAAGCAAGCTCTCGATGAGTTAATGGAGACTGCTGCAGCTCCTGTTGAAACAGATATGCTTGATATTTACAAGGACGCAAGATCTATGGGTATTGAAAACCCTACAATTACAGTATATAATTCAGAGAAGGACTCTACGAGTTTAGACCTAAGTCAATCAAGAGAGGAAGAAGTAAAAAGCTACCTCCGTGACCTTAAGAGATTATCATGATTGAAAACATAGAATTTAAAGATAAGCATGACTGGGCATCAGTAATGGGGCGTGGAGCATTAGTTGCAGGTGGATTAGCATCTGCCTATGTTACAGCCAGAGAGAGCATCAATAAAAATCCTTTTAGGAACCATAGTTTATCTAAAAATTTAGCTGCAGCAGGATCATTCTCAAAACAAGTATCTTCCGTAGCGACGTCTGCGTCACAAGACTTTACATCTTTTTTAAGCAATTTTAATCCTGCAGGAAGGTTTGTGGAATCAAAAACCTTTGGGTCATTGAATTCTTTAAATCAAAGCTTGGGGAGTTATAGTGGTTATAGTGGCAGATCAGCTGCTTTTATGCAAGAACTAACATCTTTCTCTGAAAGATTAGAAAGTATCGCAGATAGAGGATCTCTAGAGTTTATAGGGAGAATGAAAGGTTCTGATGTTAGAGGCGTTACCGTTCAGGCATTGATTGATGGGCAGAAGCAAAAGTTTGATATTCCTTTAATTTCCGGTGAAGGAAAGGTGGCCTTAGGGAAAGATCTAGGTAGAGGTTATGTTGTAAGGTCAGTGTTGTCAGACTCAGCAACCGGTGCAGTAGAAGGAATAGATGTCTCTTTAGTTAAGAGATACAGAGACTCCTTATCTCAGATCATTGCTGGCAAAACGACCCCAAAAGAGATATTAGATACAGGAATGAAGGCTGCCCTATATGAAGACTCTACCGGAATCTTTTTTGATTCAGCTCAAAAGAATCCAGCTTTAGCAAAGATGAGAGCTAATCAAGCTGTTGTAGATCCATTTAGTGATCTTGGCACACAAGGAAGGCTTTTAAAGACTAAAGATATAATGCAGAGAATCCCAGGAATGGCTGGAGGTTCAGCCTCTCAAATGGCAGCAGGAGTAGTCAATCTTCCAGAATCGGTAATCTCCTCTGGGCTACCAGGAGCGGAGATCTCTTCATCATCATATCAGCTTGTAAGACAAAGTCAAATATCTGGACTACATTCTCCCATAAAGTGGGGAGGAGAGCTTTCTGATACTATTGGACAGATGAATACATTCGTTGTCTCAGAGAAGTCAGACTTAGAAAACGTCCTTTCATTAATGGGGAAGGATTATGGTGAAATCGCTGATGAAGAAATCCTTTTTAATCAAAGATTAGCAAGAGGTGTTCGCATTAAAAACAATATGAATACTTATAGTTTCAAGGTAAAAGATGCGGGGACTATAGGCTCTGAAATAATGTTTAAAAATTTAGAGTTAGCGACAGGAATGAATAGAGACGATCTATTTACTGCCATGGCTAGACCCGGTGGAGTTGATACAGACTTAGATCTTATAGGGTCATTAAGAGACAAAAGAAGTACCTATAGAAGAAGTGAGAGGGAGGCTTTTAAGACCTATACTAGGAGCGTAAAAACTGAAGAGGCAGAAATGCTAAAACAGCATTGGGCTTCAATGGTTGCAAAAAGAGAGGCTGCAGATTTAGAGCTCAAGACTTTTATGGAAAATAAATCTCTTGCTATTGCCGAAAATGGAAATCAAGTTAAGTTTAAAGTTAGACGTGGAGTAAAAGATAAAATTAGAAATGTTTCTATCATTGATGGAAAGATAAAAATACAGATGGAATCAGACTATGGTATCGAGTCTGGAACAAAGTTTTTTACTGGAGGAAAAGGGAAGCCTGTAGTAAAGGCTTTAGCTCCGACAGAAAGTATTTTAGAGCAGATGGAGTGGCAGAAAGTTTCTGGAGTAAGAGATAGACTGGCAACAGAAAAAGAATTAATAAAGTCTGAAATAAAAGGAATGTTTAGCAGTGTTCATTCTATTGCAGTTGATGAAGTTATTGGAACAAAGGATGCATTAAGTTCTCGTGATCTAAGTTCTGCCTATATGTCATATGTGAACAAGCTAGAGGCTGCAGGAGCTACACCTGAAGAATTAAAAAGACTAGGTGTGGTAGAAGGGAAGTATGCAGGAAGTATTTCTAACACAGAAGTTATCAATACACTTAAGCTGGCTGTAGAAAAAGAAGGATCACTTACTAAAGCAGTTGGCGAAGAATATGCCTCTGGTGCCTTATTCAGACATATGGCGTCTGGTGACTATCATCTTAGTCAGATGGGGTTTGGTGGACTTGGGACCTTATCAGAAAGAGCTGCTTTAAATATATCTACAATGGGGCTTAATGAAACTCTATCTGATATTTATGGAAATCGCGCAGGGGCAACAGATATACATAAGGCGATGTCAACTCTGTTACAGGGTGAATCTGCCATGAGAGATAGCAAAATGGTTGGGCCATCTATTGAATCACTTTCAATGAGGAACCTTTTTGATCAAGACTTAACCAAGAGGTTAGAGTATACAGGAAAAAATATTTTAAATGTCGATGTCGGAGGCAGAATCCCTGGGCTGAGTAGGGTTCCAGTTTATTCTGAGGAAGCACTGTCTAACATGACAGGAAAACAAATTGGTTCAGAAAAATCTTTAGCAAAACTAGATAGAGCGACAAAAGACCTACTGACTGCAGCAATGAAAGGTGAAGGTACAGATAGAATAAATACTTTAAAAGAAAAGTTTTTGTCAGCTCATGCAGAAGCCATAAAAACAGCAGAGGCAAACCTCTATAGTTCTAAAATTTCCACAAGTGTTTACGGAAAAGCGTCCTCATCACTTCCTGGACTAGATCAGGCTGGTAGAGATCTGGCCAAAGCAGCAGGACATCTAGATGACTCTATTGGTCCAGTTGTAGCTGTTTCTGAGAAGAAGATATTAGAGAGACTGGGTGAAGAAGGTCTTGAAAGAGCGAGGAGGGGTGACCTGTATGGGATATTGACTAGGGAGCCTTCTGAAAGCTTCACCACATCAGTTCCAACACAAATCAGAATTGCAGAAGAGTTTTCAAAAGATGTAGATCCTAATCAGATTTATCTTTCTGGGGCCCAACAAGAAAAGTCATTATTTAGAAAAGGGATTGGTGTCGACTTTGACAGAGACCCCCTGCACTTACATATGGTTAAAGGAGCAGATGCATCAGAGGAAATAAAGAGGTTTATTAATCAACAAACCCAGATGTCTAGAAGCTACTGGGAAGCACAAAAAAGAATGTCTTCTTTTACTATCAAAAATAAGGCTCCAAGAGATGTTCTATCTATGTCCTTGTCTGATACTGTAAAAACAAATCTTTCTGCAAGATACCTTGAAAAAGGCGCAATCGGATCCTTTTCAAATGAGTTTAAAGCTATTCACATTGGTGTGGCTAAGGATGTTATGAGTGGAATGAGTCCAGATCTAGCAGCAAAGACAGAAAACCTCTCCCACTTATTCGTAGAAAATATCTTAAAGGCAAAACATCAAAGTACTTCGGCATTATTAAATAACGAGGCAGATTATATTCTAGATACATTAAGAAATAAGAACCTTTCAGTAAATAAAAGAATGGAGGCCATGAGAGGGTCTTTTGATAAACTTGTTTTTGGAGAAACAGGGACCGAGATTGGGACTAGATTGAGGTCTTGGAAAGGCGGAAGAGTAGAAGAGATTTCTGATATTATTGAGTCTGTCGGGAAAGGTTTTAATTCTAAAACAGCAGAATATTATGCTTCAATAACTTCGGATGAAGTCTTTAAGGGAATGATAGGATCTCATGACGAGAATATAGATGATGTTATAGGCTTCTCTAGAAAAATGTTTGAAGAAGGTAGAGTTAAACCCACTGTATTAGGAAGAGTTCAGAACATGAAAGACTCTGCCGGAAAAGTCTTTAAAAAGTTAAATACACGTTTCATGAAGTGGGGTGTCCTTCCTGCTGCTGCGATAGGTCTTGCTGCAACTCTTACAGATTCAGATGCAAAAACACTAGAGGTAGTAAAAGATACAGGTAGAGACCATGAGCTTCAACAAGAACAAAACACTGTATCTCACCCAAAAACTGTCTTTGATTTACCTAAAATGGAAAAGAAAAGAATATCTATTAAGGGTGGAGCTAAAGAGAGTTCTGCTATCACAAAAATGTCAAACAAGGGAGACACCAGAGTTAGAATAGTAGATGACAGATCATCGATGTCAAAATATACTATAGATGATTTAATTAAAAAGGGTTACTAATGAGCTCATCACTACTGACTATAAACAATATTACTTTTGAAATACCTCCAGAAAGAATCCAGATTGTTAAGGATGATTACAATACGGGTGCCTTTTCTCTTCGTTCACAGATTGCAACAAAAGTTAAATCAGGTAAAAGGGATATTGTTGTTTTTGTTGACCTAAGGTTTGCAACAGGTATAAATTATTTATCTAAAAGAGAGCAGACAGTTACCTCATGGATAAACTCACAACTAGCTCCTTTGCTTATCCAAATAAGAAAAAACCCATTCGTTTATGTCGAAAATGAAAAAATAGAAAAAGAAACAAGAGCCTCTCTTGGTAATAATATCGGAGAAGGGTCTTCTCTCGCCTTTGCTGTTAATGGTGTAGATATACAATTCGACTCACAATCACCTGAGATGATCTCAGTTAGATTGACAATGAGCTATTTTAATTACTATCCATATTCTTCAAACTTTTATTATAAAGAACTCTCTCCAAATGGAGCAAGCATCCCATCAAAGAAGCCAGGAAGGTTGTTTGATGAGTATGTTAAAAATGGAACTTACCTGGATGGGAGATATATTAATGAAATAAAAGAGACTCTATCAGATGATATGGAGATTTTTTTTAAAGAATATCTACCAGAAGAAAAACTATATACAAGTCTTGGAGATACAGACAGTGAAACAAAGCTGTGGAAACAAGGGTGGAGTGTAGATAGAGATAATAGTGGCAACGCCTATGCTTACAGATATAGAAGAATACTAGTTCCAAAAACACATACTATAAAATCAAGCGCCCTATTACTTAGAAGTTTAGCTGCTTCTATAAAAATGAATATTGCAAAGATTCCCTTACAGGGACATACAACTCCTACTTTTCAATTCTTAGGAGGCTCAACAACAGACTTAAATTTGTCTTTTTTTGCTAATGCAAAGTTAGATGGAGAGAAACCAGTAGAGACATCGGAAGAACTGGAGCTTCTAAATAACGCACTAGAAACTGTTAACAGGAATAGTGTGGTCTACAGGGATAAGGAAAAATCTTCTAATATTTATATCCGTCATCCACTTATTAGTATCCTTAAATATAAAATCTATTCAGACACTACAAAAGAAACATATGTAGATATGGGAAATAATACTTCTGGTATTTTTGATCCAAATGAATGTTTAAGTTGCATGATAGAAGGTCAGGAGTCTACAACAATACCAGGGCTTCCATTTTGTTCTAATTTTAATGTGAAATTAAGTGAGAGCCTTGTCTCTTCAAATCCAACACTTGGGGTTGAAGGTAAAGGATCTGTCTCTGAACTAAACAACTCTATTCTTTCTGCAATGAAAATTTGTTCAGATAGATATAACATAAAGATGAATGGAAAATCAGTTCAGTATAGTAAAGCTAAAGATAACTACCCTGATCAATTAGACGCAAAAGCATTAGGCACCGCGCTAATGAATACTTCTCCACTAGGAATAGGTACTATTGATGAAGCCATTGAGCAAGGTATTTTTGAAAAAAGTAGGGATTGGGTAGAGTCTCAGCTAGAAGAGTTGTCTACGGAAAGAATAAACCTTTCTAATAGGACTCTTTTGTGTAGAGAGTTTGCTAATTCTTTTGGCCAAGATCTTCTTTTTAGATCAATAAAGACTGAAAATAAAACTGGAAAGGAAAATCCATACACCTGTTGCAGTAGTGATATTAAACAGTATAACTATGTAGTTGATGACTCGTGTTATCCTGACCTACTTCTACCAAAAAATGATAGTGGAAAGTATGAACAGCCAGACTACTATTACTACAACCAAGATGATGAGTATAAGGAAGATGTAAATTCTGCACAAAATAGTATATCTAAAAAATATCAAGAGGTGTTTGATAATTATTACAATAGCGTAATTTCTGATACGGCAAAATTAAAACCGACATCTCAGATGCAGATATCTCCACTAATGACGCCTTTTGCTTCCAATGAAGCAGCTGCAAAAAAAGACACCGACCTAGGTAACATGTTAGTTCAAATGCCTTTAGATCCAAATCAACAAAATTTTGTCTTAAGGTCATCTATTGAAAACTTTACAGACACGACTTATACAATGAGAAGGTCTATGCCAACCTTTAAGCTGTATTTTATGGAACCGGCAACAAGTACTAGTATTCTAAGTTTTGGAGATATGCATAGTAGAAGGTTAAAGGGACAGTCCTCTTTATGGAAATCTTTTGCTGACTTTTATGACCTAAACTCTATTGTAGATATCCGTATGCCTGTACCTGAAGATGGTCCAGCACCAACACTTATAATTAGAATGACAAATACATCTGACGATATTTTAGGATCCTATTATAGTGATAAAACAAAGACTATCGATGAGCTAAATAAGAAAGAAGAAGATAAAAAGAAAGAAGTAAATTCTGACCCTCGTGATGGACTAATCTTTACAGAAGGAACTAAGGTTCAGTTAAGATTAGGATATGATGTTAATCCTAACAAGCTGAGTGTAGAGTTTTCTGGAAGAGTCGTTAAAGTAGGGGGCGGAGACGTTATAGAGATAGTGTGCGTTGGTGATGGAATTGAACTTGTTCAGGAATTAAAAGGTGTTGGAGTAGAGGAAGAGTATACTTTCTCTGGAAAGAATACGACTAAGATAATTGGGGATTTGCTCTTAGGTGCTGAAGAACTAAAGAACTTCGGAAGAAAAGAGAAAAATGTACTAGGAAATGTCGCCCCATTTACTGGAAATTTTCTTGGATATGATAGTAGTCCAATGATGGATAATATCTTTGCTCCCTCCATAAAAGATGTAGGCAGTAAAGAGTGGGTAAGCAGTACAGTTGGATCCTTCGCTAAAGGCATTGGGCTAGGAACTACAGCATCATTAGTAGCAGGAGCGATTGGTGTTGCGGTAGGTTTAACAGCCACGCCTATACTTTTAATTGGTGGCGCAGCAGTAGCTGCAGGAATGATAAAGGATTATATAAAAGGATCACGTTTCGTTATTTATGAACAAACTATCTGGGATGTTCTTCAAGAATTAACATTAAGACACCCTGGGACTATCTGCAGGGTCGTCCCCTATGACAATAGAAGCACGTTATTTTTTGGATACCCAGACCAGCTTTACTTCTACCGTGGCATTAACTATTTATCGGCAATCAATGATAACAATGGTACACTCTACGAAGATACAAATAGGCAGATATTTGAGAACCTATACGGAGATATGTCAGATAGAAGAAGCAAGAAGTCTTTAAAGACAGACTCATCTGAAGGAGATATTACAAATATAAAAGATTGTATAAAGCCATTCAGAAACTACCATCTTGTTACTAGCGAGCACGATATAGTCTTGAATGAAATTATGACAAATACAGATGACGTATATAATAATATTGAGGTTGTTCATCCAGATACGGGGTCTAATATTAATGCAGATGGATCAGAAGGATTTTCTTCATATGAAAAGTCTGGAGATATAAAGGCAGATGATGATTTAAACAAGAACTTTATAAAGAAGAAAACTGTCCTTTATCATAACGCACACAAAGACTACGATCCATATATGCCACAAAAATATGCAGTATCTACGTTATGTAATTCACTAAAAAAAGCATATACAGGAAAACTAGTAATTCTAGGAAGAAGTAATATTAAACCTGAAGATGTGGTGTTTATTTACGATAACTATAATGGGATCTATGGGTCGATTAAAGCTGGAGATGTAGTTCAAACACTAACTCCAGAGAAGGGCTGGTTAACAGAAATTACACCTAGAATGATTGTCTTTCCATCAGAGGCAACAGAGGGAATGTTGATAAAGGCTATAGAAAAACATATAGCATCTGTTTTTATCAGGAACAATCTTAGATTTTATTCAACTTTTGCTAGTCAGAGAGAATTTGATATAAGATATAATCAAGGTAACGATCAAGTTTTACCTGGAGCTTTAACTGGAGCATTGAGTGGAACTAGCTCTGCATTATCAACAGCGTCAACCTTAGCCAATGTGGCTATATTAGGAGCTGGAGTAAAAGCGGCTGCGCCATACTTTGCTGGTATGTCTACTGCTGGAGGAACTCTCTCAAAAGTTCTGTTAACCACAGCAAGTGCGGCTGTTCCTGCTTTAAAAGGTATGGCAGGTATGGTAGGGAAAGTTGCTGGTATTTTTGGTGCTGACTTTATTGCAAGTTACGTTTCTGGTCCAATTACAAATTGGTGTGAATTTAGGCAACCCATTGGCTTTATGCCACTAATAAGAAAAGGTAAACCATGGTATACTGGCCTATATGGCTTTAGAAATAATACTGCCATGGACGCTGTATCTACTTTTGGAAAAGAGATTCTTGGAGACGTAAAGGCCATTACTAATTTTATTTCCGATGAATTTCTTCCAGACTTAGTTTCAAAAGAAGATAAAGAAAGATATATTGTAAATGATATTAAAGATAAAGAAAAAATTAGAGATGCTGCTTGGAATGAAGTAGTTAAAAAGAACAAGAAGGTTACATCTGCAGATATAGTAAATGAATTGTCTAATGGGGTTGAACTAAACTCGGCCCTAGAAAAGGTGATGAATGAGTACAACAGATAAAGTAGAAGTATATCATAGGCCAGATTGGCACCCAGAACTGTCATCAATTTATGGTGACATCATAGGGGCTGAGGGTTATGTGACAGAGGTCGGAACAATTAAAATTTTAGGGAAAATTTTTGAACACCCAGATATTCCTAAAAGTAAGACCGAGACAGAAATAAGAGGGGCTACTAGAGTTTTAACTGCAGAAAGCGCTCTAGGGTTTATGTAGGAGAGAAATATGGATGGCAATAATATTATGAATAAAACCCCAGTTGCAAGATCAGAGTTTGCTGGAACAATGATAAAGGTGATAGACTATGACCCATCTAGACATCTAGTAAAAGTCGTAAGAAAAAAAGACAACAAACCTTTAATAGATAGCAAAGATAGGGATAGTGCTCCATTGCAAAAAAAAGAGTATGAACATCCGCTATCTAAGATCTTAAAGACGTCTAGCCTTCCAGACTCTCCTATCATTGAAGTAACTGATGATATGGCATCAATAAGAGGTAATAGTAATTACGGCTTCTTTTCATTCAGAGAGGGCGGCGCAAACATTATTAAAGGCCCATTAAGTATTGGTGCACAACCTCACCAGGTAAGATTGTCTGGAATTACAACATTAAACCCACTGTTAACTTCTGGTTTTCCTTCAACTATAGTTACGCCAATGCCAACATGTGTTTGGTCAATTCCTACATCTGCAATGGTAAAACCTCTCATGGAGTCTGTAATGGTTGCAGGAACATTAGCTGCAGCATTAATTTAGGTGGTATATGATAAATTTATCTCAATATGTTGATTTAAAGTGGACTTCAGATGGAGACTATAGTTTAAGTAATGGAGACTTGGCTGACACAAAAAAGGTAAAGGATTTAGGGTTTATTCAGGAGGTAACAACTAGAATAAAATCTTCAGTAAATGACTGGAAACTGAGTCAGAGCAAGGGTGCCGGAGTTGCAGACTTTAAAGGAGAGGCTAACAATCAAAGCACTTGGACGAGAATGGAAGCTGCGATATCTCTGTCTTTAACATATGATGGTTTTCTATCTGTAAGTGACTTTGAAATAGCAGTTGCTCCTGTAGATAAGGAATCTATTATGGTATACTTAGACCTTAAACAGGCATTGACCACAGGAGTTGAGAATAGTACAATTACTATCAGAATAGTGTACGATCTATTAACAACTGAAGCTTTTATGGTAAGGTAATAAAATGAAGTACTTAGACTTTGACAAAGTAACTATTACAGAGGAAGAGATAAAACAGCTATCTCAAAATACCAATGTAACGTATCTTTCACCTGGCTCTAAAGCAAGACTAATTTTAGATATAATAAACGATAAACTTTCAATTCAAGCAGAAAAGCTAGATAGCAATATTGGAGTTCCTCTCCTTCGTAATGCGTCTGGCCAAGTACTGGATTATATTGGAGAAGTGTTTGGTAGAACTAGAAAGACAAGTAAAAAGGCAAATGTAAAGAAGCATGAAAAGAATTTTGTTTTTTATACTTTAAGTCCAAATTTTGGAGCTATAAATAATGGAGAAGATATAGTTATTCCATCTGGGTCTGTTCGCTTCTTTAATACACAGTCAATTGAAGATGAATCTATTGTTTATATAAATTCAGAAACAATTACTCTTCCTGCTAACTCAGATAAAGTCTATTTTGCAGCTGAGGCGAACGGGGACGGAGAAGACTACAATGTTGGCCCAAGTACTTTAATTTATCATGACTTTACAGGATACTCAGACTCGCTAAATTATACCTTGCTTGTGGACAATGAGTCTTCTATTGCAAATGGAAAAGCAGAAGAGTCCGATGAGAATTATAAGTTTGAAATTCAACAGAGTGCTCTTGCTGGTGAAGCAGCAAATGATACAGCGATTAGATTGTCACTGTTGTCTCTCCCTGGAGTTTCAGATGTTGTAAAAATTAAGTTTCCCCGTGGAATTGGAACAGCAAACTGGCTAATTAAAGCCGTAACCACAGATGTGCCTTCGTCCTTATTGTCTATGGCACAAGATGTTATCAGCGTTATTCAATCTGAGGGTTCAGATAACAGGGCTTATTCTCCAGTTGTTGTTGGTGTTCAATTAATGATTCTTCTAACCTACAGGACCTCACTAGAAGAAAATGTAAAAAATGAAATAAAAACAAAAGTAAAAAAGAATATAGCAAACTACATAAATAATTTAGCAATCGGTGAAACCCTAGTAGAGGACCAAATAATAAAAGTAATCCTTAATTCAGATGAAAGAATCCTTTCTATGGGTACAAAGCAAGATAGGTTTAAAAAATTTAAGATACATAAAAGATCACAATATTCAGACTCTAAAATTGTACAGAATCTGATTAAGACATACTCGACTAAGCCATATGAAAGAGTCATTGTAGAGCCAACACTGGCAGACCCTATTACTATTATCGACAATAACTAGGATTACCATGTCTATATCTTTATTAAATATCTTTCCATTAAAGGGGCAGACTGATGTTTCGGTAAATAGTGATATCGTTATAGAGCTAAACTCCACTTCAGACTTTATTCCTTCTGAAACTATACTCATAATAAATGACGTAGAGGTTCAGCCATCGGCTTATTTTTTGACAGATAAGAATACAATGCGTGTAACTTTCTTCTCAAGAAGAAAGATAAAGTACTCATCAAAGAGATATGGTGAAGAAGGTGCAACATATGGGGCTGCAGATATATACCCCAGCTCTTTTCATTATGGAAAGGAGTATGTTTGTTCACTCTCAACTTACAATATTGACGGTGAAGAAAGGGTTGATAAATTCTCTTTTTCAACAGAAGAGGGTGCGTTTTATAGTAACAAAAATAATGAATTTTATTATTACTCTGAAACTCAAGAGGTGGCGAATTATCTTCCTGAATGGTCGAGAGCAAGATATGATAAGTTTAGTAACTTTCAACAAATAGTTAATGGGTTTGGAAAATACTTGCATAAACTAGAGAAGACAATAGACCTTCAAACTAGTAATTACTTTGTCCAAACATCGAATATGAATGAGCTCGCAAATGTGTACAAAGTTCAACTTGATGGCTCATTTGAGTTTAAAAGTAACGTTAAGGGCGACGGTGAAGAATATATCGTTCCCCCAGAGGTTATTGCGAGAGATAACATTACCATTTTTAGTCCAGAACCAAGTTCTAGTAATAGTATTGATGACTTTTATTATGATACACTTCCAACAAGAGTTGAGTCTTCCAAGATAAAACTAGATTCACTTACTTTGCTAGACAACACTCTAATCCATAAAACAAGAAGAGTTGTAAATGTTTTTACACCATATGATAGTTATATATGGTTTAACTTCTATAACGGAAGTCAGTTTTCAACCTACCTAGATGGAAGACTTAGATCCATTGTCTGTAGAGTTAATGGTATTACGACCAAAAGACGAGTTGAGACAGAGGATATCTATTTACTAGAAAACTCATCTTATCGAACTAAACTAAAATATAAGAAAATTAATTATATTGAATTTATTAATCATGACTTAGACTCAAATTTAGATTATAGTGTTACTCTGCACCAAGAAGACAGCTCGGCACTTCTTGATAATTACTTGAGTTATATTGATATTGAAGACCAGAAAAAAAATACTTACTGGTCTATCGCAGAGAATAGTACTGGATCTGTCCTGCAAAAAAAGACATTAATTGGAAACTCTATAGAAGAAGTTCTTAGTTCTAGGGGAGCTAAGGAGCCAAGGCAAGAATACCAGCTTTATGACACAGATGAAGAGACTCCTGTAATATTAAAGTCAATTGTTCCAGACTTATTTGAAGATTATGTCTATGGAGTTGATAGCTCTAATCTTTATATATATGACAAAAGAGAGGAGTACCCAAAAGTTATTAAAGAACTACAAAAAGATGGTGGCTCGGCGGATATGGTTTTAGATATAAACTATACTGAGGCTGGACTTTCTACTGATGACAATATTGTATCTCTTCAAGGAGTTCAAAAAATTGTTGGTAGACAGATTACAAGATATTTAATTGGTGTAAAGAAACCAGATGGAGTAGTAGAATACATAAAAGAAAATGGAGATATAGTTAGCACTAATACAGATGCTGCAGTCTATCCATCCTTAGCAACAGACCAAGTTAAGTCTCGGTCTATTGAGTATGAACTAGTTCTTCCTGGAGATTATGTATTTTATCTGATGGCCATCTATAGTTCAGGGGAAAGGTCAGTAGACACAAAGATAGTTAGAAGTTTAAAAAAAGTTGCATTAGCAAAATATAAACTAAATAGGATCTTATTGGATAATGAAGTTGAAAACATGTTTATAGGGAATGATCAACAGCTAAAGATTCATAGCTCTGATGGATACCTTCACACTCTAGAATTAGTTCGAGACAATGTTTTGATTGACTTCTCTAATAAAACATTTTATTTTAATTATAAATATGGATCGGTAGATATCACATGACAACTTATACTCCAACAACCACTACAGTCAGATCAAACCTAGATGAGATAGGTGTTCCATATAATGTAGACAGGCTACCAGGAGAGACACTTCCTTCTTACTCAGAAAGATTATTGGATACTTTTTTAAATAGAGGATCGTCCACATATACTGGATTAATTAATGCCATTAATAGAGAACTAGGACTATCTCAAGAAGATGTTTTGAGAATCAATATTAAGTCAATTTTTAATTTAGAAAAAAGCTACTGTTCTTTATACAGTAGTAGGACAATATCGGTAACTTATATATTGGACTACATTGTTGATGGAGTAAATGTTATAGCCTCTGGAGATAGCATATCTATCTTAAATGGTGACTTGATTAGCGAGTCACTTATTGGGTTTACAGTAGATGTTGCAGGAAGTAGCTACAATATCATTGCTAATACTGAAAACTCAATTACTATTGATGGAGATCTGAGTAACGTCTTAAATGAGTCGATCAATATATCATTTAAACCAGAAGATAATACCTTAACTGGTTTAGGCCTAGTTGTCGACTCTAAACTCTACACAATAACACAGAACAAAAATAATCTAATTGAGGTAAAAGAAAGCGGACTTGAAGAGTCTTTTACTTTTACTTCGACCATTAAAGTTGAACCTAAAAATCCACGGGTTGAGGTTACAGCGTCTAAGTTGGTCCTATATCGTGACTACTTAAATAAAGACAACTACAGAATAGATAGATATATTGATTTGAGAAAAGATGCTATTTTTCTAAAAGACTTAGTTGAACAAATTAATCAAAGTCAATATTTTGAGGCAGAAGACCTCACTGATTCAAGAGACAACAGGCGATCTATAAGTTTAAAAAAGCAAACTTCAGACCATCTAGTTTCTGGAGAGACTATACCTGGATGCAAATCATTTTCATTAGAAGAATCAATAAATGGAAGAATAAAAGAGGGAACACTCTCTTTCTCTGAGACAGGAGTTTTCTACCTAGAAGTAGATGAGGCGAATGTTGGGAATACACTTGGCTCTTATTATGTAGACTACAGTAATGGTTCTATTATTTGTAGTAGTCTCCCCTCTGGAGAAGGAACGGTTGCTTACACATGGATGGAATTTCCATACACATTGGTCTCTTCTCATGTTATAATAAACTCGTTTTTTGATAGTTCATCTAAAGAGTTCTTATATAAAGAGGTTGAACTTGAGAGATATGAGTCTCCACTAGAAAAAACTGCTCCTGGTCAACCATCAGCTGACACTATAGAATATATAGGCGAGCTTTTTAGTGTAAAAGACATACGCTTTGGAGATTAATGTGATTAGTAATTTTACACCAATACGATCTAAAAATTCTGGTAATATCCCTTTCGCACTAACTGGTGAAAACCTATTAAGAGATGCTGTAAACTATGATTTATCTACAGACACCTTGTTGGTCAAGACTGTGAGCGGATCGGCTGAACAGATACTTAAAGTTGATGGCCTTCTATGTAAGACCGGCACAATTAATGGCAGTACATCCTCAGTCTATCTTCCAGAAGTCCTTCCATCAACCTTTAGTTTAGCGATAGACTTTTATATAGCGCACTTACAGTATATGTCATCAAGAGTAACTCTACTAAAGGCAAAGATGTATGATGATGACAACAGCTTTGTCTATGACCAGTTAGAACTGGTCTATGATGATAAGTATGGATTTATTATTGAAGCAACTTCATATGAAAATGGTGAAGTAACAAAACAAACAAGATCTAGTATTGATGCGGTAAAGACATCTTCAATAAAGATAGTTAAGTGTCAAAGTATGGTTTACTTCTATGCTAAAACATATGGCTCTTATTATCTAATCGCATCTCATTCAACATCAGTAGTAACTCCAAAAGTAGTTTTCTCAACAGCAAATAGTGGCTCTGGTATCTACTACGGAACATCAGTTTTATATAAAAGTATTTACTTTGAGGATGTTATCTCGGTAAAAGAAAAGCCAGTAGAGATAAGGTCCTCTTCGAGCACCCGTTTTGATGGAATAATTCCGCCAAATACTATTGGGACTGGAGATATAATTATAGGATACGCTTCAGCCGAAGAAGAAATCTATCCTGAAGTATACACCTTTTTCTCTATCAACCAACAGGACACCTCCTCTGATTCGTATGATGTAGCCATCTCTGTTTTTACCTTTAAGACAAATATTACTAGAGCAGAACTTTTTAGTCAGTCTGAAGGCTTTACTTGGGATGAAGATGAGTGGATATCAGAAGGTATGCAAAATAATGAGTGCAGTATTCCTACTTTATGGGATCCGTCTACAGCAAAAGTTCCAGTAGATTTTTTAAGATCTGGTTTTGCTCATGGAGATGCGATTAAATTAAAGGATATTAAAAGATTCATTGTAAATGACAGTGAGTCTTGGTATCCAGTATTAAATAGCGGATCTTACTATGTAAGAAATAAAAGATATTATTTGTTCAGTTCAGACTCAGTTGTCTCTACGCTTAAGACACTCCAGACTAGTGACGGAAGATCAAAACAATACCTTCTTTATGAACCTAAAGTCGGTGTTCCATTTTATGTTTCAACATTAAAAATAGACAAAAGAACAGGGTTGACCATAAACTCTAAAACTTTTGTAAAGAAAGGGAAACTTTCTGGTATCGTAAAAAATGGAGTGGAACTAGACTCTTCAAACTCAGACAATATTGACACTAGTAAGTATGAATTTATCGTCGTGCCAAACAACAATAATAAATATAGTAATTGGAGGATTCCCGAAATCAAAGATCACGAGGAAGTGGAAGAAGGTTTATATAAGATTTCTTTTACTCTTCCAAGGATTCCACTTAGTGAATACCCTATTGTTTTTACTGATAGTGAAGTATTTAGAAGTAAAAAGTTTGTAGCAGAGAGGTATGGAGAAGGTCTATATAGTGACTTTATGTATGGAGATGGAATTAGCTCTGAGGGAGACTATTCTATCAACTATAAGACTGGTGTTGTTGAAGTATTAGTCTCACATAAATTCAAATATATTGGACACGCAACTTTTACATATGACTATCCAGCTCATATAGAATTTAATAACAATTATATTGAGTCTAAAGGGGTTTTAGATTCAGACCCTAACGTTGAAGATATTCCAACCCTAAGTTTTGTTGATGAAACTTCTGATGAACCAAATCAAGTGTATGTGATTGAAGAATTTCCAGTACTAGATTATTCTACTGAAAACTATCTAGATAAGGATAACTTTAAATTATACCTATACGATACTAATGAAAATAAGTTTGATCTTAGTTGGACACGTGTAAACTCCTTTAAAGATTCATCTCAAGAAGACACAGTATATACATTAAATTCAGATAACGGGAAGATCTCATTTGGGGATGGCATTAACGGAAAAATTCCATCTCAATATATGAAGATTTATTGTTCTTATAATAAAAGTGTAAGAATTGAATATGAGCCAAGTAATTCATCGGGAGAATGGATAGGAAAAGACTTTAATCTAAATTTAAATAAAAACAACCTAACATCTGGTTTTCTTTATTTATCTAGAAAAGAACTAATCCCCTCTTCCATTGATATAGAGTTTTCTGTTTCTGAGATCAATACATTAGGTTCAGCAGAGTTGATAGCTAGAGTTACTGATATTGACGGAGAGAGTGTCCCTTTAGCAGAAGTAGACTTCACTCTACTTGGAACATCTGGAGGAACTCTAAGCTCTAGCACAGCTATAACTAATTTTTCTGGAGAAGCAAGGGTTACCTACTATCCATCTTCTAGTACAGAAGATATGACGCTTAAAATAGATCTTTTTGAAGAATCAGACAGTGGACTTGGAGTGGCAAATGATAGCGCGATAGGATCTACCTCATCTGAGTTAATAAACAATATTATCTTCTGTCCAGAGGTGATTACCGATGAGCCAGGGGACATTTATTTATTTGGGATATATGATCTTGGCGATGTTTACCTTCCCTATGACCCAGAAACTAGAACGGGCGGAGTATACAAAGTTATAAGTTATTATAATGAAGAGTCAGGACAAAATGAAGTATTGAGACCATCGTCTATTAATAACAAAGTTGTTATTTTTGACCAAAGTTTACCTCAACCATTTTCTGACACTGAGCCAAATTATGACCCAAACCTAAGAGGGTACTCTATTGTCTGTACAAAGGCAATACAAGCAAGAGCCACATCTGAAACAAACGGCGTAATTACTGAATCATCCATTGCGACGACCAAGGTTAAGTATGCAGAAACACAAATTGGAGAGTGGACAATACCTATTCCTTTAGTAAACTACAGTAGCTCTGAAATTGGAAGAGCCACCTATATTTCAATTAACCCTGGTATAAATAGTATGGTCTTTACTACAAGTGAAGATACAGATACAATAACCCTAGAGCATGGAAATGTTTTAAGCTATACTGTAGATCTTAAAATTAATGGAAGAAAAGCCGTAGCATGGAAGATAGACAATACAGGAGACCTGTCAAAAATAAAATGGGACTCCTACATTCTTCCTGCTGGAAGTGAAATATCAATTTATTATAGTTATCAAAAAGTGGTATAAAAGGATAAAATAATGGAAGATAAACTCAAGAATCTTATTCCATCAGAAGTGTCTTTTAGCGTAGGCGAAAAACCTACTGACGAGAAACTTACTGGAATGAATGTTCAGTCTGAAGAAGCATTTGATTATTTGTCGGCAACAATTGGTGATGCCTTTGGTCATTCTGCTGGACATACAAATGGATGGTTTTCCAACTTTTCTAGGGACCTAGGGAACAGAGATTTGCTCTCTCCATTTATCCTTGGGAATGTTATTCGTCAAAACTATATTCAAACACTAGGGGTGAACAAGGTCGAACATGAGTTAGATCTTATTCCTATCATTACAGATGGGTATGATGGGCTAATTGTTGCCAGTACAGATGGATCAGTAACTCCTGGAAGCTATAAAGAAACAAAAGAAGAAATTCTAGAAGAGGGCGATTGGACAATTGAAATCGGTCAACCAATTAATGGGAATCTTCTAGCAAGTAGAAAGTTGATTACACATTCTCCTTCAACAGGTGGAACAGTTATTTTTAGGTCAGTTTATTCTGGTCAAGGATCATCTGGAGCATCTTCAACATTTAATACAATTCCATCTATCGCACAGGCTGTGACTGGTGGACCATTTGTTACAGTATCTGTAAATGATTCAACTCAAAATATCTATACAATATCCTTACCATACATTACTAAAGCTTATGATAGGAATGGTGAAATTGGAGATATTTCACTAAGCAACACCCAGTCATCACTGGGTTCTGGAGAAGAAAGATACTCTCTTCCAGATTTCTTTTTTGATGAGGATGGATATGACCTTGAAGAGTCTGACTCAGAAACAGGTGTTGGAAAAGAAATTCCATTAAATTTAATTAAAATCTATGATTGGTCAACAAAAAAATCAATTGATGGGGCGGTGCTTTTTAGGGCGGCAACCTCTCAACCACAAAGAAGATTTGAATTTATTGTTCAATTCGCTTCAGACGTAACCCTAGATGTCGATGGAAACTATCTTGTAGTCGTCTCTGGTACATCTTATGCATCCCTTCTTTCCTCTCTTATGAGAGATTTCTATACCCATACCCATATGGGCGATGGTATTGTTAGAATGATAAACCACGGAGAACTTATGAATCTACGTGGAGAAGGAGATATTGAGGATAGACAAACATACTACGGCGTTTCTAAAATAAGTGGAAATGACCACTCTATGTATCTTCATAGGAGTGGTTATAATTCAACAGATACAGGTAGTGGTAGCAATATCTTTAGAGGTGATTTTGTTGTTGGGTCTAAATTTACTGGTCCATCAGATGAAGTTCCTTGTTATAATATAGAAGATGATAGTTACGCCGTTATCTTTGGGAAACATGAGGATGGAGCAGAGGCCAGATACAAAAGGGTGTCAGATTTTACTGCTTCATATGGTAGAGGTTCATTAACTCAAAACTTTACTAATGCTTCACTGGAAATCTCTGGAGCAAAAAATACCGATACAGGTTTAACTAGAAACACAGTTGTTAACGGTGATCTAAGGGTTTCTGGTGGAACAATTTTTGGTAAAACAGAAGACGACAATGCTCTTTTCTCTGGTGCGACATATGTTAAGAAAGGAACCGTGTTTCTGCCTAGAGATGCTTCTGGACTTACAGCAGAGGAAGGATATACAAGATATGATCCACAACTTAAGAAGCTAGTAACCTATAATGGATCTGGGTGGTCAGATGGTGGATCTATTTCAATTACAGTTGGAGATGGTATTAGTTCTTTTGGAACGTATAATGGACAAACAGATGCAGTAATCCAGCAAGCGATAGATCATATCTCCGCTAAGGGTGGAACCGTCCTGATTAAGTCTGGGTCTTATGAGATAAGCAACACTATAAATGTTCCATCAACAGTCTCTCTTGTCGGAGAAGGTTTATCTACAATTCTAGTAGCATCAGCAACACCTCCTGCTTCATGCCTTGTCTTAAACGGACTTAATTCATTAAAGTCTTTTATTATAGATGGCTTCACTACTGGAGCTGAGATTGATGGCAATAACATCCTGATAGGTGAACTGATCTTGGAAAACCTAACTAATGGTTTCTCATTTTTAAATACCTCTGATGAAGTTGTTATTAGTGGAGAGATTCAGTATAATACTGTAGTAAATAACATTATAAGTGCATCTACGGGTGAAAATATTTTTGTTGAAAAGACTAGAAAATTAGGAGAAAGTAATGACTTCTATATTTTAGATCATACAAACAAAAAATCTGAGTTTTATCGCTGGTCTAGAATATCTGGGTCTGGAACCCTAGAGTACATTGAAAGTACAGATTCACAAATAGGTTATGGCCATTGGAGAGTTACTGGTAATGGTATTTGGGTTCTAAGAGAGTATATTCCTGTTTTTGCTGCAATGGGCGTGGGAGGATATGTTTCAGTAAAAGCATCTTCTACATCTCCTTACTTTAGTTGTGGAGCGTTAAATTACAACTCTAGTAAAACTGGACTGACAAACTATGGTGGATTTATTTCAAATGCAAGCTCTTGCTCTACCGCATGGACTGTAAAACAAGGCATGAGATATGGTGTCTCCTCTTCATCAAACATTTTGAGATTTACTACAGGAACAACATATATTAGACCATACATAGAAGTAAGCAACAATAGTGGATATGTTTATTTCGATGCTTTTAATATTTTTCCTTTATCTTTTGCGACTATGAGTTTATACTCATAGGAATGAAAGTAAGTATAATTCCATCGTATAAATGTTCTAAACACTGTAATTTCTGCTACCTTGGTAATAAGGTAGCAGATCAAACCTTAATTAAGCCGCATGAATTAGCTAATTGCCTAGGAGAAATCTCTGCCCATAGACACATAACTGGCATAGACTTGTATGGCGGAGAACTGTCAGAGCTAGATCATTTAAAGCTTTTTGAGATTTATCAGACAGCTAACTTTTTTACAGACGAGAATATCTCTGTAGTTACAAATTTAGAACGAACTTTTCCATTACTATTTAGCAGAGATGTCGATATTTCTTTTAGTTGGATTCCTGAAAAAGATAACTTTGAAGAATTAAATGCGAGGTTGAGATGCCTTTCTTTAACGGGAAGATCAATTGGTGTAACTATAGTCTATTCAAGAGAAACGCCAGACCCAGAGATATTGTTAGAACAAGCCAGAAAGTTCACTGGCATTAGCTACCTTGAAGTTAAGCCTATGACTAGAACAATGTTCAACCAAAAGATTTGTCCTTCACAGGAAGAGTACTGGGGTTACAATAGAAAATTGATAACTAAGGCAAGAACTTCAGATCTCCCTTTTAATGTAGTTAATAGCAATCTTATAGAGCCTGATTCTACAGAATCTAAATCAACAAGAGAAGACCATGTCTTTATCTCTCCATATGGTAAGTTTGGAACTATAGTATATGTTCATGGGTATGAACTGTTTGTATGGAAAGACTCTCTAAAAGAGTTACTCGATTATGAAAAAGAGTATTTAGCAGAAGTGGATCAAAAGATATGTAAGGGGTGTAAGAAAAAAGATGCATGTACTGCTGAACACAGATCAAATACCGAATGTCTTGGTGGAAGGTATTTCATTGATAGAATCAACAATCAGTTTCTTCCTAAGAGAATAAGAAGGCTAAGAGAAATTAGTTATCGGACACATAGGTATTATGAAAAAAAAGAAGAGGTTTTTCCTAAAGCTGAACTTTTTGAGAAAGATGTAGTTGAGTATTTCTATTTAAACAAGGCAATAACGCAGCCAGCAAAAGCCTACGCTGTAGCTATTATATATGCTAAAGGGCTAGAGGAAAGATTTGGAGTAGATTTTTTTGACGCCCTAAATAGTATTGATCTTCTAGCAGGAGATGACCATCACTTTGTTAGATATTTGGACAACAAACCGTTCTATGATGCGATTTTACTCCACCTTCGGGATATTGGATTTCACTCAATATATTCTACTCGATTATCGCCTGCAGCAAAAGCTACGGCAGAATGTTTTAGAGAAGAATTTATGGTAGGTCATAATGAAACTACTTTTCCTGTCAAAAGACTGTAAATCTTGTAAAAAATTACTGAAGACTATCTCTGATAATGGTTTTGATGCTAGTCAAATACATTTCCTTCATGTAGAATTTGATAGAAGCATGAATCAGTTTATAATAAAAAATGCGGAAAATGAAATAGTTGGAACAGATGAAGATGGGTTGCCGATAAATCATCTTCCAACCTATTGTGATACTGAAAAAGAAGTATGCCTTGAAGGGTTTAGTCAGATAGTTTCGGAGTTAGATAAGATATGTCAAAAATAGGTATAGATTTTTATTTTAAAGATATTTCTGTTAAGACAGAGGTTGATACAAGAATTAGTGTTCGTAATGAAATCAACCACATAAGGTATTCAGAGTCATTCAGTGGTGCAAGTGTAGGTGTCTCCTATCTGGATGCTCCACCTATAAACACGCAAGATAACCTGATGATAGTTGATAACACTCTTTCTATGAGTGAAAATAGCCCGAAAACATATAAAGAAGAAACATTCTACAGTCAATCAACCGTCTTTGAAACGTCTTCATTTTTAATCACAGATATTTTTAAAACAACGTCTGATGAACTGGTCATACCCTTTTATTATAGACATAGCTTGCCAGTCCCAGTATCTAGTGTAGAAATATTAGACAGTAATTTTAACCGAATAAGTTCAGATTTATTTCTTTATGTTGATGAGACAGAGGTGTTGGGCGAAGAAGCATATAGCTTATATACAAACCTTGTTTGCAAAACAAATATAATTAGCTCTGAGTATGAAATTTATTATGTTAGATATACTGAACAAGAGACAGGAAAAACGATAACTGTACTTTTGAATTCATCCCCTTTTTATACCAGGTCAATGTTTGAAAGTGGGTCAAAAACAAGAACCTACTCTGTAGAAACATCTTTTTCTGGAGAGTCTACAGTTACAGTTTATTTTGATTCAAGAGCATATAGCCCAACAAGCATAGAGGGATACCATAGATTTTCAATCAAGACTTCTGGAGATAGTCGAATCCACATAGATAAACCGGCCGATCCTTCAGCGGATGACAACTGGCATATGAGGATTTACCCAGGAAGTTTCTACAAAATTTGTGGTTCAGAAATGTGCCTATATTCGGTGCCAGAGTATTATAGCCAGTCTTTTAATCCATCTATTCCATACCGATACATTGTAGAAAAGAAGGCTTATAGGATTAGTAATCGATTAATAAAAGTGACCCCTTCACCTTTGGCTGCACTTAGTACAAATGGATTCTATGTTTACATCATACTCAAAAATAACAGAGGTAAAGTAATTTCTGCTTTTACTGATGATCCAGATGCTTCAGCTTATATTACTCCTCAAGGAGTTATCACTGATATTTTTTATGAGAAAGATAAGATTCATAGCTTTTGTAATGAAGATGGACTTATTCAACTAAATGAAGATGTTGATAGCGGTCTTACTCCATATGTAACATTTAGATATGAAGAAAGATACTATCAGCTTATAGATCTTCAAATGAACCCATCAATAAACCCTGACATCTTAGACAAAAATGTTTTAGTATATATAGTCCCAGAGAGAGAGGGTGAGAGCTTAAATAAAACAGTCTACAGCATAGTGTATGACTCTAAAGGATATATTACCTTCTCAAATGAAGATGCAACTCTCGTAACCTTAGAGTCAACTGCGACTAGCGGATCTATTTCTGAGATAAGGGATGAAAATACAGTAATCCCACAAAGTTGTGTTGGAAGGGAGTTAGAAATCTTGACAGGCGTTAATGCTGGAGACAAAATAAAAATCTCTAACATTTCGCTTGCGCCATCCACGCTTACTGTTGGTGATGTTACTTTTACAGATCGAGATGATAGTATTGGTTTAAATACAGGGAAAGAAATTAAGTACACTCATGGCACAAGTGCTGGGAGTGAATATGTCTTGTACAATAACAATGTATACACCATCTATATAGAGAATGGTGTCTCTACAGCAAGTCAGATTTGTAACGCCTTTAATATTTATTCAGAAACCTACGGTCTTGTTGCAACATATGTCGAAGATAATCCTCAGATAGCTACATCATTAAAAACAATTCCTTCACCATACTACTCCATCATTCCTGAGCATAATTTTGAATACCCTATAGTTGAGGGAGTAAACTTTAGAATAAACTCTAAACTAAATGGATATGAGTATCATAATGAAAGACTGGATACAACCTTTAATTACAGTGGCTTTGTGGACACTTTTACGGCTGAGCCACACTACTACCTCCTCCTTGGCGATGTTTATCCGGTAAAAACTCTTTTTCCATCTAATATCTCAAAGAAAGATATAAGAGTTAGAGGGGGAGGAATTTATGAATCAAAAACCAATGAGGCATTAAATCTTCAAGATCAAGTTCAATGGTATTGGGATATTGGAAATTGGGACGGACAAGCTTTTCCTGGGGCATGTGCATTTATTGTTGATATACCCAGAAGTATTTTACAAGAAGTTGGTGGAAACTTAACTAGGTCTCAAGTTAGAGAAATTGTTGAGAAACATGCTGCGAGTGGATCTTATCCTATAATTAAATACTATGATAATAGTACACAAATAACTAAACTTAATCCTGGAAATGGTGAAGTTGAAGTGCTTTGGCAAGATGTGGGTGCAACATCCTACTCTATATACTATGGGGTTTCGGCAGATAACCTTAAACTATACAAGACAATAGCGGGGGTTTTTGATAGTGTTATAGTGACAGGACTAGAGAACAATAAAACATATTATTTTATGGTTACAGCAATCAACTCAGGAATTGAAAGTCTTCCTTCTAGAGTAGCTGGGGCAATTCCTTATAACTATGCTGTTGTTCAATCACAAGCAACCTATGGTATTAGCAAATATGGCGAAGGGAGTTATGGGTTATGACAAGTATAGTATGGTCATACAAAAATGATATTATAACCTCAGACAGTAGGGTTAACCTTGGAAGCATGAAGGAGTCAGAAGTCTCTGACCTGCATACTTTTTCAGTAAAACATACATCTAAGCTTCCTATTCAAGGGTGTGGTATTTATATAATGCCAAAATATAAAAGCTATGAAGGAAGCTCTACAGCCTTAAAAGACTATGAAAGTATAATCTCTTTTGGAGAGAGATACGATGGAGTGTATGGCCTTTTTGTAGTGCAAAGCTATGAGGTAACAGGAACCATTGACTACCATGATTCATTAAGAATCTTTGATTATACAAGAGAAGAAAAGATAGATATTTTTACTAATTCTTATATCGAGATTATGTCTGGAGAAATGGCTGGAGAGAGTCGTTTAATATCATCATATGACGTAGAAAATCAATACTACACATTAAGTGAAGGTTTTACTGAAAGTGTTGAAGGTGAAAACTATAGGATAAAGATTTATAAAGAAACACCAATAAGATCTGGTATTGGCACTGGAAAGACAACCGCCATTCCTTTGATATATAAAGGCGGTGTTATTGGAAGGTTAGAGGAAGCAGAGTTTTCACTCTTTGTAAGAACTCCACCTTATCTATCTAGAGCCATGCATCTCTCTGTAGATGTAGGATTAACTTTTATTTCAAGTGAGAATTAATTATGGCAGAAATAGCTGGAAATATTTCAACTGTGCTATACAATCAGGCAAACAAGATTACAGAATATTTTAATCGAATGTATCAAAATGATAGATTTGAGAGCAAGACAGCATACCAGTCCTCTTTAAAAACAGCATTATCTTATATAAATAAAGAGAGTATTGAGCCTATTATGTCTACCCCTCTTTTTAATTTATACAAAGAGGGTACTGCTTTTTCTGAGCAGATGACTGAGATTGTTTCGATAATTAGAATGGATCTTGAAGTATTATTTGAAGAGCTTCAGTCTATTGAGAATAAGATAAAAGCACAAGAGAAAATTGTCAAAGATAAATATATCGGAGAACTGTCACTTCTAATTAATGATACAAAACAACAACTAGATTCTCTTTCTATCGTTGGAAACCCAGAGTCTATTTTTGACAATATCTACGTTAATAATTTCTCCTCAAATACCAATAGTCTATCTAGACTTGATTCAGACTATGCCGATGCTTTATATGATTCTAGGAAGAATACTTTTTTAAATGAAGAAAATATATTATCTATAAATTCAGATGAAAAGAGAGCAACTCTTCCACTTAAGGATAGGGTTAAGTCTACTTTTAGTGAGGCAATAGTGGTTCAATCTGAATCAACTGGATCTGACATATCTATTCAGCTTCCTGATATATCACTTAGCGACATCTTAAACGATAGCACAAAATCGTGGTATTGGAATATTCTAAAAGCAAAAACACTTAATGAGAACTGCAAACTAACATTAAGGTTAGACTTTGGTGATAAAAAAAGAATTAACTATTTTAAAATATCTCCAGCTTCTGAAGTTCCATTTAAGGTTTTAGATATAAAATATATAGATATAAATGGAGAAAAAGTCTCATTAGATCTAGATGGAGTTATTGGTGAAACTTTATCTGAAACAATAGAGTCTTCTTTTAGTACTGTGATTACAAGCGGTCTTTATCTGTATTTAGAGCAGGACTCATATGGTGTTTATGACCATGATATATCATTAAATAAGGTGTCTTTTGACGACCTTAAAAGAGGTGTTCAAACAACTGATTCATCTATCTTTTCAGACCACATTGAGGCAAATGTTGTTGACCCAGATACAATAAAGATAATTTCTACAACACAGAAAGCAGACTCAGTTTATAAAACATATTATAAGTATTCATTTGGTATAAATTATGTAGAGGCTGGATTGTCAGAGTATAATGATGAAGGATACTTTATTAGTGAAAAAGTTTCTATTAATGGGTTAAAGTCATTTGCATTAGATGTAGAGGACTACATACCAAAGGCCGATGACTCTAGTCTTGAGTATCCATATGGTTCAATTGAATATACCTTATACAAGAGTGACTATAATGAAAGCGGAGTAAGATTAAGGCGCTCATCTATTCCAATTCTTCCTTTAGGTTTAACATCTATTGATTCAGAACCACTCTACTTTAAAAAGCAAAATGATGTAAAATCGCTACGATTTATTGGTCACACCACGTCTGGAGATGGGTCAGAGATTTCTTTATATCGTAATGGCTTAATGTTAGAGAGGGGATTAGATTGGGTTTTTGAGGACAGATTAGAGCAGTCTGATCTCACAGATGAGACAGTTTTAAATAATGAAAGTACAAGAATAAAGATTCTGCATAATACAGACCTCTTAAAGACTGGGAGATACTATGCGTCTTATACACCACGCTTTATTTCTGAAACAGATAAGCTTCATCAGCTAACTAGTGTCGAATCCTATAGCTCAGATATGGTTGTGGAGTTCGCTAACACTTATCTAGGCGAAGAGATAGACAGGTCAACTATTTTTTTAAAGGTGACTTTTAGAACAAATACAGATAATATTGTAAAAACACAAGTTTTATCTCGTTTTCGACTTATGACATCGAGTAGCAACTAAGGATAAAATATGTCAGATAAATCAACGTCTGTTAACTTTTCAAATCTATTAGATAATAAAATATCTGTTTTATTAGAAAGTATGGTGGAAAATATTTCTGAAGAAAATATGTCAGAAAAAGAAAGAATTCTTGCCGAATACCACAGAGTCTCTAGGGATTTTATAAAAACACTTTATGAACCACTATTTAAAACTCCAGAACTAAGAGCTACCGACACTCCAAATTTTAAAAAGATAAATGATTTCTTTAGGGTAATACATAAAGATATAAAGATTCTATATAAAGAGATTCAAGATTTGTCTAGCAACCTAACTAATGGATATAACAATATAGTTAATCTCAGTGAGTCAATGCGAAGTAAACTTAAAAGAGTTAGGTCTCAAATGGCCGACTATAAGATATATGCAGAAGAATCAATGAAGGCACTATACTATAATGAGGATTATGCTTCTTTGGATAATGTAGAGTCTGACTCAGAGATGTATACTGAGTCTTTATGTTCTGTAGATACTTCTAGTGGAGAACTTTTTCTTCCAGTTGATAAGACAAAAACAAAGCAGGTTGAAATCAGTTCTATTTCTATTGGCGATTTATCAAATGGCTACAGAGGAAATAATGATGAGATTGGCAGTGTCTCTCAGCCTAATTTAGAGGCAATATATGATTCAAGTTTTGACACCTGGTTTGAGTATGAGGCAGTTTCAGCAAAACCATCGTCTACTCCACTGATCCTAGAACTTAAAATTGACCTAGGAACAACAAGTATTTTTAATAAAATCGATATTGCTACTACAACCTTCTTATCTAAGAAATATGCAGAAATTACAAGAATTGACTCATCTATCGATGGAAAGGTTTTTGATTCGATACTCCCAGAACTCACAGAGAATAGTTCACTAAAACTTTCACCAAGTGATTCAGGTGGCTCTGAAAAAAGAACACTTAGATTTGTACCACGAAGAGGAAGATATCTCTATATAGTCTTTCAACAAAAAGACTCATATATCATTACAACTCCATTGGGTCAGAGAAATAGAAAGGCCATTGGTTTGAGAGAAATCACTATAACATCAGAGGCTTATAAAGAGAAAGGAGAGACTATCTCCACCAACTATCTTCCTGGAGATGAAGTAAAAAAGGTTGGATTAAAAGTCTATTCTAGAAACAATGGAGTTAATACAACAGTTGAAACTTCTATATCTCCAGATAATGGGAGTAACTGGAACGAGATTTCAGACCTGTCATCTACCTCTAGCTCATCCCCAGAAATATTAAACTTAAATGTTGATACAGAAGACAGTTCAATTAAGACTGATACACCAGTATCTGGAATTAGAACAAAAATTGTTTTAACAAGAGAGAAATTTAATAACAACACTCAGATCTCTAATGCAAACATAAGAACAAAAAAGACTGAACTTAAAACATATTCTCCGACAAGTGACTCTATTACATTAGAAGAAACACCTGTTGCTGGATCGGTAAAAGTTTATAATACTTCTTTTGGTTCAGTAGGAAAAGGTGATGGGTATATAATTGGAGTAAATGAACTTGAGGCAGCAGAATCAAGATATTATCATAAACTTCCAATCATCCCTTTTTATAGTGAATGTTTTATTCGTGGGACAGAATCAGTATTTGTTTCTGGAGAACTATGGACTAGGGTAGAAGACCTATCCTCTTCAAGTTCTAGTAATAAGCATTATGAGTATGATTATATTAACAATATTATCTACTTTGGCAACGATATAAACGGAAAGAAGCCATATGGGAATATTTCAATAAAGAACCCAAGAGAAAAATTATTGTTTGAAAACTCTAGCTCTATATCTACCTCTTTAAGATTTGACTCAGATAGTATTAAATCAAATATCTCTTTATATAGAATCAAAAATGAAGAGAAAAATATAGATGTAATTCTTGGCAAGAATGCCAGAGTCCATCGACTAGAGCAGAAAGAAATATCATCTATAGTAGAAATTACAGAAACTGGAACACTCGCTAGAGAAATGTTTTTCTACAATGGAAATGAAGAGCTAATCCAAGAAGGTGACTACTCAATAGACAAAGAAAATGGTTATCTCTATACCTATTCTCAAACCTTAAGTAGTGTCGATACTACTATCAATGTAACATATCAAGATAGAGTGGAGATCTCTCCCCTAACAGTTGATGGAAATATAATTAAAATTAATAGTGAGGACTATGTTACAGAAGAGAGTTCATGCAACATTACCTTTGATGGGCTATATGGAGAGCTTCCAAACAACTATATAGAGAAGAAAAGTATAAGGTTTTTAAATAACTCCAATCTTTTTTCAAAAGAAATAGCCTATGTAAATGGTTCTTCTGAGTTTACAAAGGATTTAAGGGCTGAGTACCCTACAGGTTTATACAGTGTTGATTATGTAAATGGTCGAATATACATTACTTCAAGTATATCAGAGTCAGTATATATTCAATACAGGTATACAAATTTTGTATGTAGTTACAATGTTTGCTCTAAAATTCCAGAGGCATCTTATTCTCTAAGTAATAATATAGTAAAATTTTCTCCAGAAAAGGTTCTATCTAACTTCTTTCAATCACTAGAAAAAACCGAAACTAGACCTTTACTAAAAATAGATTATGAGTATATTCTAGAGGTAGAAGAAAATGATATGGAACTTGAACCATATTATACTCCAGTAATAGATGGATATACATTATCTATTATTACATCCAGTATGCTGTAGGTGAGAAATGACAATTGCTGAAACTTATTATGAAGTACTAAAAGAAAGGGTTCTGGTTGAATACCTAATGGATGGAATTTCTCCTACTCCTGCTGATATTGAGGATGGAATAGATGCGATCTCTAAGTCATTACAAAATGAAACATTAGATCGACCCTCAACAAATGAGTTTGTTTTTAGTGTTGCTCCTGAATCAAAAAGTTCTGTTAAATATTTTAACAACCTCTATACTGCTATTACAAATGACTTGACCGTAGGATACAATGAAGCTAAACAAAGCGGAGAAGACTATACATCTAACTATAGTTATTCTTACAGCACCCTGCTTGGTTTTCAAAAAGAAATAGAAAAGCTTGAAACAAAAGTTGGGGCTTTATTAAATACAGCCAAAGATATAGAAGGATACTCTGATTTTATTCAAGAAAATTTTAGTAAAAACGATCTGATTGATTCTGCAAGTGAAGTATTTCATGATTTAAAAAGTAGCTCTGTTACACTTCCTTTTGAGTCTCAAAATAGAATTCCTCTATCAAAAAATAATTCAACAGTTACATATAGTGCTGAAGACAGAAGCTCAATGACGTCAGAAGTAGAGGCCAGTGGATCAGACATATACAGTATTTTGAATGAACAAAATCTATCATGGCTATATTCCATTTCATATAAAACACAAAAAATAGTGAAGGTTTTTGTTCAAGTAAGGCCAGACACAACAAAGCCCGTCTCAAAGATAACAATTCGTTCTAATTCTGGAAACATAGGCAAGATTGTTACAGCTGAAATTCAGTATTCTAATGATGGGGTGAATTGGCTTTATCCATCTGGTGTTTACTCTGGAAGATTATCAGGAACATTTAACTATAATTTTAGTGAAGTTATAGCTCCATATTGGAGAGTTGTATTAATAAAAGAGTCTAGCGATAGAGTTGTAAATGGAAATTACTATTATGACTTTAGTATTACAGGGATCGCTTTTTATTCGATCTCCTTAAAAACAGTAAACAATAAATCTGAAGCAGTATATGTATCCTCTCCACTAATTCCAGAAAATGAAGGGGAGTACTCTACGGCTAGTTTAAAAGTCTGTCACTATATTCCAGACGAGACTGGTATTGAGTATGAGATTGCTGGCTTAACAGAAAATGAACTTACTGAGTATAATGAAGGGAATATAACTTTAGAAGATTTAAACTTTGTTTCTATTGACCCTATAAACGATCCAACCGGTACATATCAAAAATCTGTATCTTTTGTCAGGAATGAGTCATATTTTGGGTTCAATTCAGGGATACTTCCATCTGAAAGTATCAACTTTCTAAAGAAGGAGCTAAACATTCTTGCTTTAGACTGGATGTCCGAATCAGAAATCGCATCAGAAAAATATATTCTTGCTAGAAACTTAGGAGATAATAGTTCTATAGTTAAAATAAATGATATTGATACTGGATGGAAACTTGAAGAAAATACATATAGCTGCAACTTCTATATCGATATTGAGGCCGGAGTTGAAATAGATTTTGGAGAAACAGAAGCTGTTTTAGACGGAGCTAAGGTTGCTGGAGAAGTTACATTAACTAAAGGGTTTCATAAATTTTCAACCCATAGGGATAACTGGCAAGAAATTACAGTAGACAACTATAAGGGTGAGACAGTAATAATGGACCAAAGGTATCCATATAATCATAAATATCTTATTGAGGGAGTTGGTAGTCAGCTTAAAGACGAAGATACATCAGTTGAATATTATGGTGTAGCATTGATAGATAGAATTGATCCAAATTCAGTTTATAGAAATCGGCTTCCATATTGGGAGCAGACTATTACAAGGTCGAATTTAAACAAGCTTTCAACTTTAGAAGAAAAAGACGCTGAACAAATATATGCAATAAGCAAAGATCTTGATGGTTTTTGGAGATTTTGTGTACGTGTTAGACGCAATCAAGGTTTGCTGACTAATGAAAAGTTCGCTATAATATCTAAGACAGAAGAGGGAGAAAGAGCTAAGTCTTTTATTGTTAAAGCGAAATTAACATCTAAGAATGCGAGTGTATCACCAGTCCTTAAAGAGTACATCGTTAGACTAGGAAAATAATCCATGGGAATAAATAAACTTGATGTAAGTATTATTGAACGCTATGCACCAAAAGCAGGGCCAAGCAGCTCTGTAGACTACAATGCGACATTAGAAGAAACCATAAATTCTCTAAAAGAAATAGCTATTAAATGGAATAGCGAGCTACAACCTCTTTTGGATACTCTTCCTAATGGAGACACAGGTATTTCTAGAGAAGATAGGTCAGATACTCCAGATCCATTTGCTAATGGATTTGATGGATCCCAACTTTATTTAGATCTGACATCTACAAAAACAACTGATAATGGTCAGTATTATGACTCTGACAATGAACGACCATATACGATAAAAGAGACACTAGGCAATATCCAAGAGCAATTAAATGATGCGATTCAGAACCTTAAGGTAGAGATAGCAAATACTGCCTCTAATACTGGAATAACCTCTAGACAGAAACAATCAATTGGTGCAAGGATTTTTGATCCAGAAGCAACATCCTCTTCTACATCTCTAGATGGGGTTCAACAAATAATAGACAAGAATGTCTCTCAAATTGAACTAGACATTTATGGGGATAGCTCTGCTCTTAAAAATAACGGTGCACAATCATTAATTTATTCTATTCTTGAACAGCTTCAGTCACTTCAAGAAATACATGACTACAACTCTTCAACAAATGATTCGTCTCACGGAAATCTCCCTCTTCATGCACATAAGTATAAGGTTGTGCCAGTTGGAGATTTGAATAGTCTAAACAAAACATACTACCTTCCATCTGGTGAAGTATTTATTTCTGGTACATTGAGAGTTATTGTCAATGGACTTGAAAAGGAAATAACTAAAGATTACTATGAAATGCCAGACAATAAAGGTTTTGTTATAACAGATGCGCATAGGGCACTAGAAAACGACGGCGTAGATGCAGACGATAGTCTTTGGGTTCACTATGATATAGAGGTTGCTAATGATTAGATTAAGCGATATTCAAAAAATTCAAGTTACTGAGACAGAACTAAATCTACTGGCTGGACTAATAGCTCCAGCGTCTAAAATAAATATCCTAAATAATTATACTGGAACTGCAGAAGACTTGAATCAGATATCTGAGACAAATACGGCCATAAATGAACACTTGGCAATGCCACTCCATCAAGCACATACCCTAGTTGAGGGCTCATTTGATGGTGGACTGATAGCAGATGGCACAATTCTCCTATCTAAACTTGGCTTTGATGTTGCCACACAAGCAGAGCTAAACGGTGTTTCACTTCAGCTAAGTCAAGTTAATGCAAATTTTGCAGGTATCTCAGAGCAAATAGATAACCTCTATAGTATTGTTTTACCAGGACAGTCAGAGGGAATTGCAGAGGCACTTAATACTTGTATTAATCATGTCTCAATTGAAAAAGATGCTCATGATGCCACAGCAATAAGTTATGGCCAAACAGAAAGTGGGTACTATTTACTAACTGAAGATGTAACCACTGGAATGACTCAAATCAATATAGGTATAGATCGTGTTCGTTATTTCAGAAAAGATGATAGAATCCATATTTATGATGACAATTCTCTTGTCGAAGAGATAGTTATTCTTTATGTTGATTATGAGGCTGGGATTATTGGGCTAGCTTCACCAGTTTCTGAAGATTATACGTTAGACAATAATGCCAAAATTGAGAATGTAGAAGAAAGAAATGTTCAACAAGGCATTGATAGGTGTTTAAAGAATGCTACTGATAAATTTAGTGGGACACTAGAAATTGAAAATATTGCAGATACAGAAGTTGTACTGAATAGCGGAATTATTGAGTCTGCAGATGGATATCATTTAGACCTAGAAGATGGGAGCCTATTTGAGCTCATCAATGATAGTGTTGCTGTTTTTTCTGTAGATGAATTTGGTCAAGCATTACTAGATACAATTCTTATTAAGGATTTTAATACGAACTTTACTGGCCTCTTAGATAAAGAGGAGTTAAGTCAAGATGTTGAATGGATTCTTCCAAATAGATCTGGTTACATCGGCATTGGAGATGTGTCATTTTCTGATATGTTAAAAGTTTCATACTCTGAGACCGATGGAAGCCTTATTGTTTCACCTGGTTTTACCAATAACTATGACGGAGAAATTGTTAGAGTTTGGATTACCATGGAAGAAGGTTCAAAATATGAAGGGGAAACTGTTTCCATTCTAGAAAAAATTACCGATGCAGGACTTATCGGCGGACTTAACGATCAGTGGATTGCTATAAAGATGGCATTGAGCTATGATGATAATTTAATTTATCATTTTAGTGATATCTCGGTTTCAAAAGAAGATGCAATTAGTGCTTTTCAATCTTTAGTTCCATCATCCTATATGAAACTTGCTCTTATTGTTGTTCAAGGTGATGGTGCAGGTAGCATAGATACCTCAACTTTAGAGATTATAGAAGACATGAGACCTTTCCTAACATTAGGTATGGCATCAGCATATTATGACGAATCAGTCTACAGCTCATCTGTAATTACAGCAGGAACAGTTCTTTCACTGCCTGCAAACTCTCGAAACGCTAATCTGCCACAAGACTATATCTTAGGGTCTGGACAGTTAGAAGTATTCGTTAATGAACTTTTTCAAGAACCTGGAAGAAATTACTACGAAGTATCGGGGTCACCCGCAGCTATTTCTTTTACGAAAGATTTACCTCCTGATACTGTTGTTAGATATAGAATGCTACATGGTGCAGCCGGAGCAAGTATCTCTGGTGGATCAGGTGGATCAACTTCACTTCAAGGTGCCTACGAGATTGGACCATTAATTACAACAACTTCTACAAGAGGACCTATTCGTTTTAATGCATGGAGTACTGAGGAAAAAGTTCTTCAAATTAATGGAGACATTGGAATAGAAGGTTTTGTTGACCCTCCAACAGGGTATGGTTTATCACCACAAACTTCAGAGCCAAAGACAGATGCAGAGTATAGTAAAATATGGGCAGATGTTGATGGAAGAGTTATTGTTACAGAGTATTCAGTTAGTGAAGGCACAAAGAAAAGCATGAGTCTTATCGAAAAGATAGAGAGCTCATCTAAAGCAACTTATGATATCTTCCAAAATAATACTGGGGCAACCATCCCCGCTTACTCTCATGTGGCAATCAGCCCGTACCTAGCAGGACATATTGTTCTAGGTGATGTTTCAACTCCATCTAAATATTCCAGACTTTTTGGTGTTACTCTTGAGGCAATTCCTCACGGTGGTTCAGGATATGTTGTAACAGGTGGACGTTTAGTTGGTGGGGCTTCAAGCTTTAGTCATGGTGATCTTGTTTTTGCTAATCCAACGGTCCAGGGAGGTATGGTTACAGAAGAAGACCTTACACTTGCCAATGGAAACGTTTCAGTAATTATTGGGACAGTTGACGGAAATGACTTAATAGTTAATATTACACGCCAAGGCGTTTACTCTAGCTAAAAGGATTGATGATGTTCTTAATTGAAGATTTACCCCTAGATTTGAAGTCAGAATTATTTGAAAAAATTAAAGAGCTAAATGAAGAATTTAGAAAAAATATTAAAGAGTTAGGAGATGAGTATGAGCTCTCTCTCGACACAGAGATTTACATAAAAGGTTAAGGAGATTAGATTATGGCAACTTATGTATTACAATCTCTTATTGCTGGAATGCTTCAACCAATTAGCGATACAGACAAAGGTCGTATTAATTCGCTTTTAATTGGTACCAGTGCTAGCAATACAGAATTGAACAAAACTATTTTGGACAATGTAGTAGCCCTTCAAAATGGTACAGATTTTTCTACCGCTACTAATGCACATACTCACGATGGACGTTACTATACAGAAACAGAAATTGATGGGTTTTTTACTACTGCTAATGCAGCCATTGCCGCTAATGCAGAAGATATTGTTAACCTTCAAACACTTACTGGTGTTGCTGATGGTATAGCAAATCTTGGAACTTTTGAAGGATCTACAATTCCTGATTCTTCAACAATTAAAGCTGCTCTTCAAGCTTTGGAAAGTGCTTATGAAGGGACAATTCCTGGGCTTGTATACCGTGGTCTTTTGGTTGCTGGTTCAGATCTTACTGGAAACGTAACAGGAAATGCTTATGTTGATGGTGGAGACGGATTTGTAACTGGTGACTTCTTTAAGGTTTCTGGAAGCGGTACTATTACTGTTTCTGACGGAACTATTGAGGTAGATAGCGGCGACATGCTTATTATTAACACAGATATCGTTAATGATGGGTCAATCACTGTTGCGTCTATTGATAAGATTGATAACACTGAAGCTCAAGATATTCTTCGTGAAGGTGATCTTCTTTCTGGCCAAATCTTTGTTGGTAATGCTTCAAATGTTGCTACTGCAGTAGCAATGTCAGGTGATGCTACTCTTAGCAACGCTGGCGTTCTTACTATTGCTGATGAAGCGGTAACCCAGAGCAAAATTGCTATTGGCGCTGTTGATTATCTACAAATCGCTACTGGCGGTGTTAGATTTGCAAACCTTGCTGATGGTGCAGTTCAAACATCTAAAATTTCAGACTTGAATGTTACTGATGCCAAGATCGAGTCTGTTAGTGGACAAAAAGTAACTCTTACTGAAGTTCCTACTAATTTTACACCTGCTCAAGTTGATGCTGAAGGAACTGATAAGGCTTCTGCATACTTTAAAGGTGTTGATAATAAGTTTGCTGAAGTTGATTCTGCTCTTGCTGTTTCTGGTGGTAAAAAATCAGTAATTCTTGGTGAGTCATTTGCTCCTGGTACATGGGCCGTTCGTTGGGCTAAATCAGGTGAAACTGCTGGCCGTGTTTATAAAGCTTCTAGCTCTAATGCTACAGCAGATAAAAACTTCTGGGCTTTTGGTATCGTCTACATTTCTTCTACAACTGCTGCTGGTGCAACTGTAACAGCTACTGTTGAAGGTGGTATTCTTGATACTGTAAGTCTTGGATGGGCAGCTGCTGACCAAGGCCTTCCTTTCTATCTTGCAAGTAATGGTGAGATCTATCCTTACAGCTATGTTACTTGGACAAGTGGTGATGCTGTATTTAAGATGGGTCAAGTTGTTGACACAACAACAGCTATGGTTTGTGGCATCCAACAAATGGGTGTTTACTCAGCATAATAAAATAGATCTTGATCTTTTGTTCTCCATCCTAGATAATAGGGTGGAGAACTTTTAAATTAAATAGAAACAGGACAATTAACCATGCCATTAGAGCTTCAAGACGGAATGCTAGTTTATACAGAGAGCGTAGATAGAAAATACGACGAAAGTCTCTATTTTGCCACAGCTGTTCCTGCTGGAACAGATATCTACTTACCTAACTCTGAAACATACACAGATGCAACATCAATTCTTGTTTTTTTCAATTCAGTAGCCGCTGAAGCTGGGCGGAATTTTACCATACCTGGTGCATCTGGAAATGAGTATATAACAACTGTGGATGATCTACCTATAAATACTGTAGTTAGATTCAAGAAAATGTAATGAAAAACTATTTACAACACACTAAATCATTTAAACATATTCCTCGTAAGTGCAAAGAATGTCTTAAGTGTGTAAGTATTACTATAAATAATGAGACAATTTATCAGTGTTCACTCTTTGGAAAATTTAAAAGAGACTGTATAATAAACATGAAAAAAGAAACGCCTTTAGAAGGGAGCGATAAATGCAATTAGGAAGTACATCAGGTTATCCATCTAGTTCAATGGTCAGAAATGATGCTGAACTAGCTGTGCTTGGAGGTGCAGAAAGAGAGGACTTAGGGACTCTCTTAGGTAATGCGAATAACGCAATAAGTGATATCTTATCACGTTACTCTATTATTCTTCACAGTGATGGCCCAGTTACCTTTACTGGAACTGAATTACAAATAGAAACTGGTCAAAATATTTACTTAAAAGTTTATCAAAACAGTACAGGCAATGTTCATTCTTATAACATTCCTTCAACTGAGACTCTTGGCTTTAGCTCTTCTGGTAGTATTCTCTATGCTGTTATTGATAGAGCTGGTTTAGGTACTGGAGACACGCCTAGTTTTTCTCTTACTTCGGCTAACTCTAATCTTTTTATTGATCAAACAGTTATTCCTGCAATCACCAATTCTAACCTTCTCTATATCCCTATTGCGGTTCGCTTAGATAATGCAGATACTACGCAATACCTACACTGGTTTGTCGACGGTAGTTCTTGGAAGATCGGAACAGCCTCTAGCCTTGGTGAGGCTAAAGGTGGAATTGAGAAATGGAAGGCAGATACTAAGTACTTTACTGACTCAATCGTTTGGGTTGAAGAAAATAATGTTATATATAGATGTGATACTGTCGGAAATGGACATACTTCATCTGCTGACTTTTTTGCTGACCTTGAATCAGAATACTGGATAGCAATTAGTGGAAGTGGAGGTGGTGGTTCTGTAATTGTAGATACGCTTACAGACAGAAGTGAAGATACAGTCTTTAGTGCTGTTACACCTCTAGATTTTACTCTTGTAGAGGATGGGCTGACAGATGAGACTAACTCTACTGCGAACTTAAATAAAGCAAATAGTGAATACTTTTATGAATTTGCTTCTGCTGATACACTTCAAACTACCAACCTATATTGTGATTATTATTTAGACTCAGATTTGAATAACAAGTCAATAGAGTTATGGGCTTTCTGGCAAACTCCAGATCTAGTTGCTACATATGAAGTTTCTGCTGACAATGGTAAGAATTTTACTGAAGTTACTATGGAATCTATTAGTGGTTCTAACACATATATTGGAACACTAACTCTTCCTGAATTTACAACTAATAGTGTAAGCCTAGGTAGTGCTTTAAATGAAGGTGTTAATTTAGAGTTAAATGATAGCGATGCTCAGAGGGCGGCGCTTGTTGTTAACTTAACAGAGACATCTGATCTAATTAAATATGCAATCTCTTATAATAAAGTAGGGTCACCACTTGGCAGTTTTATTGTAACTGTAAATGAAGATAATAGTGGACTTCCTGGAGCAGAACTTTGTCGCTCTGACTTAATCGATATTTCTAGTTTAACTAGTGGAGAAGACGTCGTAATTGTCTCACTTTCAAAAACTCATTTAAAAAGAAATACAAACTATCATCTACAAATTATTCCTGACTCTGCATATAGAAACTCTTATGTGGCAGCAACAACTGCATTAGAATTGACTGCAGGAACAGGAACTTCAAACTCAAGTGTATATGACGGATCAGTCTGGTCAGCGACAAGTGATACAGCCTTAACTTATGGTTTAACTGGCTATAAGCAATCACTTATTGTGAAAGTTACAGCCGCAACGGCGGACACTAAGCTTCTAGGTCTAGGAATTCTTTATGCTCAAGACTCAGTATCAAGCATTACTGGATCTAAACAAATTCAATATTTTTCATTTTCTGGTGATGACGATGTTACAGAATTTGAAATTACTAATTTTCTAGTAGACCAAGACATCCTGAAGTTTTATGATATACTTACAGGACAGGTGTATCCTTGGAGATCTTTTGATCTAGAGGCCAACAAAGCTATTTTTCCTAGTGGCACATTCTATGCACCAGGAGTTGAGTATCTTTTAAAGGCTGAACAGATTGAAAGTGGAAGTTTTGATAATAGCGATAAAAACGCCGCCTTACTTGCTGATAACGGCCTAGGTAGTGCAAACCTTGATATAGATAGATCGTCTGCAGGAAAAGGGTTTAAGCTTAGAAGTTTAGATGGTCAATTATGGGAGATTACAGTTCTTAATGAC